CGGTGCGGCGTGTGCATGGTGATGGAAACAATGCGCAAGCATGATTGCCATGTGCTGTTTACCGAAGATGAGGAAATTGGGGGTGTCGGGGCGTACAAGTTTGTCGATCAGAATATCAAGCCGGATTTGAAATTCATGATTGAATTTGACCGCAAAGGCAGTAACGATGCGGTATTCTACGACTGCGCCAATGAAGAATTTGAGCAGTTCATTACGAGTTATGGATTTGAAACGGCATACGGCAGCTTTTCGGACATCTCGATACTGGCGCCGTATCTTGGTGTGGCCGCGGTTAATCTGAGTAGCGGATACTATAATCCACATACCGAATGCGAGTTCGTTGTGTGGGCTGATGTCGAGCGGGTGCTGCGGTTGACAGACGCAATGCTGAGAGATGTGCCGACTGCGCCGCGGTTTGAGTACATGTCTGCCCGCAAATCGGATTCCTATTTCGGAAACCTACTGAATACGGAAATCAAATCCGTAAGCCCATTCGACGGGTATCTGATGTGGGTGGACGGTGGAATGGAAGAGGTGTGCGCGGACGACATGCTTTACTTCGTCGATCAGGATGGTCGGGTCTACGTAGACGGTGCCGAATGCCTGTATCCGGTAGATGAAGCAACGGCCTATACACACAACAACACCCCGGCGTTGTACGATGACGAAAACGGGTTCGAGGAGTACGTCATGAGTCAGCCGTGGTGGGAATCAATGGAGGAAATTTGAATATGAAAATTCGGACCACGTATAAGGCGATTCGCGAAGAGTACGGCCGGAATATTCTGCGCGTCAGCTATTGTGACCTTCAGTATCTCCTGCGTTATGAAAACCCGTTTGCATACAGCGCTGGGGTCTACGGCTGGAGCTGCGATTACTACGACATCGGCGGTGTGTGCATTTCGACCGGTTACAAGCCGATCGGGAAACGCGTCCCGCATGAGCTGACGCGCCGCTTTGAAGAACAGGCAGAGGAGTGTGTTGTGAATTGGAATGTAGATTTCGAGGTCAAAAAGACAAGGCTGGCGAATCTGGTGGAGGAATTCATCCGGGAAGCAACGAAGGAGGGCTGACCATGGAACGGAACTGGAAATTTGGGGACGATTTGCGGGGCGAGGACAATCTGCTTGACCCTATCACCTTTGACGAGCTGGTGCTGACGCTGCACTGCAACGCCCGTACCATCAACGAGGCAGCAGCCAAGCGCGCGCTGCGGGAGATCATGGCGAGCCGCGTGCAGGATTTGGAATTCCTTCTTGAAAACAACATGGACGAGATCCTGCGGGCGGCAAAGGAGGGACGGGAATGCTGACGGAGCGAGAGGCGAAGATGTTAGTTAATATAGCTTTTATCGCAGGGTGGTTAACCAACAAGGGCTGCATCAAGATCAAGGACGGCAAGACGTTCTTCGCAGATACACTGCGTTGGGCGCAGGAATTCGAATCGAGCTTCGATTCTAAAACTGGAAACTATGGCATGGAAGCAGTGACGTTTGCATTCAAACATCTCATGGATAAATATGGTAAGGAGGGCTAACATGGACACCTTAATGGAACGCCTGCGGGCGAACGGCGAGACGGAGTTTCACCACTGGCAGAGCGACCTGTATGTGCGGGCTACCAGACGTAACCACGACATCATCCTGGGTTGGTTCCGAGATCGAAATATGAATCCGGATTTGTTCGTGAGCGGTTTCCGAGATTTAACAACCGGCCGCATGATGTACGAAGTCGCATTCGCTTACGACCCGTTCTGGTCGGTTAGGCATCACTAACATATCCCAAGTTGGTGCAAGCAACACCTGTTGCATAACGAAAGGAGATCGAAAATGACTGCTATTGCGAAAACGAATTCGGATTTGGATTCCCGGATCACTGCGTATGCCGATGCGATTGTGCGGAACGCCCACGTCATGAACGGGGTAAAGCACATCGAAATTCCGTGTTCGCTGCTGCGGTTGGATGAAGCTTACCAGCGCAAGGAGAGCGGGTACGCCGGGCGCATTGCCGAGCAGTGGGACAACCACAAGGCAAAGGACATCATCGTGAGCTACCGCGATTCGGAATTCAAAGTTATAGACGGGGCGAACAGAGTGCGGGCAGCGATGTTGCGGGGTCAGGACACACTGAACTGCATCATCTACGAGGGGCTGACGGAAGCCGAGGAAGCCAAGCTGTTCGCGACGCAGGACGAGTACAAGAAGCCCGTATCGAGTTACGAGAAGCTGCGGGCGTTCGTTGTGGCAGAGGATCCGGCAAGCGTAGCGATGACAGGGATCTGCCGCGAATTCAAAATCAAAATCGGAACCGGAAAGGGCACAGGCAAACTGAGCGGAATCAAGGCCATGTCGAAGGTGTTCGGCGCGCATGGTCCCGACGGTCTGCGCTGGGTGTTCCGGGTGATCGAGCGGGCGGGCTGGCATGATGCGCCGGGCGCGTACAGTGCGGCGGTACTGCGGGCGCTTGGTTCGATTTACGGGCGGCTCGGAAGCGGGCGCGAGGGCTACGAGCTGCGCCTGATTCGGGTTTTGAAATCCAGTTCGCCCCGCAAGCTGCTGGCCATGGCGCTGCTGACTTTCCCGGATCGCGGCGAGTCCAGCGCACTGACGGCTTGTCTGGAAGGGATGATGCAGAAGTGACGGCGGAACAGATGCTACCCCATGTGCGGCGGCTTGAGGACTTAGAGGTGCTGCTCACGGATGACGGGTACGACATCCGCGACGAGGTGCGGGAGATGTTGGAAACCGAAATCAAAAACCAGAACCTGACCGACTGGCAGCTCGGAGTGCGGAGCGGCATGACGCAGAGCAATGTGTCGAACTTCCGGCGGGGCGAGAGGGTGCCGCGGCTGGATGTGTTGCAGCGGTTGGCACACGGGTTGGGAAAAAGATTAGTCATTCGATTCGAGTAAGCGAACCCATGGTCGGGCGAAAGGTATTATAATAGGAGGTGCCGACGTGACGATTGTTGAACGCATCCACTCTTTGTTGAATTCGGACCACGATTTGGAATCCGAAAACGCAAAAGCCAGTGTAGAGAAAATGATCTACCTGGCTTATTACATTGGGCGGGAAGAAGGAACGCGCCGCACCGCAGACCTATACACGAATCTGCTGGCCGGACAGAGAGAGCGGGCGCGGCAGTGCCGGTACAGCAAGATGGCGATGCGGGTGTTGGGCGATAGGGAATTCATCTATCAACCTGATTACAGGATGGACATGACCAGGACGTTCGGCGGCGACCGGGCGGATGTGTAGGAGGTGCGAGATGGAAGAGAAGTATTTTGTCGGCGGGTATGTTGACAGCGCGGAAGTCGCGCAGCAGATCAAGAAGTTGATTGAAGCGAATGGCAAACTGAAGATGCGTCGGGAGATCCATGGTGATTATGAATTTGAATGCACGGTCGAGGATGTGCGCGACTATCTTGCCGAAAACGATGAGCAATTGACGGACGAGCAGATCGAGCGGGCGGCGTGGCACGTTCTTCACGACTTTGTCAATAACGACGCACGGGCTGAGGTGTACTGGGCGACTGTTGAGAATGCGATTGCGAGGTGCGGGAGGAGGATGCGCGATGATGGTTATCCCTGTTGACGTGGCAATTAAGCGCTTTTATAGGTGTTATGTGCGAGTGCCGGAGGACGCGACCGATGAACAAGTCGAACAGAAGGTGCGGGACATGATTGTTGAGGAGCAGGATTCCGTGCTGACTGAGGATCTGGGTTTAGAAATCGCAAATCATGACATTGAGATAAACGATATTGATCGGGAGGGAGGTTGGGAAGATGACGACTGATGCAATGGTGCGCGAATGGCTGGAGAAGAATTATGAGAATTGCCGCGATGCCTCCGGGTACGCGATGGAGCTTTACGCGGACTACCGCGACGAATTGGATCTGAAAACAGCAATCGAAATCCTGGACAGCGATGATCCCGAAATCGCATTCTACGAAGAACTTGAATATATGTACGACATAGCGCAGTGCAACATGGAAGAAGAACTCATCGAGAGTTGCGCCGCGGACTTGGGCGTTGAAGAGGATGATGTGCGGGACGCGATCTATGAGCTTACATATCCCGTCTACCCCGCCGACCACTTCCTCAAACAGGAGTTTCGTGTGCCGATCATGGTGGACACCGGCGCGGAGAGCAATGTGGACTTCACGCTCAACGGCTTTGATGGTAAAGGCTTCATCGATCCACGCTCCGGCATCGCCTGGCTGATCGAGCAGCAGGGGCATCGCAAATCCGAAATCGAATTGAACACCGAGCGTGATTCGGAAAACGAATTTGTTAATTCAACTTTTGACGCTGTGAGCTACCAGACAGGCGACCTCAGCACACTTACCTTCCTTGTCACGATGACGCTGGGACAGCTCATAAAACTCAATAGCAAATGGAAATCAGCGGACAAGCCCGGCACGATTACGATCTCCAAAGACAGTTTCACACTGCTGTTCGCCCCGTGGGACGGCGCCGGGTCTGACTTCATCGAGCTGGAGCGCGACGTTGAGCTGCCCGTAAGCATGATTTGGGAAGCTCTGCCGGACTGCCCGCGCCATGTCGGCGGCAACTGGGGTGTGGATGAAACTTACGGCCTGACCGGCAAGGCTTGGAGAGGACAGGTGACGATCAATGAGTAACTTCACTTACGAACGTCTGGAACGATTCGGATTTGCAAAACGATTCCTGCCGCAGCGCGAAGAGGATTCTTTCGGGGCGCGCTGGGAGCCGTACATCGGCAAGCCCTTTACCGTCGTGGCAAGGGTGCAGCCGATGGAGAACAACCCCATGTGGGTGATCGAGTTTGCGGGCGGATTCCGCATGGCAGCGAATGCGCGGGAGGTGCTGCGGTAATGGCGGTTGCGCTCAGGGTTTGGAAACCGATTCCGAAACCGGAAACGGCGGCAGCGGGCAAGCGAATTTACGAAGCGCCGAGGTCTGGACCGGCCGAACCTGTGCGGGAAGCGGCGGACATGCGGCGGATCCGCGAGTACCTGCTGGCAAGCAGTCCATACGGGCGCCGGAACTGGATGATCTTCCTGTTTGGCTCGTACACGGGAAGACGGTGCGGGGACGTGCTGAAGCTGCGGGTCGGGGATGTGATGCGGCTCGACGGCACGATCCGCGGCACGGTGCGATACGCCGAGCAAAAGACGAAGGTCAAGAAGTCGATGCACCTGAACGAGTTCCTGCGGGGCGAGCTGGCGGAGTACATTCGGGAATCCAATCTGAAAACGGATGACTACCTGTTCCCCAGCCGCAAATCGCACGGCAACAAAGCGAGGGAGAAGGACGGGCGCGACATCAGCCTGCCGAACGGCATGATGAGCACGGATTCTTATGGGAAGATTCTGCGGGCGGTGCGGCGGGATTTGGAATTGAAATTTCAACTCAGCACGCATTCGATGCGCAAGACCTGCGGCTATAACATCTTCAACCAGACGCACAGTCTGGAGGCCGCGAGAGATGCGCTTGGGCAGCGGAGCACGGAGGTGACGAAACGCTACATCGGCAGTTACGAGGATCATGTGGCTGGGCTGTACGACGAGCTGAAGATTGCGGGGGTTGACGATGAAGAAGTGTGAATTCTACTCGGTTCACATAGAAAAAGGAAAGAAAATTGCGAAGCTGCACAGCGGGTATACTGACGGGACTTACAACTATTACAAGGCTGGCTTTACATGGTGTGCGATCGTGCCGGACACGGGGCTGGCTGCTGTCAATGACAAGACCACGATGAGTGATACGGCGCAGCGGGCACACTCGATTGAGATCACGGATAGGATAGCGCGCATCCCGGCGGAACGGATTGCGGAACGGAGAACTGAATTTGAAAAGCTGGTGCGAGAAGCGCAAGAAAGGGAAATCGAAAATGCAGATGACGCGAGATGAACTTGATAAAATCTTGGATGCGCAGTTGAGCTGTTGGAGGTTGTGAAATGACAGATTACACCATGATGTGTTTGGCGTGTGACTGTAACGATAATGCAGAACGAGATAAGATTCTGGATTCGCTTTCCGAATATGGATTCGATCTGTATTTGGATAATTATTGGTGGTTTGAAGATGGGATGTGGCACCTGCTTGATATGGAGATTGCGAGTCAGTTCTGGATAGATTTGGCTAAGGAGTTCCGCTTTGTGTCGCAGCGCCACCCAGATGTCCACTTTGAGGTGGAAATCAAGAACGGTGCGTACTGGTGTAATTACGTAAAAATCCACTACCTCGGCGGGAAGATGCAGGTGTGCTATGGGACTATGAACTATGACCCGTTCGACCAGGAGAAGCTTAATTGAGGAGGAATCATATGAACTACTATCTGTCCGCTATGCTTATGTGTGATTGTGCTTTTGAAGAAGAAAGAACCGAGATCTACGATTCGATTGTGAAACACGGCCTGAGCAAATGCTTCGAGGACAAATGGTCTTATGGGGACGACCACTGGCGCCTTTATGGAGATGATGCTGAGAAGACTTGGCAGGATCTTGCCTCAGAATTCAAAACCGTATCCGCAGAGTTCCCGAATGTGCATTTTGAAATCTATACGGAAGAGGACGATTACGACGATATGACTCTGCACTTTATCGGCGGCAAGGTGCAGGCGTGCCATATGGAAGATGAGTTTGATCCAAAGAAGTTGAAATAAGGTCGCGGCCGAACTGAGATTTGAAAGGAGAAACGGAAATGACGGAAGCGATGAAAAGGTTTTTGGAATTGAATGAGCTGATGGAACGCGAGATGCAGGCGCAGAGACAGGAAGCCAAGGCGGCGGAGGATGAACTCGCCGCGCAGACGCACTGGATACGGGAAGGGATTGACAAGGATCTTTTAGAGCTGGACAAGCTGGGAGTCGGGGAGATCGGGACGGATGTTAAGCTTGATTTTGTTGGCGTTCACAATTGCGACACGGTGATCGCTTTAAGGCTGAACAATGACGGACTTCCGGCTATTCTGGAGCGCGCGTACTCTTATCGTGTGCCAGCATGTAACACTTATAATATTTATCGCACCAGTGACGGATGCGCCCCGGATGTTCTCCTTTCTCTCTACGAACACTGGCCGGAGATCATGGCAAGCGTGGAAGAGCGGATCATGAAGAAGATCGTTGAGAAGCGCGAGGTGGAATGCGCGAGATTGGAACACGAAATTAAAACGCGGGACGAGCTGCTGGCTAAAATCAAATCGGCATTGGAGGATAAGTGATATGGTTGATTGGTACGGCAGAATGAAGTATTTGCTTGGCGCGACTAAGAATCATGAGATCGTTTTTGCGGAATTCGGTGTACGGACATACGGCGACGGGAGCCGGTTATTCAGTGCTTCCTTCGCCGTGGTGTCCCCGCTGAACGGCAACAAGTTTGATGTGAATGGTTATATCTCTGACCAGTTTGAAGACATGAGCGCTGCGGACAAATATTACATGTGCGAGCGGTTCGATTGCGCGCCGAGCGAGGTTGTGTCGCAGTGGGCGGGCAGTTGCAATGATCTGCGGGACGTGCTGGATTGCAGCCTGTACCCGGAATGGCTCTGCATCGACGGCGAGGATTGGTATTTTGAGTCCGGCGCTTGCGGGCAGTGTGATCCGCGGCAGCACGGCATGGAAAGATACATCAATAAGAAAGCGTTCGACGATCTGATGGAGCTGTGGGATCAGTATCACCTCCGCGAGATCAGCGACGATGGGATGATGAAGATGCACACTGTGCGCAAGGCGCTGGCAGGTATCGACGAGGAACAGTGGATCACGAATTACATACGCGCGGTTCGCGCCGAGCTATGAATCGAAATCGGGAACCGACGTCGCCCGCGTTGACGATCCTGATTCGACATGATATACTGAAAGGAGGAAGAAGTGAAGTTGTATATGCGCAATTTAAGGCCGGAGCTGCGAGAAGAATATCTGAGAATGCGGGCTGAAGCGGGTGGTGTCAGCGGACTGGGCGGGGCGGACATCACGACCGACGATGTGCTATGTGCCTATATCATCCTCGTGGACTTCTTCACCGATCCCTCACGGCCGGAGGAAGCCGAGAGCATGTTGGTTGGGCTGCGCAGCGGGCACTTGCTCGCGTCGGCAGTCAGTCGGCAAGTGGTCGGGCTGGGCAACCGGTACAAATACACAAGGGCGCTGGATCGCTGCGCGACGTTGTTTTACGGGCTGGTGAAAGACCACGCCTTCAGCGACGGCAATAAGCGCGTGTCACTGTTGACACTGCTTTATCACCTTGACAAGTTTGGCTACATGCCGAATGTGAAAGCCAAGGAATTTGAGGCATTGGTTGTGGCGACGGCGGCGAACGAGCTGCCCAGGCAGTACCCGTATCAATGGCAAAAAACCGACCATAGTCTGCCGGAGTCCGACCGGCGCGTTGCCGTGATCGCACGCTGCCTGAAGCGGATGACGAAGCGGAAAGACAATGCGTTTCATGTTGACATCACGTCGCGGGAACTGTGCTCCATCCTCGAAGGGTATCAGGTGACGGCGAATGTGTCCGGCGGCAAGGTTCACTTTGAGCGCCGGATCGGGAAACAAAATTGGTTTTCGGAATCCAGGGTGCGCCGGGCGAGCATTCCGTATCGTGGTGACACGCGAGTGGTCGGGGCGAAGACTGTGCGGCATGTGCTCAGTGAGCTTGGCCTGTATGACCAAGTGGCGAGCTACCGGGAGCTGATGGATGGGGCGGATCTCCGGTACACACTCATCGACCAGTTCGAGGCGCCATTACGTAGACTGAAGGATAGATAATGGAGGTGCGTTTATGAAGCTTCAACTTATTGGTACTCAGAACGTTACGAACCGCGGCGGTTGTCGTCATCGCCCGGTTTTTGAAACTCCGAACGGAACTCTTGTGGTAAAATTGAAGCATGGATATTATCCGGTCAGCCGAACCGGTGTAATACACAGCGACAGAAAGTACATCGGCAAGGTTGGTGACTGCGAGGCGTGGGAGGCACAGAACAAACGCCGCACGGTGACGTTGGTTGAGATTGCGTAGGAGGTGCCGGTATGAGTGTATTGATTGCACTTGGAATCGGAGCATTCATTCTTATTCGATTGCTGGTCGAGGAGTATCAGATCATGAAGGCGCAATTACATGTGCTCAATGAGCGACAGGCCAGACTGGAACGCGAACGAGAAATTGCGGAGATGAAGAAACGGGCGGAACAAGAACAGCAAGGTGAACAGAAATGAGTTTGCTAATTGCACTTGGCATCGGAGCATTGATCCTGCTCAGGCTGGCGGTCGAAGGCATCCAGGAAATGGTTGTCCAGTACAAGGTTAACAAGAGACGGCATGAGCAAATCGAATTTGAAAAGCAAGTCGGGCAAGCAGTGCTGGCCTATTTTGAAAAGGAAAAGGAGAGAGAAGAACGGGAAGCGCCGCCGCCGGGGTTGACTAAAGAGGACGTATTGCACATCGTTTATTTGTGGTGTATAGGCCGCAGTCAAAGAGAGGACAAAATAGAGAAGAAGATATTTGTAGAAGATGATTCTGTACGCTGGAATTATCCGGCACAGCGCTGGGAAGTAAAAGCCCGTTCACTGGATAAAACAATTCACTATATTCTTTATTTGGACGAAAATAATGAAGTTCAGGAGGAAATCGTAGATGAACAGAGATCGCAGAGCGCGCATTCGTAAGGTTATCGAAGAGTTGGAAAACGTAGCCACTTCGCTGGAATGGATCTTCAATGAAGTGGACGATCTGAATATGGATGAACAGGCATGCCTGGACAATATGCCGGAGAGCTTGCAGGATACTGAGCGATATGAAACCATGCAGAACGCGGTGGATTCGCTGACTGATGCGTATGACACACTGGATGAGTTCCGCGACAAGCCGGACGAAGTGCTGGCGTCCCTGCGCGAGATTGATGGGGTGTAAGATGTGGATTAAGGATTACCGCGGCAGATTGTATAACGCCAATAATTTCAAGACCTTCACGACGGAGATATCGGATGTGGTTTGCCACAGGCTGTACGGCGTCGAGCAGAACGGCCGCAAGGTGGTGTTGCTGGAATACCTGAGTCTGAGCCGGTGCGCAAATTATGAAGGCGCGGCGATGACGATGATTGAGAGCGGGATCGCCAACGGAGACTCGATAGTAAGACTGACCAACCTATGTAAATATGACTACACGGTTCTCGAAGAAGAGGATGCCTGCACGGAGCAGACATCTTCTTTTTCTTATACGAAACAGAAATCGAAACCGAAATCGGAAAAGCGTGACAAACCGAAACGGAAATAAGGAGGGCTTATGCGGCTTTTGAAACTTACGATTGATGGACTTCCGTTGTTCCGCGGCAAGATAGAACTCGACTTCGTTGCCAAACAAAAAGTGCGCGAAGACGATGCGGAAAACATGTATAATATATTCAACAACGTGTATCAGAACAATGTCGTTGCGATAACTGGCATGAACGCATCCGGCAAGACTTCGGTGCTAAAGGCGCTGACATTCGCAATGGGGATGTTGAAGGGACAGTGGTCGGTCAATGATCTGCCAGGCTGCGAAATATTCGACGAGCTGAGTCCCGATAAGGAAGTTGTGTTTGAAAGCTATATTTACGAGGCGGGGTCGCTGATTTGCCAAAAGGATATCATAAAGCGTGATAAGAAAGGATGTTACGTCGCAAAGGAAATACTGAACTACAAGACCGTTACGAGGTCTACAAAGAAGAAGGAAATGTATAGTTTGGGTAACATGCCGGTGGAAATGCTTCTTCGTGATAGGCGGTATGAGACAATTGTAAACACGTACCCGGTCAGGTTTATCAGTACGCTCGAAGAGCGGCCATTGGCAAATGGACATACTCCAAAAGAATGGCTTGCGCTTTTCGATCCGCGTATTGAATACTTACACATAGAAGGTGATGCCAAGGTGAAGTTCTACGGCAAAGAAGAAATCGTCATGCCGAGGGCTGATGATCTCGATCACTACTTGTCAGCCGGTACAATGCGAGGCATTAAGCTGTTAAGATATTTGGAATACTCAATGCAGATCGGCGGGTATCTGATTGTAGATGATTTGGAAAACCATTTTAATAAGGAAATCGTGGCTTCGATACTTCGCTTTTACATGGATCGGCATGTAAACAAAAATGGCGCCACGCTGATTTTTTCTACGCACCGTTCCGAGCTGCTGGATGAATTCGACCGTAGGGATAACATCTATATCGCGCGGAACGAAAATGGTATTACCTTGCAGAATATGGCGGACGCTCCTAAACTCAAGGGAGTAAGAAAGAGCGAGTTATATGACAGCGATTTCCTAGAAGGAACTGCGCCGCTGCATGATTCTTATATGGCGGAGAAGAAGCGACTGCAAAAATTTAAGGAGAGATAATATGAAGAAAACTTACGAAGTAAAGTTCCTGACCAAGCGCGGCGGCGAGCGATGGTGGGTGTTTTATACGGAAGCCGATAATGCGAAGGTAGCGCGCTGCATCGTGGAGGAAGCGTGGCAGAGCAAACACGAGGCCCATATGTTCAATATTAAGGTGCGGGTGGCGAAGCTGGACGGAGATATTGAGCACGGTAAGTTTATGGGGGTGAATGGTTAAGACGATTTGGCTTACAAAATGAAATCAGAAACGAAAAATCAAAAAACGTGATTTTCTGAATTGTATTTTCTGCAATTTGTGGTATACTATAAATGATCTCAATGGAGGTGGTCTGATGTTAATTGAGTTTCGCTTCAAGAATTACCGCTCTTTCAGAGACGAAGCTGTTTTGTCAATGGAAGCTACAGGACTCAGCTCGTATAAGAGTTGCCTGATTCCGGCGTCTTCTACAATGAAATTACTCCCCGCCGCCGCGATCTATGGTAAGAATGGCGGCGGGAAAAGTAACGTGATCCGTGCGCTCTGGCTGGCTGTGCAGTTTATTCGCAATGCGCAGCGAACGCAGCATGACGGAACGGCGGTACCGGTAAATCCGTTCTCGCTGAATGACTATTCCGCAAATGAACCGACGGAGTTTAACTTTGAGTATATTTCAAACGGCGTAAAGTATTGGTACGGGTTTGCGGCTACGCGGGAACATGTTATTTCAGAGTACCTTTATCATGCACCTAAAGGTCAGAAGGCGATGATTTTCAACCGCGCCGGACAGAAGTTTACCTTTACTGAAGAAAAGGTAAAGCGCGGTGTGATTGGAGAAATGGTAGCCCCGAACCAGCTTTTCTTTTCCGTCGCCTGCACGACAAATGATGCCCAGTGTATAGCCGCCATGCAGTGGTTCAGGAACCAGGTATTCTTTTCCAGAGACTACTCGGACATCCCACAGCAGCTTATTGAGTATTCGGAAGACAAAAACATGCTGAATGCAATTTCGGACTACGCAAAGGCCGCGGATGTTGGTATTCAGGATATGCGGTTTGTATTTAACAGTAAGGAAATTCACAAAGGTGAGTCCTTACCGACTGATCTCCCAGAAGAAGTGAAGGCTGCGTTAGTCAAGTTTATGCAAACCTTGTCTGAAACCTCTAACAACAATGAAGTTTATCTTAAAATGGGAAAGGTGTCCGCAAAAGCAAGTCATCAGGGTGTGAATTATGACGGACAGAAGGTGTCTTATTCGCTGGAACTCTCGGAGGAATCGGACGGCACGCGCAAGTTGATGGCGCTTGCCCCAGCGATCGAATCCGCATTGCGCACTGGTGGCGTGTTGTTGGTTGACGAATTGGAACGCGAACTTCATCCGGCCTTGGTGGATTACATCGTTGCCAAATTCCAAAGCAAAGACACAAATCCCAACGGCGCGCAAATCATCTTCACGACCCACAACACAGAATTGATGAACCTCGAACTGATTCGTAAAGACCAGATCTATTTGGTCGATAAGCGGGACAGAGATGGGGTGTCGGAACTATACGCTATGAGTGATTTCGCGACACGGACAACTGAAAACATTCGCAAGGGGTATCTTGTTGGCAAGTACGGGGCGGTTCCTGACGTTGAGATCGCGGAGGTAGAGTGATGACGCGGCCTTTAAGAAAAGAGAAACCATATATCGTTGTGTTCTGTGAAGGAGAAAGTGAACAGACGTATGTTGAGTTTCTACGGAAGGAATTCGATGACGTTGCTGTTATTAAGTCTCCCAGTGCGGTAGGTTTGTTCGAGATAGCCGATAACAAATTCAAAAAGGATAATAGATATCGCGATAAGGCTGAGGTGACAGATGAAATATGGTTCTTCTTTGACGTAGAGACAAAAGACATAGGGTTGTGGGACGCCAGGTTAAAGATCATAAAGCGGTTGCGCTCTCTGCGAAAGAAACCGGAGATCAGGGTTCGGCTTCTGATGACAACCGGGTGTATTGAATACTGGCTGATGTTGCATTATGAGATGTATGCACCGCCTATCCAGACAGTAGCGGAGAAGGAACAGGTTATGCGCCGCCTGCTCGCCAAAGAACCCAGTTACCGGAAGGGCGATGTTGATATTACGGCAAGAATTGCACAGCGGTATCAAGCAGCGACGGCGAATGCTAGAAGGACGGTGGCTAACTTATTGCGGGAAGGGCTGCCTGGGATTGAAGATACTGACGAACGAAATCGTTGGCTGTGCCAGAGGTGCTTAACATTTTCAACCGTCTATGAAGCTATTGATTTCCTGACCAAATTAAGGTAATTGGTAACACCACCCAGGAGAATAGAACTCCTTGGGTGGTGCTTTCTTATGGAGGTAACAATGAAAGCGGTTTTGGAAAAAGATTTGAAAAAGGTTTTGCAGGCAGCGGTCGAATGCGTTTCGCCAAGCAAGGACGGCAGGCCGATTGTGGACGCACGATGGTTTACGGATATGTTGCTAAACATGTTGCGGTGGCGCGATATGGAAGGGCCGCGGTGCCAATCTTGTAGATATATGCACTATGTGCCGCGTGATGATTGAAACGTGCTATAATATAGACACATCAGACAACCGAATAGAGGTGATGAAAGTTGAGCTAGGTGCCCAGCTTTTTCTTTTGGTTTCCCCCATTAGTGGGGGAAGATACTATGCCCACTTGTGGGTACGATGTTTTGCAACAAGTTGCAAAAGATGACGAATAAGAGGTAAAGCAAGGAGAAAAATAGCTAATGGAAAACGGGATACAGGTTTTTAAGAATGAAGAGTTCGGGCAGGTAAGAGTTATTGACGATGGCGGAAAGACATTGTTCTGCGGTCTGGATATCGCGGCAGCTTTAGGATATGCGAAGCCAAGAAATGCTATCACGGCTCATTGCCGGTATGCCCTAAAACGGGGCGTACCTCATCCGCAGGCACCGGATAAGGAACTTGAGATGTTGTTCATACCGGAGGGTGATGTGTATAGACTTATTACTCATAGCAAGCTCCCGTCGGCTGAGAAGTTCGAGCGCTGGGTGTTTGATGATGTTTTGCCAATGATCCGCCGCACGGGTGGTTACATTGACAATGACGAACTGTTCATTAACACCTATATGCCAACACTTGATGGCGAGTCGCGGGCTATGTTCAAGGCAACGCTCAGTTCTTTGCGAAAGGCTAATGAGAAAATCGAAGAAGATAAGCCGAAGGTACTCTTCGCGGAGGCCGTGGACTCATCTGTGAATTCAATTTTGATTAGTGATTTGGCAAAGCTCATCAAACAAAATGGGGTTGACGTCGGGCAGAACAGACTGTATTCGTGGATGCGCGAGAACGGGTATCTTATTAAGCGGCACGGTAGCGATTATAATTCGCCGACGCAGAAAAGCATGGAGGCGGGCTGGTTCGAGATCAAAGAACGCACGGTGACAAAACCGGACGGGCAGATCATCGTAACGAAAACTCCGAAGGTGACTGGTAAAGGGCAGCAGTATTTCGTAAACAAGTTCTTGGCGAGCACAAAGTAAGAGATATCCCAAGTTGGGATATCTGACATTGGATTACATTTGGAGGGAAGATATGGAAACGGATATTATGAGAATGACCATGGACGATTTCGAGAATTTGCCGTATTGGACGCCGTACAGCCAAGAGGAAGCACCAGCGTTTGATAGCGTGATTATTTATCCGACCGACATAAGGTCGATACACGATAGTGGGTGGGGTAACATGACATTTGCTGCATGTAACAAAGGCCATGCAGTATGCCGTATGGGCGGGTGCTCCGATGCACTACACCTAGATGGGATTGGAAACTGGAAAAGAGATAATCTGGAGCAAAATTGGGTAATTGATTGCACTCCAAATGGGTTCCTACGAGTATTCTGCTATGAGCCACTTGAGGTTGGAGCGGCGGTGTCCAGTTTCGAAATTATGAGAAGACGGCGTGTTAAAATAGGTTAAGTGTTTCCCATAAGAAACAAGCTTTATGCTAAAATTGGAATCACTTAAAGGAATCAAGAATCGCCGGGCGGGCAGACTGAGATCATGAAAAATAATCTTGGATCTATCCGCTACGAGCGAGACATTACATTGCGGGCGTTGGCGAGACGCTGCGGGGTTAGCGTTGGGCATTTGTCCAAATTGGAAAATGGATATTGCGACCCAACTGTGCCGGTGGCTTACGCGATATGTCGAGCGCTACACTTGAGTATCTATATTGTGTTCCCGGACCAGACGGGAGGTGAGGAAAAATATCATTGACAACGGGAACATATGTGCTGTATAATACCACTATAGAGAGAACACCAGTTCTGTAAACGAAGGAGGAGTCAATCATGCAGCTTATTAATGTACCCTCTACGATTATGGTACTCAACCCTAATGAACTGACGTCACATCCCCGCAATGATTACTTTTTCCCTGCGGTCGCAGACGATGAGGAGTTTCTAACCTCTGTGCGTGAACGCGGCATTATCGATATGCCGCTGGTAAGCTCGACCGGCGTGATTGTCTCTGGGCATCGCAGAGTGCGGGCAGCAATTACTTGTGGCTACGAGCAGATTCAGTGTCAGGTGCGCGACTATGATAACGATGATATGATGCTGTACGATCTGCTCGCCAGCAACGTGATGAGCCGCGGCGGGCTGAGTGGGCTGCCGGTATATCAGCAGGCGAGAGTGCTGAATGAGTTGCGCCGCTTGTACGGCAATCGCGGTCATGGCGCAAGCGAGGACAGTAAGCGGTCGCCTATCGGTATGTACCGCAACATCAACGATATGTGCGAAGATCTCCACACGTCGCGTTCGGCAGTGGGTCGCCTGGATAAGTTGGCCGCACTTGATGACGAAGTTGGAAACGAAATTGGAAATCGAGTGAGCGCTTCTGGCTTGATCGCAATCGCATCTTTGCCTGCCGAACAGCAGCGCGAGGTGGCTGACGCGGTACCCGAAGGTGACGATAAGGTTTCCGAGGCGAAAATCAAAGAACTGATCCAGACGGTGCGCGACAAGGATGCCGAGATTGAGCGACTGAACGCGGAGGCCAGTGAGTTCGAGGATCGTCTGGAGCGCATGGTGCAGCGCTGTGATGCTCTGGAGGAAGGGCGCGGTGGTGACGATGTTGAGAGTATCGTGCAGATGCAGGAGGAAATCCGCAAGTACAAGATCAGCATTGCCCAGCTCAAGGATCACCTGCGCGAAAAGAACAAGGCGCTGAGTGAGATTCCTGAGTTGCGTCAGAAGATCGTAGAACTGGAAGATAAGCTGCCGGAAGACCCGGACGCTCAAGCGAACGAGATGCAGCGCTTGCAGGAAGAAAACAAGGCACTTCAGGCGAAGGTGCGGGAGCTGTCCAGTATCGATAACGCGTGTAAGACGATGAGCAATGCGAAGGAAGCACTGCAAAGTATGATGAAGGGCATTGTGAGTTCTGAATTGAAACAAAGAGCCGCGGAGGTCGATACGGCGATTGCGAATTTCGTTTATACTGCGGGCAGACTGAGAGTAGCGTAATGGATTGGGCCGTTGTGGGAACACAGCGGCTCTTTATTATGGAGGATTGCCGGTGGGACTTGTTATTTATATGGCGGCGGGTGTCTTTCTGCTCGCCGCGGCATTGATAGTAAACATTATTGTGGCTGTAGGGGGAGAGTAGATGCTGACATTTGTTTCCGTGACAGACGAGCAAGTACGCGAAATTATCAAGCATATCACGGATGTGCCGCCGGGTGTTATTACGAGAGATGTAGAACATGATATAATAGAAACACAGATAACAACGGTATGGGAATCTGGTGACGGTGATCTCAAGATTGACGATCAATTCACGCTCTCGAAATTGGGAATAGAATCTGAAACCGGATTTCCATTAACATCAGAAGACCAAAGTGATTATCAGGAATGGTTGGCGGCCGTGCGACGAAACAAGCACGGTCGTTTTAATTTGCGCGAATATCATGAGTTGCTGGCGGTGTTGCAGTTGGCGAAGGCAGCTAACGCAGCTCCGGCCTGTAATATAGAAAACGCAATAAGGGTTGCGAAAGAGTTGTTAGGTTGGGATGAAGTAAGAGCATGAGAGAAAGCATTGAAAGGCACAGGGAGGAATAGCTAATATGGAATCTAAGTATATTGATAAATATAGACTACACAATGCAATCCAAGAGCGCAAAAGTCAATACCGGAGCGAGCGGGATTTGAACGACTTTGACATTATATCTCTACCACGTGAGTTAGATGTGTTTGATATTGTGACAGAGATGGTTGAAAAGTTTGCAACGGTTGACTTACAGGCGGTGCAGGAATACCAGTGGGACGTTCTGCTGCTACACGACGGCAGACGTCTTGTGACGTGTCCGGTATGCCGCTACGCGGATGCGTATACTAATTGGTTGCCTAAATTCTGTCCAAACTGCGGCGCGAAAATGGAGGACAAAAATGCGTAAGATGACACAAGCGGAGTTTGACGCACTGAAGCGCAAGGATGGTTATTTGATAATCCCTGAATACACGGACTGCACTGAGATCGACTTTGGTGCGGCGGACAGGGTAATCTTCGGCAACTGCTGCACGCTGGGCAACTGCTGCGTATTGAGCGTTGGCTGCAAGCTGGGCAACTGGTGCAAGCTGGGCGACGGGTGTAAGCTGGGTGACTGGTGTGCGCTGGGCTTCGGGTGCGAGTTGGGCGACGGGTGCGAGCTTGGAAACGGCTGCAAGCTGGGCGACGGGTGCGTGCTGGGAAACGGCTGCAAGCTGGGCGACGGGTGCGTGCTGGGCAAGTGTATTGACGTGCGTGCAACGTTCGAGGGCGGGCGTGTGCTGGACGGTCTGTATGTGCAAATTGGCAATATCGGCAGTGCGCATAGGACGGCATACTTTTACATCGATAAGGATGGAGCAATGTTTGTCCGCGCGGGGTGCTGGTTTAGCGGTATGGATGAGTTTAAGGCGCGCGTCAAGAGTGTACATGGCGGCACGATCTATGAGGCGCAGTATATAGCGGCGTGTGCTTACGCAGAGGCGGTATTGCCTCTAATGCTTAAAGAAAGCGATGCGAAGAGAGAAAAGGAGCAGCAGCATAGCATGAACATCAATGATTTTTTGCGAAAATACCGAAAGCAGTGTTGTAATGGCATACAAGTCGTTCGCCCACGTGTAAAGTGTACGGATGGGTATACGGTGTCGGTGCAAGCTGGTGAATATCATTACTGTTCTCCGAGAGCAGATGCGGATCATTTTGATAAAGTCGAACTCGGTTATCCCAGTGATGAAGATTTTGAGCTGATAGATTATGCAGAAGATAAAGAGCGGCCATGTGATACGGTATATGGTTATGTGCCAGTTGAGCTGGTAGATGGGGTGTTGGCAAAGCATGGCGGGATTGTAGGTGCGGATTTTAGTAACGATAGGGCTGGGTTTTGGAAGTAAACATCGTTGCGATAAAATGATGGCAGTAAGAAATATTAAATAACAGGGGTGTTTAATATGACAGAGAATAAACACGGCTTTGAGCTGAAACAGGAATTTGTAATGGGCGGAATCGCCTGGACGATCATTCAGACAGGCGAGGATTGGGTAAAGTGCATTGCTTCCGATTGCGTCGAGGAACGCGCCTTCGATGAAGGGAACAAGAACGACTTTGTCGCTTCTTCCCTTCGTGTCTATCTGAACGGCGAATTCTTGCGCCGTCTGATTAAGGCGGGCGCGCCGAAAGAAATGTTTAGGTATTTTGACATTGACTTGACCGCAGATGATGGTTTGAAGAATTGTGAAAACATTTTTACCAGAATTGGACTTATCACTTGCGAGCAATACCGCCTTTTGCGCGGCAACATTCCGGCGCTTCCGGATCGTTGGTGGTGGACGGCTACGCCGGACAGTCTGACAAATTCTTACATCCGCTACGTCGATTCGGACGGCTCTTTGAACAGCAGCTACCCAGATAGCGGCAACGGTGGCGTTCGCCCGCTTTGCAAACTCAATTCTGAAATTTTAGCATCGTACTTAATAAATAGAGAGAATGCAGAGGAACGGAAGAAGCGCGCAGAAGTCATTGATATGATGAAAAGTATTGCTACGATATGGAATATTAATGCAGAAGAAGTTTTTGGAGTGAAGCTGAATGCCAGATAGCAGTAGTAGGGAAGGAAAACACATGAAAAAGAAACTGATTGCGGCGTTGGCCGTGTGCCTTGTGATGATGCTAACGGGCTGCACCGAAGCCGATAAGGTCAACTACAATTTGTCTCAACAGGCGCAATATTTTGAATCTGAGCGGCGTATCACTGTATATAATGCCCGTACCGATCTAGTTATTCTATATGCCGAAGGTTACATGGACATCTCCAACAATAGTACCAATGAGCTGGTTGTCACTGTTAAAACTGGCCCTAGTACCTACAAGAAGAATTACATCTATCTCAACGATTACACGATGTATGTTGTTGAGGATATTACTGGCACGCATGCTGACCCGTACCATTATGAGCTGCATTTTCATACTGAATTCCCTGTTACGGTCGATGTTAAGCCATAAGATCGTAAAGAGACTTTTTGTAGGAATGGTAAATGAGACTTGTTGATGCTGATTTGATGCGCGCCCGCGTCAAACCATATAACATATCTGATGAGGACTGGTCAGTAACGGGTGGAACAGCAATTCGACTAATGCACACCTTGATAGATGCCGCGCCAACTGTTGATGCAGTGGCGGTGACACGGTGTAAGGATTGTGGTAATTGCCGTGAGTTAAATCGAGAAGATAGTCGAGAAAACCTGTATGTTGAAGGAGTTTTATGGTGTACGCAATGGGATGAAGGCGTATATCCAGATGATTTTTGCAGTTATGGTGTGAAATAATGGTCATAGGGAGAATAAGTATGACGGATTCAATATCGGATTTTCAGCGGGGTTACGCACAAGCCTTGGAAGATATTAACCGTCCGATGTGTGTTGTTGCAGAAAAATGGAACCCGTTCGAATGCCCCAGATGCGGAAGGCTTTTTTTCGACGGTTATGAAGATTACGATAATAGATATTATTTGAGGGCGCGCGAGCTAGAAAGATGCCCGTATTGTGGGCAAGAACTAGACTGGAGCGTAGTTGACAAATTTCCACCTGCGGTTTTAGTTCAGTCTTAAATTAGGGGGGTATTATTTATTGATAACGAAACGAGATATTGATTGTTGTGAGACACTGCTCGGCTGTAAGTTTACTGAATGGCAGCGCTTACGTTTACTCTTAATGTTTTGTACACCAATTGATGCCTTGCATAAGTTTTTTATCAGCGGAGGAAAAATGAAGAAATTATGATTAAAACATTCTGCGATAGATGTGGAAAGGAAATTATGTATTATGGAGAAGATGGCACTATAACTTATAAGTTAAATGGAAGTCTCTCTACTGGTACTACTGGTGATTTATGTAGAGATTGTTGGCTTGAACTCTTAAAAAGGATAGTGAATAAAAAATGAAGTATTGTCCCGTCTGTAACTGTGAACAAGAGATGCTTCTTGTCCAGAAAGAAGAAACATATCTTGTGAGAGGAGAGCCATTCACCATTGATGCAACCGTTTGCACGTGCGCGCATTGTGGTGAGGAAATCATGACCGAAGAATACGATGATGACAATCTCCGTAAAGCCTATGCAAAATATCGCAGTCGCCACGGGCTTTTGCAGCCAGAAGAAATCAAGGCCATCCGTGAACAATACGGCATTTCGCAAGTTGCATTTGCTCGTATGGTTGGAGAGGATGATAATGCCATTGCTCGTTACGAAAATGGCAGCTTGCAGACCAAGGCCGCCAATGATCGAATTATGCTGGCGCGCAGGACGGAAGATGTCAGGAACGTTTGAATATTTATGAGTTCAGCGCCAAGATTATTGCCGTACTGGTCTATAATAGTTAATAAAGAGATTAAGGAGATGAATGTTGATGAAAGTAGAAACAAAATATGTTTGTGAGATATGCGGCGCTATATACAGCGATAAGAGTGATTGCGAAGAGTGTGAGCAAAGTCATTTTGCTAACTTGAAAATTATACCTTGTAAACAATATAACCCATATGAGAAATGGCCGCAGTTCATTGAGGTTCGGTGTGAAGAAACTGGTGCGTACGCAACATACGAAATAAGATATCCAACAATTCTATAAATTAAATATGCAGGAGGAAAATGAGAATGCCAAATACTTGCGTAAAATGTGGTAAGGTATTCGCCCATAACGAACCTGTATACATGGCGTATGGCCGCGTCGTAGATTTCCATTCTGAGGATTTTACTAGAGGTGGAATGGGCGGCTCGTCATCGAATCTTCAGATATTAGGATTAATGTGTAGACAATGCTATGAATTAAGTATGCAGGAGGCGTGTAAAGAATGATAAATATCTGCACAAAATGTGGTAAGGTATTAGCGCATAATGAGCCTGTATATATAGTATGTGGCTGTGACGTAGAGTCTTATTTTAATAAATTTACTAGAGATAAGACATATTTTCAAATACTAGAAACAATGTGTAGAAAATGCTATGAATTAAGTTTGCAGGAAGGAAAATAAGAATGACAAATAAAGAGTTAATTGCAAAGCTTACCGAATATGCAGATTGGTGCGATGCGAATGAATGGGAGATTCCTATTGATATGGGGGATCTATTAAGAGAGGTAGCTATGCGTCTACCGACTACCTGCCAAGATTGTAAGTGGGATAAGCCGGATATACTGCTCGATAAGCATTGGTGTACGCGACTCCTTGGCAGCATGGAAGTGTGCGCGGATGATTATTGCAGTTATGCCAGTAAGAAATAATTGAGGAGGTCTTAGTACATTGGACAATGAAATCTGTGAAGTGTGCGGGAAAAAGGAGGGTGTATTTGCTATGCCGTCTGCCTTTGGTTCCCTGTCGTATTGGTGTTGTGATGATTGCGCAGCTCATCATTACGAGCCTTATGATTTGATTGTCTCTGGTGTTGCCTGTGCGGGAGAGTGGCCGGATGATATTACGCCTGAGTTTCAGCGGTTCGTGCGTTACAACTTGAAATTTCACGGGAAGACAGAAGCAGAGTTTGTGAATGATGTCACCCATTGCTTTGACGGAATGGAGGAGCGGCTGAAAGAATTGGCAGGCGGTAATGATTCTTGCGAGGATGACCGACTTTGCATGTGAAACGTTATGTATAAAGTACAAGAAATTGCTGAATATGTTATTTATTATGCTTACACGCAAGGCAATATCGTAACAAATTTGAAGTTATAAAAAATACTATACTATATTCAAGCTGAATTTTTAGTTGGCGCGCAAAAACAGTGCTTCCTTGAGCGCATCGAAGCGTGGAGTTTTGGACCGGTGGTTCCGTGCGTGTATATGAAGTATGATATTTACGGCAATTCGTTTATCTATCCGCCGAGGAATGACATATCATATAAGTTTTCATCAGCAGACAAAAGGAGGATTGAACACATCGTTGATGCGTGTAGCGCATATTCGTCTTCCATGCTAACCGAAATAACACAGCGCCAAACACCGTGGATAGATGCGTACCATCAAGGCAAAGCAGAGATCACACCGGAAAGTATACGACAATTTTTTATAGAAAAAGAGGACGGGTAATACCGTCCTCAGCCTTTACAAGCCGCGAAACTATATCGCAGCATATCTTTTGTGGAATATGCGTTGTAAACGTCGTTAATGTTTTGCAGGTATTCCGCATGATCGAATGGCTTCTGCAAATCGGCGACTACCTCTTCATACAACTTTGCGGAAAAAGAGGTGCTAAGTCCAATCAATCGTAGCCCGCGCACGATGTGCGACCGACTATCAATAAGCACCGTTGTCGTCGCATAGCCTGTGTTCGGCGCAGGGAATTGGAACTCAGAGCATTTACTGAGATGCGGACTGTACGGCATATCTGTCCATGGCATAGAGCCAAGACGCGCCAGCAGGAATAATACACCGCGCAGCCTAACGAGCCGGAACTCATACGGCGCGCCCGTCTTAAATGCAGCGCGTTCGTCAAGTGTTGGTACTCCAAAGTTCATCACGACGAGTAACCCGCTATCGTCGATATCGCAGATTGCACCTTCTGGTATGGTATTGCCGAGCGGAGAAGGTTGACCGATTTCGAATACTGCCATAATATCACCTCACATTAATAGTAACATTACGCACAGAAATAAGCAAGGAGGAATCTTATCATGGTTGAGAAAAGGACATATCATACACAGGATTGGATTGATGGTTGGAACGCGGCGGTAGACACCTTTCGGCAGGACGGAATTTTGTATGACTCTTCCGACAAAACATACCGCTATGCCTTAGCTGTGCTAACACCTGAAGCACTGGCGGAGTTTTTGTGTAACTTTGGATGTCCGCCTGGGAGTTTGGATGTTAACTGCGCGTCAAAGACAAACAATGATTGTGCCGCTTGCTTCACTAAATGGCTCAACTCAAAATGCGACTGGGAATTGCTTACAAAGATTGTCAGTGGGGAGTCTTATGATGATTAAGCGCGGCGTGATCGGCGGCCTATTCATTGGTATCGGAGGCACTATTTATCTCACGCTTTTCAAAGAGCAACCGATTCTTGCGGCAGTGCTCTTTTCTATTGCCCTTAATAGCATTGTATTGACCGGGGCGAAACTTTTCACAGGAAGTATTGGCTTTGTCGAGCATAAGCAAGATTGGGAAGATGTATTTTGGATTCTACTTGGAAACTGCTGCGGAGCGGTGGCGTGTGCTATCCTTGTGAACGCAACCAATGAGGATATCACATGCGTGGCATTGCCGCTCGTCCAAGCAAAACTCACAAAGTCGTGGGTGGTCGTCTTTTCTCAAGCGTATTGCTGTGGCGTGCTAATGTATACAGCCGTTCGAGCTTCGATGTCGGCCACCGATACGGCTGGCAAGATTCTCATCATTACCTTTTGCGTAACAACTTTTATTCTCTCCGGATTTGAGCACAGTATTGCCGATTTCTTCTATTATATGTTGTGTGTTCCGGTAGCGGATATAACTTGGTGGCGCGCACCGCTGTTCTTTTTCGCGGCGCTGCTTGGCAACACTCTTGGCGCAAGAACTGTCCATCGTTATTTGATTTAGATATCCCAACTTGGGATATCTTTTCTTATATGCCCACACACAGCCAACCTCATGTGGTATAATACAGACACAAGGAGTGAGATAAATGAATATGTACCGATCACCTCCAGGTGCGGTTTATTTCCGTGCCTATAAAACAAAAGGAGATTTTTTATGAGTGAAGAGATGAAAAACGAATTGACCGTTGAACCCGTAAACGAAGCTACGAACGATGAACCGCAGACCGCATTTGAGGACGAACTGACTTGGTACGAGCCTAGGTTTACTGAACTTGCGGCCGAGAACAATATCCGATTTTACGGCACTGACGAGCAGCGCACTGCGATGTTGCGTGACTTCGTAAAATACATCGGAGAGGTTCAGAACCCGACCACAACAAAGCTGAATCCCTTTACCCAGTCTAAGTACACACCGCTTGACGAAGTATTGAATGCGACCCGCCCCGTATTGTCGAAGTATAACCTTGGTCTGACGCAAGTGCCTATCAATGGTGATGATGGATTTATTTACGCCCAGACAATCCTGATGCACGGTGAGGGCGGCGTCATGGTATACCCGCCGTTTGGTGTGCCGACTACCAAGAGAGACGCGCAGGGCGTCATTGCAGCACTTACATATGCACGCCGCGGCGCTATTAATCCTATTCTGGCGACGCATGGCGAAGCAGATGATGACGGCAACACGGCGGCTGGTAAAACCGGCGGTAGAAACAAAGGCGAAGAAGTCAGTAAGGAATTGGCAGACAAGCGTGCCGAGGTATTGGCTTATATGAAGGAAAAGTCCGAAGAACTCGGCAAGGACAGAGTGTTCGCATGTTGCAAGAAAGTGTGTAAGAGTGCGAACCCCAACTCGCTGACCTCTGTTGCAGACTGCGAAAAGGTTATGAAACTTATTGATGAACTGAAGAAAGAGGATAAGTAATTATGAGCATGAGAGTCAATGCGTATGCCACCGTTTGGGAAACCCGTGAGCACAACGGATTTATTGAGGCGCGTATGTCCACCAGGCGCAAGGTTAAGGATTCCGATGATTATGTACAGGATTGGAGCGATTGGGTAACACTGGCCGGAGACGCCAGGCGTATCGCTGAACTACCTGCCCGCTCACGCATCAAAGTCGGTGACTTTGCCGTGACTAATAAATATGATAAGGAAAAGGGCAAGCTGTACACCAATTACACCATGTACTCTTTCGAGGAAACTGCTCCTCGCAACGCCGCGTCGAAGCCTGCTGCTCCCGCCGCTGGTGTACATGAAGACGAGCTGCCGTTCTAAAAATGAACAAGGCCGATAAGGATTTTCTCCTTGACGGCATGACGTGGAGCTTTTCGCGGGTGAATGCTTACAGCACTTGCCCGCGGATGTTTTATCTGGAGTATTTGCAGCAGGCAGATAAGGATAGCAATGCGTTTGCCGAGTGGGGGAGCTTGTGCCATTCACTGTTTGAGCGGTATTACACACATAAGTTGGAGTTTTATGAGTTGAGCGCAGCTTATGAATCTGAATATGATGAGGCTGTGCCAACACCGTTTCCATTCGCCAAGATGGGCGCGGGCTATTACAAGAACGGCAAAGAGTTCTTTGATATGTTCGAGGGCGACTACGCGGATTATGAAGTCGTTGGTGCAGAAATAAAAGTTACGTTGGAAATCCAAGGACGTCCATTCATCGGGTTCATCGACTTGTTGCTGCGTGACAAGGATGGGCACTTTAAGGTCGTTGACTTTAAGAGCAAAGGATCTTTTAAGAGCGATGAAGAGAAAAAGCATTACGCCCTCCAGCTTTACCTTTACGCTCGTTGGGTATTCGACAATTATGGGGAGTACCCAATCGAGATGGAGTTCAATATGTTCCGAGCACGCCAGCATGAGGTAATTAAGTTCGATCTGCATGAGATGCAGGCCGCGGAACAGTGGTTCATTGATACGATTAATGCGATGTACGCCGACGAACAATTCTTAGATAAAGTTGAACTGGCAGGAGAAGATCACGGCGACTTCTTCTGCGATACGCTGTGTTCTGTGGGTAATTTGTGCCCGCGCAGTAAGAAGGGAGAAGCGCCGGATGCTGGTCGAAAAGGAGCTTATACAAAAGGCCAAAGAAAAACTTGGGGATCAAAACTTCCTGTTTATCACAAAGTTCCTAAACGTTGACGAGATCGATGAAACGCGCATGAAATGCAAATGCCCCGTACATCACGAAGATACTGCGTCATTTATCTACGATACCAAGAGACATAGATGCAAGTGCTTCGGATGCGGGGCATCTTTTGACTTTATTGAGGCGGCGATGCGCGGGCAGAACATCTCGTTTCTGGATGCTGTGCAGGAACTGTTTAAGGCGGCGGACGTCCCCTATGTATTTGGGGAGCAAGGAGTGCCGTCGAAGCGGGATTACAAATATCCGCATGAAGAGCCTCTAAATAACAAAGAGAATGTTTACTGTTATATGAAGACACGCGGTATTAGTCAGAGCACGGTAGATTATGCCGACGTGCGGGAAGATGCTCACGGGAATTGTGTGTTTAATTACTATGACCTGAACGACGTCTTGACGAACGTAAAGTACCGGCCGTCCCACAAGATCAACAAGGCGGCGGGCGAATCAAAGATGTGGGCACAAAGAGGAGCGGACACAACCCCGCTCCTTTTTAATATGAATCGCGTCAATACCGATTCTCCGCTACTGTGCTGCGAAGGCGAGATGGACACGCTTGCGGCCATTGAAGCCGGTTATCATAACGCAGTAAGCGTTCCGTTTGGGGCAAACAACTTCACATGGATCGAAGAGAATTGGGATTTCCTTGAGCAGTTCGACAGTATTATCGTGGCTGGCGATAATGACGAGCCAGGGCAGAAGATGAATAAGGAAGTAGTCAACCGACTTGGATCGTGGCGCACGAAGTATGTGCAAATTCCGTCGGAGATGACCAACAAAGAAACAGGTGAGGTCGTCAAGGTCAAAGATCTGAATGAAGTGCTGTATTACGGCGGCAAAGACGCCTTGCTGTCCGCAATCCTGAACGCCAAGGACACGCCGGTTGCAAGTGTAACCGACCTCTCAGACATCGATGACGTAGACCTAGACCAGATTGACGGCGTGCAGTTCGGCATTGAAGCGATCGATAAAGAACTCATGAGGTTGTTTTACGGGACGCTCACGATTGTGTCCGGTATGCCCGGCGCCGGTAAGACGAGCTTTCTTTATCAGACCGTGTGTAACGCCATGGATACAGGCCATAACTGCTGGCTGTTCAGTCGAGAACTGCCGGGCTGGATGAGTAAAAACTGGTTCAGCTATATCCTCGCTGGTCCGCGCCATCTGACAGAACACTATGATAGTAACGGCGCACACTACTTCAAGGTTGACCCCAGCGTTAAGCGTGATATGAATGATTACTACCGTGGCCAGTGGTACGTCTATAACGACAACGATAGCAACAAGCTGGATGATCTGATCGGCAGTATGACTGATGTGGTGCGCAAGTACGGAGTCAAGCTGCTCATCCTCGACAACCTGATGACGATTGACATTGGTGCGGGCGCGAATGACGAACTGAAAAAACAGACGGAAGCGATCAGTAAGCTTATTCAGTTTGCGATGAAGTACGACGTTGCGGTTATCCTGGTGGCACACCCACGCAAGATGATGGCCGGGACTGAGGTCGGCCTATATGACCTAGCTGGCAGCAGTAATATCATTAACCTTGCGCACCGCACCATCTCACTGCGGCGCGTCACGAAACAGGAAAAAGAAGGCAAATACAATATGAAGGGGCAGATGATCGCCCCACCAGACCCGTCTGATGTGAAGATCACGGTGCTCAAGGATAGGTTGCGCGGTCGCGCTGGCTTCTCCTGCGGCATGTTTTACGATGTACCGTCACGGCGGTTCTTCACAACCCCCGCTGAGTACGGGCGCCAGTATAGATGGGATAAAGGAGAGTATAAATCACCACTGGCATATCCAATCCCAGACCCATTAGATGAAGTATTTGGAGGTGATAAAGCTGAGTAACTACGTTGCTTACCATGTACACTCGGATTACAGTTTGCTGGACTCCTGCACACATTTCGAGGATTATGTTGACCGCGCGGTTGAGCTTGGTCAAAAGGCGATCGGCTCAACCGAGCATGGCCGCCCGATCGGCTGGATGCGTAAACAGATGTACTGTGAGAGCAAGGGCATCAAGTTTCTGTGGGGGGTCGAAGCATATTTAACCGAGAAAATCGGGGAGGAAAAAATCCGCGACAATTACCACACAGTGTTGATTGCCCGTAACAAGCAGGGGCGTAAAGAGATCAATAAGCTGATTATGGCATCAACGGACGCGAATCATTTCTATTATAAGAACCGTATTACGTTTGATGAATTTCTTGGCATCTCGGACAATGTTATCAAGATTAGTGCTTGCCTTGCGTCACCGCTCAACAAATATGAAGGCGATAATAAGATATACGAAAAACTGGCGCGGCATTACGACTTTTACGAGATCCAGCCGCACAACAACATCGACCAGAGCAAATACAACCAGCGCTTGCTTTTTATGAGCGAACAGTACGGGAAGCCACTGATCGCGGGCACAGATACACACTCACTGAATCAGTACAAAGCTGAGTGCCGCAAAATCTTGTTAGCCAGCAAGAAGATCGAGTTTGCGCAGGAGGACGAGTTTGATCTTACTTATAAATCCTATGATGAACTAGCTGAGATGTTCCGCGTGCAGGACGCCATTCCGGAAAACAAGTGGCGCGAAGCGATAGAGAATACCAATAGGCTGGCTGATATGGTAGAGGATGTGCCGATTGATCCGAGCATCAAATACCCGATTCTTTATGGCAGCGCCGAAGCTGACAGAGAACGATGGTTCGCGCGCATCGACGATATGCTGGCGCAGAAGGTTGCTGCTGGTATTATTCCACCGGAGAGGCTATACCAGGTGCGGGCGAATATCGAGGACGAAAAGAAGGTGTTCACTAAGATCGGCATGTGCGGATTTATGCTCATCATGAGTGAGCTGATCTGCTGGTGCCGCGACAATGGTATTCCTGTTGGGCCAGGTCGTGGCTCGGTGTGCGGTTCTACTATTGCCTATATCACAGACATTACAGATGTTGATCCTACGATATGGAAAACAGTCGCTTCTCGATTTGCAAACGAAGATCGCGTGGAGATTGGCGATATTGATATTGACGTCATTGATACCGACCGACCGCGCATCTTCGAATACATCATCAATAGATTCGGTGAAGCATACACGGCGCGCGTACCGTCTTACGGCACCATTGCAGACAAGGCTGCGATTGATGATATTGGCCGCGCATTAGCCTCCAAATGGCAGAAAGCACATCCAGACATGAACACGCAGGAGTGTCCGTATTCGCTGAAGAAGGTTGACGACATCAAGAAGCAGTATAGCGTCGATCCGGACGGGACGAAGAAAAAGTATAAAGACCTCTTCTATTATTATGATGGCTTGGTTGGCACAAAGGTATCGCAGTCTGTTCATCCGGCGGGTATTGTTATCTCGCCCATAACGCTTACGGATAACTTCGGCACATTCTACAAAGACGATATGTCATGTCTGGAGATCGACATGGATGAGATTCATGATGGAGCGGGTCTTGCGAAGTTTGATTTCCTGATCTTGCGCAATGTGGCGATTATCGCGGATACTTGCAAGTTAGTAGGTATTCCATATCCGAGAGCACACGAGATTAATTGGGATGAGCCGGAGGTTTGGGAGGATATGCGGAGGAACACCACGGCTATCTTCCAAATGGAGTCTCCGTATGCGGGCGACAGCTTGCGAAAGTTTAAGCCGCACAATATCTTCGGTATGTCACTGGTGACAGCGTGTATTCGCCCGTCCGGCGCGTCATACCGAGACGACTTGCTTGGACATAAGCAGCATCATAACCCGTCAAAACTGATCGATGATCTCCTAGCGGACAACAATGGTTATCTTGTGTATCAGGAGGACGTCATTAAGTTCCTGACTGAAATTTGCGGATTCAGCGGGAGTGAAGCTGACACTGTGCGACGCGGTATTGCCCGTAAAAAGCCAGAGATCCTAGAGAAAGCAATGCCCAAGATACTCGACGGGTACTGTGCCAAATCGGACAAGTCGCGCGAGGAAGCGGAAGCCGAAGCAAAAGAATTCATTAAGATTATTGAGGACGCATCGAGTTACATGTTTGGTTTTAACCATTCAATAGCTTACTGTATGGTAGGTTACTTATGCGCCTATCTGCGTTATCATTATCCGCTGGAATTTATCACCGCGCTGCTGAACAACGCTGCCAATGATGACGACGTGGCGAACGGCGCCGCTCTCGCTGGAGCATACAAGATACCAATTCTGCCGCCGCGCTGGGGGCATTCCAAGAGCGATTATTTCATGGACGTCGAGGCGCGCACTATCACTAAGGGCGTGGCATCCGTCAAGAGTTTGAATGCGACTGTGCCTAACGAATTGTATGAGCTTGCACACAGCCGCCCGCATTGGGACACGTTCACGGACGTTATGTTGGCCTGCACCAAAGAAACCAGCCTGCGGTCAGATCAGCGTGCCGCCCTCATCGACATTGACTTCTTTGCGGAGTTCGGCCCAATTACATTGCTTAATAACATTGTTGACTGCTTGGACTTCTTCAAGTGGGGCGATGCAAAGAGTGTTGCAAAAACCAAGGCGGGCATTTATGAAGAATTTATCCGCCCGCACGCAAGTGATAAGACCAAGGCGGGAAAAGAAGCCAAATCTTATGCTATAATAGACCTACCGGCAATCCTATACGAATACGAAGCGCATCAACGCACGCTTGACATCCGCGACTTGTCACTAGAGCAAAAGGCGTCCCTACAAAAGGAACGTCTCGGCTACGTCGATTTGGTCACTGGGCAAAAAGCAGACCGTGGCAAACTCATCATCACGTCGAAGCCAATCGGCTTGACAAGTCGTAAGACAGGCAGCGTGTGGTGTTACCGCGTGGACTGCAAATCGCTCGGCAGCGGTAAGACAGCGCGCGTGAGCATTCGCCCCGGCACATTTGAGCAATTTCCATTCAAAGAAGGAGACTTTATCGAGGTTGGAAGCGGCGATATGCGTCAGGACAAGAGCGGGTATTGGTGGATAACCGGATATCAATACATTTTTTAGGAGGAATCAAAGTGACTTTTGAACAGTGGCACGAAAAACATAAGGACGAAGTTGTCAGGCTGTGGACAGATAAAACCGATCCAGATGCAGTCTGCGAGTTTGTGTATATCACCGAAATTGTAGATACTGGCGAAGGCATTATGATCGGCGTACAAACCGCAGACGATAGATATGACGATGATAGATACCCCATGATTGACTACCTAATGCTGCGAGATGTGACCTTGGCGATCTCAGCTCAGGATCAGGAGGTGGCGGTTTGATGATTAAACCACTATCATACCAAACCCTCATCACGATGGGGCACATGTGCGGGCTATGTAATCCTGTGTACGTTATGGACATTCGCAGCGGCAAAATTTATGCCGGAGCGTATCTTGATGTAGACCCAGTATCCGAGCATGTTTTTGCATACACCGAAGACGGCGCATTTTGGTCATTTGAGTACGGCGAAACTTGGTGGGCTTATTCCGATGCAGAAAGAGATATCCCAACTTGGGATATCTAACAAAGGGTGACATTATGGCAGAACTAAGAGAGACAGCGTGGAATCATTTAGCCGGAGAGAAGATCGGAACGTTTTACACAGCCGAACCGAAATGGATTAAGCGAGTTGTCATGTGGGCGCAAAAATACCCGGACGATGTAAAGATTATCGCCCACAACAAAGACGGAAGTGTTCTCGCACACATCACAACCAAATGGCTGAAGATCAGCCCACCTCGACAGGTATCTGAAGAAGTGAGGCAAGCAGCCGCGGAACGCATGAGGAAGATGCGGGCAGATGACTGATGAAGAAGTATTGGAGCTGATGGTGCGCCGACGCCGCCAGCTCCTGATTCATTCTTACATTTATTACGGGCGTGGTACATCACTAATCAGTGATGGTCAGTGGGATCGTTGGGCGCGTGAACTTGAGCGATTGAACGCGGAATATCCGGTGCTGGCTGGGACGGGCGATTTTGCCGGGGCGTTTCATAAATTCACGTCGGCGTCCGGTTACTACCTCCCATACCAAAGCGGTTGGGTTGTGCGCGCTGCGGAGCACTTACTGATGATTGCAAAGGAGTATGAAGATGAATACTGCACAAATGGTGATTGAGGCCGATAAGAAAAATGAGACTTACAGGCTATCAGAGAAAGATCTTTTTTATGTACCAGGCAGGGGATTTATTTTCTCCAACGGTGAGCCGTATGAAATGACATTGGCGATCATGAAACTCTTACATCTGGACGGTTGGATGCCATATTCTGTGCGGCGCATAACCCGCAAAGAACTCATCGAAAAACTTGGGTATGATGTAGAAATTATTGACTAGCCGCCCCCACACACCAGAAATTTGTGGTATAATAATTACATCAAAAGAAACAAACCGGGTTGCGAAAGCAGCCCGCATAGAGGTGTCGTTCAACGGCAGGACAACAGACTTTGACCCTGTTAATGTCGGTTCGATCCCGGCCACCTCTGCCACATGGACTCTTAGCTCAGTTGGTTAGAGTACCCGCCTCATAAGCGGTCGCGCCTGGGTTCAAGTCCCAGAGAGTCCACCAGTAGACCCAGTGAGTTATGCTCTTTATGAGAAACTCGTCGGTGCGCAACGATGTTCTTCGGACGCTGGGTTGTGCCTCCATAATTTAACGGTAGAATGGCTGTTTCGTAATCAGTCAGTGAGGGTTCGATTCCTTCTGGAGGCTCCACGCTGGGTTAGCTTAATTGGTAAAGCCACGGTTTTGTACTCCGTAGACTAGGAGTTCAAGTCTCCTACCCAGCTCCAATTCCTAACTCCTTATTGCGCAAATGGCAAAAGCTGAGATGCTGATGTCTAGAGGAGAAGGGGCGCCCGTACTGCCAGAGTGAGGTGAGTGGTGGCAGGCCACAAGAAACGAGGGAAGGCTTAGTTACGCACGCAATAGCGGGTGTACGCGAGTGACTTCTTACCTGCCTTTTATTATGTCATTGGAGGGATTTATTTGAGAAACAAGATTCATCTAGAAACCGTAGAGGACGCAAAAAACTTTTCCGAGATCGCATCACACATCCATGGTGATGTGAGGATCGTTGATGCGGTCGGGCATTGCGTGAATGCCAAGTCTCTGCTCGGCGCGATATACTCATTGGAATTTGAAGACCTGTGGGTGGAAAGCGACCGGGATATTTATTCGAAGATTGAGCGGTACATTTGCTGACAAAGAAAGCAGCACCAAAGCGCCGCCCCTTCAGAGTTAATCGCAATAGTTTTCAGAATCTTCGTCATCATTTGTCACCGCCTGTTCTGTGAGGTCGATGAGTGCGAGGACGTACACGAATATCCTCGGTGCCGTAGCAAGAATATCGTGCTTGTCTGTACCTACGACACAACACATAACTGGTAGGTCATAATACTACCACTTTGTAAAGGAGAAGAATGAGTAGCAAGTATAAGCGCGGCGTGCGTCTCATGTCGGTGGACGATTTTCTCCGGTATGAGTTCGTAATCGTCAATGGTAAGGTTTACCACCAGGGTTGGACATGCAGTTGGCCTACCCGCCTTGCCTGGAACTATATCTCCCGCGGTGTTGCATACGCCGCAGTTCCCGCAAAGTAATCGGCGGGCATAAAAAAAAGCGCCGCGATGGGCACCTCCCATCTACGCGGCGCGGGTTGGCGCAAGCGGCTACTGTACCTAATATCTCATAGTTTTAATATAAGTATACTAAGCACCAAACGGCTTAGGAATTTTCTTTTTTAGTTGTCCTGATATGGTATAGGACATAAGCGACGTATGCCATGCAGATTGGCTGCACGATCAAAGCAATCGCTAGAAGATATTCCATTCTATCACCTCTCTTAACATTGAATTTCTGCTAAGAGCGAGTGAGAATCTTGTGTAACTCACCTTGCTCTTGCAGAGAAAATGAGGCACAAGTAGCCGCTGCCGCCCTCTCCTAAACGAGGACAGCCAACCCATTCATAGTTTACCACTCCGTAACATTACGGTCAATAAAAAAACATGAAACAAAGATACTTCGACTTAGCGCGCAACGTATCTACACTTTCTGACTTTCAACGCATCCACATCGGGTGCGTTGTTTTGTACAAAGGAAAGGTGATTGGCTCCGGGTATAACTGTTGTAAGTCTCATCCATTGCAACGGCGGTACAACCGGGAACGATTTTCTGAAGACAGCACACCACACTCCATGCACGCCGAACTACATGCTCTCTGTGGGCTGCGGGGAGCAAGCGTAGATTGGAACAAGGTTATACTCTATGTTTACAGACAACGCCGTGATGGCTCTTTGGGGTGCGCGCGGCCGTGCAAAAGTTGTCTCAAGCTCATAAAGGATATGGGCATCCATCATATTTGTTATACAACAGACGATGGGTATGCAGAGGAGGTGATATGATGAAACTAAAAGAGGCATGCGAAATCGCTTATAAAGCTGGCCTGGATACTGTTGGTGAGGCAATTCTGACAGCAGAACTTTATGCCGACACGCTATTCAGTTACGGGTCGGAAGCCGCGGAGTACGAAGAGCTGCTGGCGGACGTGCATAAGCTGCTGTGCCGCATTGACATTCTAGATGTGTACCCCGAATTATATACGCAAACGGCAGAAGAACTCGCCGCACTGGAAGATATAGCAAATACATTTGATAAAGACATCGGTGATTATGAATTTAAGGAGGAAAACAAGCTTGGAAAATAATTCGTCTCGCCGCTCCGGGTGTAGCTTTCTTATGACGCTTCAGGCGCTGTTTATTGCCTTTAAGGTCGCCGGGTTTCTGGACTGGAATTGGTGGCAAGTCCTTATTCCTGGATTCCTCGATCTTGGATTAGCTATCTTACTTATCCTTCTTTTGGCAGGAGGATCAAGTAAGTGAGGGTAGTCAAGAATGGTCGAATGCTTGAATTCTGGCGAGATGATGGCCGCGTTGTGAAGTACGACTTGGCAGAGCAACAGTGTATTGGACTGCGCGGCAAGTCCGTCACGTCACTTGACAGCCAGCTTGATGGATGGTACGCGCCGCAAGTCTTCGGCACGTTTGAGGATCAGCGCTACGCCGACTACCTTCGGTGGATTTGGACGCATAAATGCGAACACAACACGAAAAAGCTCAGCACAGTGCTAAGAATTGCGGCCAAAGACAAACTGCATGAGCAATATTTTGCGGCTGGTATCACAAAGTTTGATCCCCATTTCAGTGTTCAAATTACTGATATTCCCAAGCCGTTACTTCGACATGCACGTCACGGTTTAACGCTAACTGGTAAGCTGCTGGCAGCATATAAAGAAGATCCTGATGCTATGCAAACCATACTTTCTTATCACCCTATTGGTGACGAGTTGTCGAACTATGACAGAAAAATAGAAGCAGTCTTCCAAGGCGCCAGTTGGAGGTGGAACACTGGCATTTGGGCATTTATTAAAGATGGCACTCTGCGTGCGCTGGATTATATTACCTATATCGACCGCATTTGTACGTTTGAGGCACAAACTGCTTCGTCGGCAGCTCAACACTATATTGACTACATAAATATGGCAAAGAGAGTGAGCGTCAAGTTCGATCGCTACCCACGCTGCCTAGTGACCACGCACGACATCATGCGGCGTAACTATGAGCGGGCAAGAACGCAATTCGATGAAGCTGCGTTTCAGAAACAGTGCCGACCGGAGTACGAATGCCGCATCGGTGATTACATCTTTATTTATCCGCAGAGCACCGCCGACATCAAAGACGAAGCCGCTCAGCAACATAATTGCGTCGTGTCATATATTCAGCGTGTCATTGACGGCAACTGTCATGTTATGTTTATGCGCAGAGCGGACGAACCGGACAAATCTTTAGTAACGCTCGAAATTCGTAATAACCATATTGTGCAGGCATTGCAAACTTATAACGCGCCGCTCACAGCACAACAAGCCGCAATAGTTGAAAAATGGAATCAGAACATGGAGGAGAAAATCGCATGATTATGACCGGATCGAAAATTGCACTCATTAAGGATGTCCCCGGCCTGAAAAGAGGTACTGTATTTACAGTGACCCATGTTGATAGTGATGGCACCATTACATTTACGAACCATCAGGGAACTGGCATCGTATCGTCTAATGAATTTCACGCCTTGTTTGAGGAGCAGCTTCAGCCCGCCCCTCGCCGCGTATGGTCTGCTTGGGAAACTGACTACAACGACTTCGGCGAATATCGCACTCGTAACAATGGGCACGTCACCCAAGTCGAACTGTGGAATGGCATCCGCGGGGAAGCATCGTGCAGTCCCGAAGACGAGTTTGACAAGCAGGTTGGCATTGACGTGGCAATGAAACGCGCCATTCGGAGGTTCAAGGTTAAGTTTGACCTCGCCTTTATTGATAAGTACGGTGATGACTTTGTTACTCTGTGATGATTGTCTGCACGGCCTAGCGGACGTGACAGATCAGTCGGTGCAATTAGTGCTGGCTGACCCACCATATAACACCACGACATGCAAATGGGACAAAGCTCTGCCTCTGGATGAATTATGGGCGCACCTGCGCCGCATTATTAAACCCGACGGCGCCATCGTCATGTTTTGCCAGCAGCCATTCACATCTGATCTTGTGCAGAGCAACAAGGAATGGTTCAAATACATGTGGTACTGGCGTAAGAGTAGACCATCGGGGCACACAAACGCGAAACTCAAGCCTCTAAAAGATATTGAAGAGATTGCGGTATTCAGTCCGGCCTCGACGGCAAACGGCGCAAAGGTCAATATGAAGTACCGGCCACAAGGTCTGGTGCGCGTGGATCAAGAATGGAGCCGCCCGCAAAGGTACGGAGATGGGAAGGGGGTAAACCCGACCCGTCCTAGCCATAAACTGGACAGGGTGATTGAGTACGCCGGGTATCCTCGGCAGGTGCTTGATTATCCAAATATCAATAAAGGCTTGTTGCATCCAACACAGAAACCTGTCGAGTTGTGCGAGTATCTAGTGCGCACTTACACGGACGAGGATGATCTTGTGCTTGACCCATGCGCTGGCAGCGGTACGACCTGCGTAGCAGCCATTAATACCGGACGCGAATTTATAGCTTTTGAAAAGGACAAAGACTTTTACGAGGCTGCCCGCAAACGTATCGAATCATGTTATAATACAGGAGCAGACAACAATGCGAATTAAACACTGCGCCGTGTGGCTTTTGATTGCGGCTCTTACCTTTATGCCTGTAACAACACTCGCCGCGGATGCTATCAGCGAAAGTGATATGCACCGCATCGCCCGCACTCTCTATGGCGAATGCCGAGCCGAGGACGTGCCAATCGCTGAGAAGGCCGCCGTTGTGTGGTGTATCTTGAACCGGCTGGATTCTGACGACTTCCCTGACACAATCGGGGAGGTCGTCATTTATTCTCAGTTCCATGGTTACAAGGCACGCTATCCAGTGACGGACGAGCTGATGGATATTACGCGAGATGTTGTGCGGCGGTGGGAGTTGGAAAAGCAAGGCTATATCGGCGTAGGTCGCACGTTGCCCGCGGATTATTATTTTTTCAAGGCTAGAGGACACGGAAACGTGTTCAGAAAGGAGTACAAAAGTGACGGAGAGTGGGATTGGAGCTTGCCAGACCCCTATGAGTTCGGATTCATCGACGCCGAACGAGCAGAGTGATCGTGAGAAATTCCTTGGCATCTTTACGCAGTACATTAAACGCGAAGGCGCGGATAAGTTGCTGGCATGGCTGGAAAAATCTGATTTCTTTGCCGCCCCGGCTAGCACAATCTATCATCTGAGCTGTGCAGGCGGGTTGTGTAAGCATAGCCTACACGTCTACGAGAGATTGCGGCGCCTATATCAAGGTGAGTACGGGCAACTGACCGCAGAACAGGAAGAAACGGTAGCGCTGACCGCGCTATTGCACGATCTGTGCAAGGTGAATTTTTACAAGCTCGGCGTGCGCAATGTCAAAGACGAGCATGGCAAGTGGCAGCAAGTACCGAGTTACAGTATCGAAGATGAGTGCCCGTTTGGTCACGGCGAAAAGAGTGTCTATATTATTCAAGCCTTTATGAGACTAACCCGCGAGGAAGCGATGATGGTTCGCTGGCATATGGGTGGCTTCGACGAAGCGGCGCGCGGTGGAAGTAGAGCACTTACACAGGCTATGGAGAAATACCCCGGTGTGGCACTGATCCACACGGCAGATATGCTGGCCTCTTACTTGGACGAGGTGCGCGGCTGATGTGCAATGTTTGTTGGCAGACACCATGTGATCCTAGGTGTCCAAACGCGCCAGACCGTATCCTTGTGGAATACGCAGAGTGTGGCGAGGTTATATGCGAATATGACGACGAGGTGTGGGAAGACGACGAAGGTCATCTCTTCTGCTCTCACGCATGTGCAAGTGCTTACCATGGAATCTTTAGAAAGTGGTGAAGGAATGAACGAAGTAAGTCTTGAGGTGTGCGACGGTTGTGTGTGTGGACAGCACATGGAAGACCAGGCCGGGGAGTTTATTGCATGCGGCGCAGGTAAGACCCCATATCAATGTAGGGGAGAACAACGTGCGGTTAAGCTCTCCTGCAAACTGGTCGCCTACACTCAGCCCATAGGCGAAAGTCATGACCCGCTTGATGTGGTTGAGCAAGCCGCTGCGATGTGCTATGACAGTAAGCCGACGACAACGCACAAACTCGCAAGAGGTTGCTACCGGATAGGACACACCAGTGTATTCGAGCATGTCAGTTTTTCTTTTGAGGTCGCCGGGGTGAGTCGCGCTCTGCTGGCGCAGTTGACGCGGCACCGTAACACAGCGTTTAGCGTGCGCAGCCAGCGTTATTGTGCCGAAGATGGGTTCCGCTATATCGAGCCGCCGGGAGTCAACAGTGAAGAATTCCAGGATGCGATGGGACATGCAACAATTGCCTATAACGCACTAAAGAGATTGGGCGCGGCTAATGAGGATGCGCGGGCTGTGTTGCCAAATGCTTGCGAGACTAAGCTGGCGGTCAGTATGAACGCCCGTGAGCTGATGCACTTTTGCCATCTGCGGCTGTGTACCCGCGCGCAGAAGGAAATCCGCGATCTGGCATGTGCAATGCGCGATGAGGTGAAAAAGGTGTCGCCTGACTTAGCCGCATATCTTGTGCCCCAATGCGAGGCACATGAACCGTACAACTTCTGTACGGAGCATAAGTCCTGCGGGCGCCATCCAACGCTGAAGGAGGTCTATAATGAAAAATATCTATTTGATCGTGGGTGAGAGCGGTGCGGGCAAAACCACGGTGTGCGAAGAGCTAAATAAGCGATATGGGTTGACGTCGGTTGAGAGTTATACCAATCGTCTGCCGAGGTATGAAGGAGAGCGCGGACATATCTTTCTTAGCCCGATCCAGTACCCGTCCTTTAAGGAAATCAATGAGGACTTCGACGTAGTTGCCCGCACAGTGTTCGATGGACATTGCTACTTCGCCACACAAAAACAGGTTGATGCTGCTTGTGTTTATGTCATTGACCCGGCGGGCATCGATTATTTCCGGGCGCATTACCACGGAGAGCGTGGCATCAGGGTTATTTATATCACGGTGCCCGGTGATGTACGTATTCAACGCATGCAGAAGCGCGGCGCGAGCACAGGAGAAATCGCCCGCAGAGTATACAACGATAAAGTTGAGTTCGAGGCCGTGGCGCGTCAAGCTGATTGCATCATTAAAAACATTTTGCTCGACAAATGTGTCGAGACAGTTTGGTCGTATATTAAAATGGAGGAAGATTATGAAGGTTAAGATTTATTCAACAGGTTGCCCGCGCTGCCGTGTGTTGGAGTCCAAACTCAACAAGGCCAATATCGAATATGAAGAGTGCGACGACATTGACGTAATGCGTAGTATGGGTATTACGGAGGTGCCAGTCATTGATATTGGAGACGGAGAACTCATGAACTTTGTAGATGCCTGCCGCTGGATCAATGCGCAGGACGATGACTTTGTGTGCCCGACTTGTAAACTCTAAGAGGTGTATGGCATGAAGATTGACATCAGGCTCCTGAAGGACTTCACAACCGCATATAATCAGATGCAGGACAAATATGGATCCGATATGGCCGCGCTTAATGGCTTCGGAGATGAGCAGTTGAGCTACACTGACTTCATTGACAACTTTGTAGACAAGCAGACGGTCGCAGATGCGAGTATTGACGGCAACGCAAACGTCGGGCATAAGGATATTGTTTCTCTCGAAAACGAGATGAGCAAGCCACATTCTAAGCTGCTGGCGTTCAACAAAATCTACTACGAACTCAATAAGAAGTATGGACGTAAAGTTGCGAGGGAATGGCTAGAGAACGAATGGAACGGACATTTTTATCTGCACGATGCGTATAACGCAACGGAGAAGTCTTATTGTTTTGCTTATGATATCGCGAATATTGTTGAGCGTGGGCTATTTTTTATTAATAACTTCAACGCTACACCGCCACAGCATCTCACAACGTTCACAGATTTTATCGGAGAGTTCGTGAGTTGGACGTGTAATCGTTCTTCCGGTGCGGTTGGTCTACCAAGCTTCCTGATTTACTCGTTCTACTTCTGGCACAAAGATTGCGCGGAGAATTACGTCCTTCGTGACCCAGAGTATTATCGAGATCAGCACTTCCAAGAATTCATCTATCGCTTAAACCAGCCATTCCTGCGCGGCGGTATCCAGTCAGCCTTCACAAACATTTCGATCTTTGACCGCCCGTACCTTGAGGCGTTGTTCGGAGGCAAAGAGTATCCAGACGGCACGTTTATCATTGACTATATTGACGAGATACTGGAATACCAGAAGGCGTTTATGCGTGTGGTAAGTAAGATTCGAATGGAGAACATGATGACATTCCCCGTGCTTACATATGCGCTTCTTCGCAAGGACGGCAGGTTTGTTGATGAAGGCTTCGCTCAATGGTGCTGCGAACACAATATGCAGTGGGGTGACAGCAACTTCTTTATTAGCGACGACGTTACAAGCCTCAGCAACTGCTGCCGCTTGGTTTCAGACGTAAAGAACCTCGGTTACTTCAATAGCATCGGTGGCACAGCTCTTGAGGTGGGTAGTGTGAAGGTTAATACGATCAACCTTGCTAGACTCGCGTATGAATGTGATACCACTGAAGAATATATGGAAGCTCTGAGCGAGAAAGCGTTGCTGTGTATGCAGGCTCTTGATTGCGTAAGGCATATTATTGAGCGCAATGTGGAGAAGGGGTTATTGCCAAACTATTCTTTGGGAATCATGCACATGGATAAACAGTATAATACAATCGGTATTATTGGGCTGTACGAAGCCCTTCAGAAGTATGGGTTTACCATTACTGATGAGTTTGGTAACACGACGTACACAGATGCGGGGTTGGAATGTGCAACGGATGTTATGTCTGTGCTCAACGAGGCCAAGGCTGCATTCACTTCAGATAAGTCTTATATGGTTAACATCGAGCAGATCCCCGGTGAGCGCGCGGCAGCGGTACTTATGCAGAAGGACAAACTCCTATTCCCAAATGAAGCATACGAGCTGCCTTTGTATGGTAATCAGTGGATTCCACTTGGTGTAAAGACAACACTATATGAAAAGATTCGACTGAGTGCGATTCTTGACAAAGCGTGTAATGGTGGTTCGATCATGCACGTAAACATTGACGCACCGTTCAAGGACTTTGACACTGCGTGGAAGATGTTAAATTATGTCGCCGATGCTGGCGTACAGTATTTCGCCTTTAACCTCAGAATCAGCGCTTGCAAGCATAATCACGGATTTTATGGTAAGACATGCCCTGTGTGTGGTGAACCAATGGAAACGACTTACCAGCGTATCGTAGGATTCCTCGTTCCTACAAAAACATATTCCAAAGAGCGCAAAGCGGAGTTCGCGATGCGAGACTGGTTTGACGTTGTTGGAGATGACCTCAAATGAGGGTGAGCGGCATTGTAGTTGAGGATTTTGTCAACTATAAGAAGCCAAGTTTGTTCATCGGTTCTGTATCATGTGACTTTAAGTGTTGTAAGGAGGGCGGGTTTCCGCCCTCTGTTTGTCAGAACCATGACCTGTTCGGCAGCGCTTATAACATTGATGACAAAAGACTCTATCAACTCTATCAAAGCAACGACATCACAGAAGCTGTCGTGATCGGCGGCCTCGAACCGATGTTGCAGATAGACGAGGTGCTCGCACTATTGCGCACGTTCCGGGACAATGGGTGTATGGACACCTTTATTATTTATACGGGCTATTACGAGCATGAAGTGAATGACCAAGTGCGGCGCCTGTCACAGTACCCAAACGTGATTATAAAGTTTGGGCGATATATACCAACGATGTGTCCTCGGTTTGACGACACACTTGGCGTAGACCTAGCGTCCGGCAATCAATATGCAAAAAAAATCTCATAAATACAGGAGATAATGTTATGACAGAGACAATGATCTTAATCCTCGATATTATCACAAGTGTGCTTATCATCTCTATCATGCTTAAACGAATCCTTCCACATAAAATCAAACTCAAATACACCGTTGAGGGTGTCAGTTCAGTTGCCAAAATCCGTGAGGGTGACTGGATTGATCTTTATGCCGCGGACAGCGTGCGTATTCAGGCGGGCGATTTCAAGCTCATCCCACTTGGCGTAGCGATGAAGCTGCCGACCGGTTATGAGGCTCACGTTGTGCCGCGCAGTTCCACCTATATGAAGTACCATGTGATTCAGGCTAACTCCATGGGCGTGATTGATAATGCTTACTGCGGCGATCTGGATGAGTGGAGATTCCCGGCCTACGCCACCGAGGATACGTTCATTCCGGCCGGTGATCGCATCTGCCAGTTCCGCATTGTACGCAAGCAGCCGAGTATAAAGTTTGATGTAGTGAGCACGCTAGGAGGGAAGAATCGTGGCGGATTCGGTAGCACTGGGCGCAGATAAGATGGTACTAAGCGTTAAAGATATTAAGGATTATCTCGGTATTGGAATTAACCAAGCATATGCGTTAGCAAAGTCGAATCAGTTCAAAGTAGTATACTCCGGTAAGCGGATTATCATCCCGCGCAAGGCATTTGAGGACTGGCTAAATTCATAAATATACAGCGCACCTTCGGGTGCGCTTTTTTGTGCCTCAACGAGTGAGCATAGGTGACGTAGTGTACAAGGGGTGATGTTGGTAGCAATGTTGGTAGCAATCATGGGAGTGAAACGAGGTGATGTGTGACATATACGAGTGATGCAAGCCATCAACAAAGCCCATTATAAGTGGATAAAAGTGAACAGTGATGGTTTGTAGTGTTGGCATAGACGACCGTTCGACTCCCCTCACCTCCACCAAATAAAGCACCACATTATACAAAATGTGGTGCTTTTTCTATGTTTGCTACACTATATATGGTGTATGTGCGAATGGCAGTAATTTCTGGTAGCAATTTTGGTAGCAATTTTGGAGCTGACGTGCTACACTGAACGTGTTGGTAGCAATGGTAGAAGGAGGTAGCACAAATGGCTAGAGAAAAAATTGCCGAAGGAATCTCGTATGACATCGACCGAAAACTGTATTATGTTGCATTTACATACGGTCGAGACGGTAACGGGAAATTTATCCGCAAGTACAAAACCTACTCAACGTTAAAGGAGGCTAGAGCGGCCAAGCGTGAATTTGACGCTAATAAGGATCACGGGGATACTTTGTCGCCGCGTAGGATTACTCTAGGAGATGTAATTCAGGAGTGGCTAAAAACAGTGGCCCAACCAAAGATAGCGCACACGACTTATTATGGATATGAACAGATCGTGCGCAATCATCTGCTCAAAGATAAAATTGGGAAGCTCCCTATACAAGACATCAAGGCGCGGGACATCCAACAATACTATGCGCGGGCGTTGGAGAAGCTTAGTCCTAATACGGTTATTAAGCACTACAACCTGCTTAGTTCTATATTTGACTACGCGGTGATGATGAAGTATGCTTACCGCAATTATGTGAAGGAGACGATGCCACCTAAAAAAATTGTGAGCGAACCAGACATCTATACAGCCGAACAGTTGCAAACGCTTTTCAGAGCGGTTAAGGGCACGTGGATGGAGCCAGTTGTTTTTATTGCAGGGTATTTAGGGCTACGCCGCGAAGAAATATCTGGCCTGAGATGGAGTTCGATAGACTTCACAAACAATACCATCTTAATATGTGACGCGCGCACGTCAGCCGGTAGTACCATTATAGAAAAGGAGACTAAAACTAGCTCGTCGTATAGAAAGCTTCAGATGCCTAGCACGCTGCGGGAAGTTTTGCTTGGAGAAAGACAACGCCAGGAAGAGTGGAAGGGCATTTATGGAGCGCAATACCACAACGGCGGGTACGTTATACAGCACGATGACGGAAGACCAAGACGCCCCAATTATCTATCTGCAAAGCTTCAGCAGATTGTGAGCAAATACAATCTTCCGCATATTACGCTGCACGGATTGCGGCACACATTTGCGTCGCTTGCGAATCAGAGCGGAGTGACCCTTTTTGATACCAGCAAGGCTCTCGGTCATAGTTCGCCGGACATCACCGGACGTATTTACACACACCTCCTAACGAATGTGCAGTCAACTAGTGTGGCGGGCGTATCACAACAACTTGATAATCGTAAAGAAGGGGCGCAATAAGCGCCCCTTCTTTTTTTTTGTCCGGCGGGTGTGCCAAGTCCCGCATCTCTTTTGCCCGCAACGGGGTGTAGAAGCACATCTCTACCTCGGACGATTTATTTTACTAGTGCCTCATTAAGCTTGCGAACCTCATCCTCGACCATAGCCTCTAGCAGATCATAATCAATGTTTAGGTTCTGAGCGGCCAGCAAATTCATGACGTATTCCTTACGCTTGGCGCCAAGCTTCTCGCCGGTCTGAGACTGGTAGAGCTGTTCAGCGGCGTTAACGGCCACCTTGACAAGATTCATAATATTCTCGCGGTCTGCTTTAGTGGTGCGGGCGTCCAGCCATGTCTTAACGCGCGGCAGCACAACAACCGCAATGATAGAAATAATAAGGGAGAGCAAAGCCTCCGCAATCGGTGTAATATCAACCTGCATACGTATCCTCCTCATTGTCATCAGGGCGGGCTTTATACCCGTACTTCTGAATATTCTCACATTTTGCCTTCCACGTGTACCAGCTTATTACCGCAACGGCGGGCGCGGAGAACACACCGGCAAGCCCAGCTGCATCAGTGCGATCCCACACCAACCAGCCGAGCAGCACGACGATCTCCAGCGCGCAACACACGCACAGCACAGACACCAGCACAACCTTGGAAGTCTCTGGTTTTCTTCTTCTCCTTTTCTTCTGCGCGGCCGCCATTACGACTGGCGCGGCGGTTGCTGTTGTAGAGAGCCTACCTCGTGCTCTAGAACCATAATGCGCGCCTCGTGGTTGTTAATGGTGTTATACTGAGCTTTCTGGTCGATGCGAATTTCATCCACGCCACGCTTAATGCTGTCGATATCGGCCTGCATCGTTCCTTGATCCAGCCCGTTCTTTTTGGCGTCAGACCTTTGATTACGGTTATATACTAGCCATGATAGAGCAAATCCACCAACCCCGCATACGATAGAAATCAGCACTGTGAGTTCAACTGTCATCGTCATCCCCCTTACCAGGGCAACGCACCCAACTTCGCGTTGGTAGCCTTGCCGTAAATCCCATCGGGCTTCAACCCAACGCTCTCCTGAAACTTGCGCACAGCATTAAGAGTCTTAACGCCGTATATACCATCAGCCGTGCCGGGGTCATACCCCAGCTCTTTAAGTTTGCGCTGCACAAGAACAATGCCTGCGCTCTTGTAGCCATGCTTATACACACACGGAGTGCCGCCCTGACCGGGGCAACCAGCAGACTTGTAGCTGGCATACCAGTGGACGTTCACGCCGCGCACGTCAACATGGATATAATCATCATCGGCGTGGTACATGCCAACACCGCCCTTGTAGCCATGGTCAGCCATGAACTTCTCGGTATACACAGCAAGGTCGGCCGCATTCACTTTTTTGCCGCCATACACCACGCGGAAGTCCGCCGCCCGCCCGTAGCGATGCTGAGAGCCAGCAGCTCCACCGACCGCCGCGTTTAGTTCGGTTGGGCGATACCCACCGTGCGGTGTAAGAACGATGGTAGCGCCGGGATAAGTCTTGCGCAAATCCTCGCGCATTGTCTCTAACAGATCAAGCAGCTTCTTCTCGACTAGCACCTTGCCATTCAGCGCCTGCTCAGCCTCAGAGTAGGTGTACGGGCGCTTAGTGCGCTTGTTGGTTACATTTGTATAGTTTGCGGGATCAAAAAATTCTTTGCGTTTGAAGTGTGGGGACAGATGTTCTTCATAGTCAAAAGACACACGATTCAACTCCTCTCTTTTGATTAGTCGGGTTCCCGGATAGTAATACGCCAGTATCTCCTTGTAGTTCTTCCCCGCTCTCGCCATTGCCCGCGCACCGGTCTGCGACATACCAACGCCGTGGCCGCTGACCTCCGTGGTCGTATCATATGGATCGTCAAAGCCGCGGTAGTAGGGGAGGTCGGTACCCCAGCGTTCGAGAGAGCTACGCACACGACCGCCATTTGAGTTTGTGTATTTGCAGTCAATCGTGGTGTTATTATACGCCAGCACCCAGCCAGCGGTTTCGGCCACTGCCTGATCGCTGCGGGGATGACGCGGGCGGGATTTATACGCTTGGTCGCGGCCGGAGGAGTCCGTTACATCATAGCTGAGGTAGCGGTTTTTGTGCGCACGGTACATCGCGTAAGTGCGGGCAGCTACTGCCTGCGCCTTTAGAGCTTCCATATGATCGTACCCGGCGCGCACCTCGCTAGGCACGACGTCGCGCAAATATTCCTCTAAGTCTAAGTTCAGGACTTTACCATAGTCCGGGTTATCTTGACGACTAATTTTTACTCTGATAATCATAACTATTCCTTTCGTACTTGATTGATCGGTTACGCGGTGGCTTCAGTCCACTGAGACACACCAGGCTCCCATACATTCCCTGCCACGTCAGAGATCCAATGCTTGCCATTGTGTGAAACCTTGGCGCCCTGGGCGTAAGCGTTGTGCGCGCCGGTTGGCTGAATCCATGCAGGCCATTCTTCGGTAGGATCAGAAATTTCCGTCCAGAGGGAAACGGCGGCACTGGGTGTCCATGTGGATTGAGAGGTGTGGGGCTGCACGCAGCGGTAGAGCTTACCACCAAAGCGGCGAATGTCGCCCTTAATATAGGCAACACTGTCGGCGCTCCATTCGTCAAAAATAGCAAAAGGCTGCTTAAAAGCAACCTCATCAGGTACATATCGGTTGGTGAGCTGCATGGCTGCGCGGATAGCTTTGGCCTGTTCTACAAGGTCGGTTCTCATACTGGATATCTCCTTTCGGATGTGATATGATAAAAAGGGGGTGATGAAATGAAGCAAATTGAGCAAGAGATTATTCAGAAATATCAGGTGCAAAGGTCTATTAAAGCTACATGGAAGTCGCTACGTGGCACTGTATCCGAATCATTCGTCCGCAAGGTGCTCATTTCGCACGGCCTATATAGCTGTGAAACTAGTGATTATATCCAAGAGCTTTACGGTCGCGGATACACACCACGGGAAATTGCCAAGCAACTCAATATTTCAAGAGCATCCGTGAATGCCAATTTGCCGTACACAAAATGTGTCTATAAATTTGAACCCAGCACTAACGCGCAAACGGTGCGTCGGTGCCGGGCAAAGAAATCGAATGAAAATGATGAGAGGCCGTGCTTATGACACGACCTCTTTTGCTTTTGTCTCGACACCAAGCGTTTCAAGTGCGCTTAACGTCTCGTTCTCATTTTTGATATACGCCGCGAAGGCGTCCACATCAGCCACCAATCCCTGAAGGTCGGTCGCCCAGAGCAGGACGCCAATCGCCGGAGTGGCACGGATGCCGGGTAGAATGTTACGCACCGCATACGGCGTAATAACCGTCTGCGGAATTTGCGGATTATTGCTGAGCTGCGCAATAGTCTCGCGTGACTCAGCGTTATTCACATCCGCAATAATAACCATGCGAAGATCTCTTTCTTCCATAAATTCTCCTTAATTCATCAAATCGGCAAAAGACGAAATAAAAACGGTGCCGATAGAACCATCAGCGCCATTTGTTGTATTTACGGTGTATGGGCCGTATGTCCCGCGAGTACCACCGTGCCCACCGTTGGCATGAACCGAGCCGTTGTTGGTATATGTACCACCATAAACGATAGCAATAATGCCGCCACCACCTCCACCACCTCCGCCGGAGGCGTACACATTATTCGCGTAGGCGCTTACCCCGTTAGCACCATTGCCTCCGTCCGCTGTGATAGCACCAGTTTCGCCAATGATAATGTTCCCCTTAACAAATAAATAAAAAGCGCCGCCTCCATAAGCGTCGCCCGTTTGGCCGTTAGAGACTACATAGATACCATTAGGATCATCATCACTATGTTTCCAATTAATTGCTCCACCGGAGCCACCGGGGCCAGCGCCACCTTGGCAACGCATTCCTGAATGAGAACAAGACCCGCCAACTCCATACATAACTACCTGATTGCTGGTGGTCGGAGCGGGGTACGGCATTGTTGTTCCCGCAGGAGGACGAGGCTCACCGCTACCTCCGTTGTAACCGTAATAATAGTATGACGATGACCCTTGCCCGCTGCCAGCAGCACTACCTCCACCGTATCCGCCGCCAAATGTGAATCCGTTGCCGCCAGTGCCAGGCAGCAGACTGGCAGTTGTGCCGTTACCGCCAGCGCCACCTTTACCTCCGATTAGCTCTCCACATAAAGAGATGTATTTGGATTGAGCGTGTAAGGATTCGTTGGCATTTAGCAGTGGGGCGCATTTGTCAACAGAAATCGTGCCATTCAGTATAAGGTCGCCTTGGACTGTAATAATTAATCCGTTGCATCGATGTGACGGTCTGAGCACTGCGCCTACTGGAATGGTTAGTGATTTATATTGCTTAAAAATTTGTCCTTCATCAGATGTAACATCGAGTTCAAGTGTTTGATTTTCGGATAATGCTAAATCTCCGTCAGAGGCATCTCCATACCAAGTGCGCAGATTTGATCCGCCGAGCGACGCACCTATGATCTTAGATTGACCTGCTGTTCGTACTGTTCCTGGTCGAGTCACGTTTTATCACCTCTTTATAAGTCGAGCAGGTCAGATATGGATTTTACAAGGATGACGCCGATAGCACCGTCTTCGCCCTTCGTGGAGCCAAATGGGGCAGCGATATTAGCCCCACCACTCCCACCTTCGGCACGCAATGACCCAAGGTTTGAGATGCCACCGCTATATACCAGGGCAATAATTCCTCCGCCACCGCCACCGCCAGACCCGGTGTATGCCGTACTACCTCCGGTATACCCGGTTCCGCTATAAGAGGGAGTGGCATGGACTCCAGCAGCGCCATTCCCACCACAAGCCGAAATTATACCCGTTGCACCGATCGTTACCTGCCCCATGACAAAAATCCAGATTGCCCCACCGCCAATCGCGTCTCCAGCGTTACCGTTAACTCCATATTGGTTATAAATGCCAAAGGCGCCAGATCCACCCGGACCAGCGCCGCCTACATAAAAATATGGATGATCTGATGCCATGCTGTTATAACTCGAACCTCCAGTTCCGCAAAACACAACACCACGCCCAGATGGATAAGGGATTGTTGTGCCGATTGGGGGGCGCGGTTCGCAACTTCCACCAGCATCAGAACCGCCACCGCCTCCGCCGCCATACCCGCCGCCCAGTCGGAACCCTTGTCCGCCAACGCCAGCCTTAGAACTATCCCAACTGCGCCAAACTACTGCTGATTCTGATGATGTTTGACTTGCACCGCCACCAGCATTTCCGTTTCCGCCTTTACCACCATTCAGTGTCCCGCACAGCGCAACATGCAGTTCTTGTGTCGCCGCTGCCTCGTTATCGTTCAGTAGAGGCGCACGCTTGTCCATGTTAATCGTACCGTTAAGAATGAAATCTCCGCTTACGAGCCAGACCATGCCGTTGCATCGGCCAGAAGTCTTCACTGTCGCCCCAGCCGCGATATTCACGCTGCTGTAATTTTTGATGATTTGTGTGTCTTCAGACGGTACATCAATAATAAAGGTCTGACCAGCCGCTACATTCAGCGCGCCGTCAGACCCATTACCGAAGTATCCATCATTGGCAGCACCAGCCGCCGTTCCTTTTACATATGTGCGCCCAACTCTAGTCAATTTTTCTCACCTCGGTCACGATAAGCCGGAGGGTAAGAGGCTGGGTTGGTGCCGCGCCAGCAAACAGTGTCACGCTGCCCGCGGCAGGATCAAGGGCGTTGAGCGCGTACTTACCCTTATCGGCATCAGCTAGCACGAGTTCCACATCTGTATCCGTGCGAATCGCCGCGTTGGTGATCGTGGCGGTATACCGCATGTTTACCGCGTCCTCAGTCCAACTTGCGGCCTGGATTGTCACGGTTGTGTTCAGCACCTCGCACCGCACACCGATCGTGCCAGCAAACAGGGCATCGGTATTCGCTTCCTCCTGTGTCAACCGCTCATTGAGTCCATCGGCGTCAACCAGCGAATTGATAATGCCGTCCTGTATCGCGTTCAGATGCTCCGCGGAGATGGAAGGGGAGACGCCCTCCACAAACGCGGGGTCATTTTTATTGACGAAGTTAACCTTCGTATATTGATCCTTAAAAGCCACTATATCACGCTCCTTCCGTGTCTACGCCAAGCGTTCGCAGCGCTTGTTTCATTTGCGATTCTTCGGGTTGATCTGCACCAGACTCTTCCGGTAAGGAAAGAGTCATCCCAGTTAGTTGGGAATACTCTGCAACTTGGAGCGCGTCAATCTCAATCAAGTTGATACGTTCTCCGTTTGAATTGCTTACAATATATACAGCCATATCCTTACCTCACATTGCAATACGAATGACCAATGCACCCGGATGCGCGTTCACCAGCGCGTTGCCGTAGCCGCCGTAGTCGCCCCCCGCGCCGTAACCTTCGCCGTCGCCGTTGTCAACCCCGCATCGCCAGTGCAGCCAGCCGCCTTCCCCGTGCGCATATCCGTTGGACGTACCATCTGCGCCCGCTTCACCTGCTTTGTCTTCATCCTCGAAACGGTACATTTTGCTGGTGCTCGATACGTTCATTACGCCTCCATTGGCGGTGAACACGCCTCCAACCGTCGTATTGCCGCCGTTGCCGCGCGCGTTCTTCGTCGCCCCTGCCCCGATCGTTACGGCTTGCTGTCCGACGGCAAATTGCACACCGAGCACCTTGGCAGAAGATGCGCGGCACATAACGCCGCTGTAGTCAAATGGTCCTCCGCCAACGCCCCAGAGGTCTGCGGTATAGGCGTTGGAAAAATTAAGCGTGCCAGAAGTATAGAAAACCGCCTCCCAATAAGGCGTGCCTCCATAGAACTCAATATGCCACCCTGTCCATTTGCCTGTATAAGTAACAGATGGCTTTGCGTCTGCGCTGGCTCCGCCGACGACGGCAGTACCAACTAGTCGTTGACCATTTTTTGTGTATACGATGACGTCCTTGGCGACATCCTGTGCCGTGCCCGTTGCATCAGACATATCAATAATGGCGGCTGTCTTTGTTCCAACTGCCATAGCATTAGTCGTTCCTACCATTCATTCACCTCCAAAGGATGATTGTTGGAATTATTATCGCCGAGGTTGGTTTCTCTCTCGCGTAGATTTTTACCCCGTCGTCCGAGGACTCTGCAACCGGCGCAAAGTTGCCGCCTGTGGCGTCGTCCATGTTAAAAATGACCTCAGGCACCAGAGATGCCGTGATGCCGGTAACGGGCACAATCGCAGCTGCGGTATACATCTCCGTCGTTGAGTCATCCGCCCATAGCGATGCGGGTACATTGACATTGCTGACAATGACGCGCCCATACGGATCGCCGTCGTTGGTGGTGAGGTATTGAGCATTCTCATCAATGCCGCCGGACTGCACGAGCGCGTCGTAAACGGACTGCGGCAAGGTATATATTTTATAATTAGGCACCTGTGTCTCTGTGAATGCCATGCAATCCCTCCTTAAATGCGTTCATAATAAAAGCCATCACTCGCTGTTTTTCCATCAGGGTAGGCGCGAGGTGACGGCGAAGTAACATAACCAACGATATTAATCGCTGTGTAAGGCGTGGCTGGAGCTGTGAAAGATGACGTCCAGCGCGCGATATCTGAAATGCGGAACTCATCGATATATCCTTTGTAGTATTTTATTCCGTTGGCGTAACGCCCGATGGTACCAAGTGTAGCTGTGCTTAGGATGCTTTTAGTTGACGTCCATGTAGCCTGTTGCACGCCGTCACGGAAAGTGTAGTAAGTGCTGCCGGAGCGCACAACTGCCCGATGCACCCACTGCCCGGTGGTTAATGCACCCATGGTTTTACTGTCCGCAATCGTCCAACCGCTGGCACTGTCGGTAACATATGCGTATTCATTGTTTGACGATGATTGATAGCCCAGCAAGATGCCGCGGTCGTTATTGTGTATGCCATTCGTCTGGTTGTATATACAGGCCGCATTCACTTTCGTCTCAATATATTCCCACCAGTCGATTGTCCAGTCGGCATTTGGATTGAATACAGATTTAACAGTAAAATCAATCCATGCGGTGCTCCCGTTAAAATAGCCACTCTTTCCGCCGAACTTCGACTGTGCGTCGGATGTGGTGACTCCCTGCGATACCAATGCCACATCATTTCCGCTCACGTCAGTTACGCCATCGTCAAATTTCAAGAGGAGTTTTGTATTGGCATCGCGCGTACACTTGCGCCACACATATTCCACGTTGTTGGGCGACACCGTTGTGATAGCAGAGGCTAACGTTGCCCGAATAACATCCGCGCTAGACTCTATAATGCTTGTCCAACCAGACGTATTTTGATTGGTGCATACATCACGTACACGCTTCCAGCCCGCAGAAGTTCGCAGGTAGATAGCTGGTGGCACATTTAGCACGGTGACGCGAATATACCCAGCGTGACCGAATTGGCTTGCACACGCAGTGTCGCCGTTGATTTCCGGGATGGCTTCAGAGCCAGCCTTTGTTAGACCATCCGCTAGATACTGCGCGCTGTTGAGCAGACAGCCAGACGGATAATTCTGCGCCGAGGTTTGTGCATACACATAACCAGAGCCACCGCCCGCCTGTTTGGGTAGCGATGTATCGCTGTCACTATATGTCGAAGTTGCGCCGCCGCCGTACCAGCCACCACCAGCGCCCGTACCTGAATACTTATAGTTTGTTGAACTCGGAGAAGAGGACGCGCCGACACCGAAAGCTCCATTTGTGCCAGCAGCAGCCGCCTTACCAGCAAAGGAAGTATTATACCCGCCACCGGACTCACCTCCGCCAACGTACCCCGCGTTGCCGTTGGTAGCACCACTGCCACCGCCCGCGACGATAACACGCGCGTAGAGGCTCTTCGCCCCGATGCGGATGTCCGTGCCGCCGCCACCACCGGAAGGAGTTGTGGTTGTGCCGCTGTAGTAAACAACCTTGGCCGAACCGCCGCCGTTGAAGCCGCCAGCGTACACGTTGCCAGCAGATGAGCGTTTGTAGTTCTCAAAGTCCTCGCCCATACCACCAGCATATAAATAGAGTTTGGTCGTGTCTTGTAATGTCAGTGTACCGCACGAATAACCGCCGCGGCCGCCAGACGTATTTTGGTAATAGCCGCCAGAGGCACCCCAGCATTCGAGCTTGTATGCGCCACGTGGGAGAGTGATCGGAATTGCAGCGCCGGAGTAATTGCATTCCAGGACTGTATTAGGGGAGGCTGATAGTTGTTCAGGGGCGCCGTTTGTAATATCATATTTCTGCGCAGTGCCCAGCCCGTAATCAGCAAGGTTGTTGGGTACAGCAAAGTTTCCAGTCCAGCGCGCGCCGCAGCATACCCGAAGATGCGCAACATACCCCGAATAGTACCCGCTCGTGAACGCACACTTTCCGACCGATAACAACGTCGGCCACATGTAGTTTGATGTGGCGTAAGTGACAGCGTGCTGAACACCATTGATATAGAAGTAGCAGGTGCCACCGCGCTTTACGATCGCGTAATGGTTCCAACTGTTGCCGCCGATACCATGGTAACTAGTTGGGCCACTTGCATACCCACTGCTGCTTGTAGCAACGCTCGGTGCCGAACAAATGCTCCTGCCCTGTGTCATAATATGGCAGTAATACCCACGCCCTGATGTTAGGTCAGATCTCCATTCTAAGACGGTATTCCAATTGTTGTAATTGCTCACAGAGTTTGGCTTACACCACCAGTCGATGGTAAAGTCGGCGGCCTTGCCGCAGTAAAGCGCAGTGGTGAGCACAGATGATGTGCCATTAAAAAACAGCGTATTCTGCCCAAGAAATGTTGCATCCCCACTTGTGGAGATGTCAGTTTTCGTGAGATTGTGCCCGTAACGATCTGTCACGGTGTCACCTACAAGCTCAAAGAGTTCGACTGGGGCGGATGTAACATCTTCGTACTGCGCCGGGGTCATAGGCGGGGCAAACGGGGCGGTGTATTTTGCGCCTCTCAGGATACACACACCAGCGAGATCACCGTAAAATTGGTGCGACGCAGCGACGCCATTCCATTGTTGGCCGTATCTGATAGAGGCCGGTATGGAAAGTGCGACGTTCATCGTCCAGGTTTCGAGAGCATCACCGTTTACGTAATAGGTTACGGTACCACCGCTTCGCACGAAGGCAATGTGGTACCATGTTGACGCAGCAAATGCGTATGAAGCACAGTTATGTGATGTGGATGTTGTACCAAGATCAAAATTCAGTTTATTCGCCGTGCCAAGATATATGAATAAGTTGTTGGACGTTGGACCATTGATGATGGTTTGTTCGAGCCCTGTTTTTTCGAGTTGCATCCAGAACTCAACAGTAAAGTCCTCGTCAGCAGCTATCGTCGTGGCCGGATTGCCATCTTCGAGATAAGACCATATTGATGATGATGTGAGATCAGAGTCAGTGTTCAAGCTGTAGAACGCTGGTATGGCGGCATTCATCGACGCTGTGATCGATGTATAACGGTAAGCCACATCATACATAGTATCTAGGGTGGGGAGGTCGTTGTCCTGAGCGACCAACCTCCCAACGTATGTGATAGGAGTGACCGCCATTACTCGCCCTCCTCGATGATAATATACAGATCGCCGGGCACACCAAGATTGTTAGATGGTGCCCCGGCGGTATGCGCAACGTAGAGATGATTCTGTTTTAGTGTACCGGTGACGAGCTGCCCGCCGACACCAGCGGTCTTTCCTTCAATTATGTCGGCCGCTGTGGCCGTGGCGTCAGATGTGTTGATTTCTGTCGTAGCGTATTCGGTCAGCACGCCTGAGATGCGCTTTGAGCCGAGATAATAGGCCATGCGGCCACCTCCTTATCATTCTGTGTAACGGTATATGGTAATCGTTGTTGCGGCGCTTAGACCCGTGATGTCTGACGCTGTGTGTGTATGCGTCTTACTCGCGAACTTCTCTTTTATCAACGCCCACAATGTTCCCAGCCCTGTTTTGTCTAAGTAAAAGTAACGCGAGTCTGGAGGAGAAGGTATCGCCATAAGCTCACCTCACTCACACACAGATGGACTTGATTTCGCCCTCTGTTATTTCCCGCAGCTCGGACGTTTGCAGATACGTAGACAGGTCAATCGTGCCTGCCAGCACGTCCCATGCAGTACCATTCCACGCTACGTTGTCACCGGCGCGTACCCCATGTAAGGTATTAGCATTTTCGATATTCCACACGTCGCCAACAACGTTACCAGTCTTGGGCAGATCAGAGTAGCTCGTCTTTGTGCCTTTATAATGAAGGACGGACGAAACCATGGAGTTAATCTCGGTCTTTGTGTACGCGTCCGTGATCCCGTAGCCAGCAAGAGACGTGGCGGGGGACTGTTTCGCCGCAATCTTCGCGCTCAGATCTGTGTTAACGTCATAGAGAGCGCCAGCCGTAGCCGCTTTCGTATCATCATCCGTGGCAGCGATAGCAAGTTGGACAACGCCCTTTGCGCTTGCGGAAGCATCGTCAACAGAGATGGTCGCGCCAACCACCTTCACGTTGTTGCCGATCTTGACGCCGCCCTTTACGGTCGAAGTTGCGTCGGGCAACGTATATGTCTCCGGCACCTCACTCGCAGTGATGAAGCCGGTATCATTTGTCAAGTCACTAACCTTAGTGGGTACAACGATGTTGGCCTTGCGCGTCGTGGCGTTGACCGAAACATCCGTCCCGTTTTTCTGGATGCCGACGATCACATTCTTCTCTGCGTTGGAAGGTGCGTGCGGGGCGACGCTATGCGTGTATGCTGCGTCATAGTTACCCTTCAGCACATTGGTCAGATCATTCGTGGACAAACCCTTGCCGGTTTCCTTGTCCACCTTCGTAGTATCAGATGGGTGGACGTGATCGCCACGCGCGAAGGCAAGTTCCGTGCCGGTCGTCGCCGTGCCGTCCATTTTAGGCGTGGTGGTCGAGGCAGCAGCGCCTTCGGGGATGTCCGCGGTAGTAATAAAGCCAGCATCATTTTCGAGCTGGCTTAATTTCGTGATAGCGTTAATTAGCTTGCCGGTATCGTCAATGGAAAGACCAGCGCCGATGATGACGCCGCCGAGTAGGCTTGCTGTTGCGGCCGGTAGCGCGTACACCGTCTCGTCTTTTCCATTAATGGTGATAGCACCGTTCTTGGCGGAATTCGCCACAGCAGTAGCGCCGGTCTGGATGCCAGTCAGCTTGGTCAGAAGGTCATTGGTAAAGTCGTTGGTAGAAAGTCCCTTGCCCTCAACCTTGGCGACAAAGGCATTCTTAATCAACTGCCACACCAAGGCAAGTTGGTCTTTGCCTAAATATACTTTTTCATCAGCCATATGCTCATCCTCATTTCATGATCGCAAGAATTTCTGCACTTGTCATTGGTCGAGACTCCACGTCTGTAAGACGCGACGCCAATCCTGTAATTGCTCCGATTGGGTGCTGGTCTGGGGCATCCCTATTAGTAAGGTTCCTATGATCTCTCGACCCGCCAATTGCCTGCTCGGCTGCCTTGCGCGCGTCGGCTTCATACTGCTTGGCCTGTGCCTCACTCCTAGCTGCCGCGTCAGCACTGGCCTTCGCTTGCTCCGCATTGCTGCGGGACTGGTCGGCGTTGACCGCGCTGCGCTGTGCGGCGTCAATAGCAGAGGTGGCAGACTGCACCGCGTCAGATGCTGCCAACGTAGCCTGTGCGCCGGACTGCTGCGCGGATTGCGCGGCGTTGGCAGAAGATTGCGCACTTGCGGCCGCGTTGTCGGCGGACTGTTTTGCGCGCTCCGCATTGCTGCGGGACTCTGCGGCAAGTTCGTCAACGCTCGTCTTGATGCCATGAACATCGCTCAGTGTTGCTGAGGCTGCGTCGGCTGCTTCCTTGGCGGCTTGCTGAGATTTACTGGCATCCTGCGCGGCGGTTTGCGCAACCTGTGAGGCATCCTGGGCTTCTTTCGCGTTAATTGCAACGTCCGCAGCAGTCTTCGTCACATCCTCCTGCGCAGTCTTGATCTCCGCAAGAGCTTTTAGAGCGTCCTCAAATGCCGATGGGTACGCGTCCGCAATAGCTGGCCCATCGTCGCGCACATCGCCCACAATCATCTTGAACTCGTCTGAATGCCAAACAATGTCTTCATCGCCAACGATGGTGATATAGCCGCGGATGGTGCCCGCCTGTTGCGTGTGCTTGCGCTGCACGGTATAAACGCCGTCTGAGGAGAGGTTGACCACATCGGAGTAATCGCCAATTGTCAGGTGGAGAGTTGCGTTCATGCCAGCATAGCGCGGGATGTGGAACTCGATCTTCTCCCACTTGTTGTCACTGAGGTTGCACAGCTTAAATGTGTCCGGGGTTGGTGTTTGCCCGTTAAATCTGATTACCCGCATAACTCACCTCCTTTGTGCCGTGGCACGTTACACCACTTCTGTGGCGGATAGTTGGCCGTTATCGTCTATCGTAATCTTGAACTTTTTTGTGGAATTGGCGGTAGAGGAGACGAGGATGATTTCTTTATTAATCGCTGTTGCCTTTGCTAGTGCAGTGTTCGCGGTTTGCTGCGCATTTTGCGCGGCGTTTGCGATACTCCGTGCGTTGATCGCGATTTTCTGCGCTGTATCTGCGCCGCTGAGTGCAGTTACCGCATTGCCGTTCGCACGATTCACGCTGAGGCCAAGATCCCGCACCTGGTTTTCTAATTCCTGCACCACCGACGTCTTTGGGATGAACCTCTCGTCAATTTGCACCACGGCGTTGCCAGCGGTTAGAGAAGAGAGAAAGAGTGTTCCGGCTTCATCGTCTCCCATTCCGAAATATGTCCCCTTTTTAGGAAAGGTGACTCCGTGGATAAGAGCATCGTCCTTGTAGATTACTACTACCATTATTGGAGGCTCACTGCCACAGAAAACATAATCATGGTTTGTGTCATCAAGATCGTCACTGTTTATAGTTATAGAGGTACCGTCGCTATCCACAAGCGTTGCCCCGGTCAGCTCGCTTACGGTTGGTGTTAGGTCGCTAACTTTGTAGAACACATTGCTTTCACCTAGAGCAACAGACACCAATCCGTCGGTGTTACCATCCCACGTAATATGCAGAGCGTCTTCGTTGATGTATCCGCCCACAGCAGTTTGCAACTTACCGTCTGCGTCGCGCGTGATCGTCTTGTTATCAATCTCTACTTTTGCCCCGCCTGCGCCTGGCAGTATGAAATCAATGTGTTTATGCCCGTCAACATCAGAAACGACTGCGCTGGCAGTTTTGCCGTCCTTCACATCTACTGTTAGTCTACCGATGGCATTCGCTGCGTCCTGCGCGCTCTTACTTGCCTGCTGTGCGGAGGCGGCACTTTGCTCGGCATACCCTGCCGCATCACGAGCACTGACAGCCGCCGCGTCCACAAGTCGCGCCGTTGTGTAACGATCCGACGCCGTACCCTTGGCGTAAGTTTCGGCAGATGCCATAGACTGCGCAGCATCCTTGGCGGATTGCGCGGCGTTAGCGGATTCCCGCTCAGCGACACTGGCCCCGTTCTGTGCTTCGATCATGCTAGCCGCAGCGTCAGCAGCATATTGCCCTGCCTTCGACGCACTTTGCTCCGCCTGTTCGGCAAATTTCTCTGCTTCGGCAATTTTTGCAGCAGATTGTGCGGCGGCATCAGCGGACTGCGCAGCGTTCTGAGCTGAGGTACTGGCTGCGCGTGCTGCGTCGTCAGCAAGATCCACGCAGCTTGCAGCCCGCACGGCGGAATCACTGGCTTCGGATGCACTTTTTGCGGCGTTAGCCTCGGAATCCGCGGCATTTGCGGCAAGCAGAGTGGTGCGTTCCGCATCCGCTTTAGCCTGTGCAGCAGAGCCTTCGACATCGGTCTTAATGCCGCTAAACTTCAGCAGGTATTCTTCCAGCAGGTCAAGCTGCCCGTCCGGCAGATAATCCGCCACAATCTGGTGATCCACGACGGTGTACTTTGTCTCTGCTGTCTTGAGGATAACCTCCTGCTCCGCGTTCGCAAATTCCAGCCAAATATCTACGTCGCCGTCTTTATAGGTGTCCTCAGTGCGCAGCGTGTACGAGCAGAAGAGATGCTCCGGGAAGTCTTCATTATTAATGTAGTCCAGCGCGTGAACATTGCCCGCGCAGTCCATGTTGATCGTGTGCAAGGTGCAGGCGCAAGCCGCTAAATCAATACCGTCAATGGCAGTCGGTATCACGAATTGCAGTGTGCCCGCCCCAGTCTCGCGCTCATAAATAACGGAGGACTGGGTGCGAATCAGTTGTTTTCGCTCATTTACGAGATATATACTCATGTCCATTCTCCTTAACGATAGGCGCGCACCGCGTTGATGCTCATCGAACCCGTTTGACCAACCGGCATAGAGTAGCCCGTAACAAGATAGGTATCAACCGCCGAGGAAATCTCCGGGCGCTCTAGCGTTACGAGGCAGTTTACATCCATGTGATATATAGGCACCGAATCAATCGTCGTAGTTGTCAGCAGTGAGGATTTTTGTTGCAGCAGGTAGTCTGCCATCTCCTGACACTGCAAGTTGGTGTAATACGAGCTTTGCTCCTCGGAATAACTCTTGACACCGATACGGGCGACACTGGTGCCACTGCGGGCGTCTGTGTTCTGCGCAAATCCCTTGGCCTGCAAGCCATTGAGGGTAGCTCCTGTCACGGTGACAGAGTTGAATACATCCGAAAGCGGGAACTGGTACGACACACTCAACAATGAGTTTTCGGTCGTTCGGTAATGCCAAAGCACTGGACGGTCTGAGTTGTGGATGTCTGTGTTGTTGGGTTCAATGCAAAGCCGACCCGCTGCGTCATATCCAACGTTCGCGACCAGCATCTTCGCGATTTCTAACACGACGTCAGCAAATGTGCCTGTGGCTTCGATGCGCGAGGTATATGGGCATTCCGTTACGGGGATGTCGCGGTATTCAAGTTCTGTGGTCGTATATTCAGCGCCCGTAGCATCAAAGCTCGTGATGAGCTTGGTGTACGCGGCGGTCGTTGTGCGTCCTTGGTAGTAACTGCTGAGGATGGGAGGCATGGAGTCATATGGGATTCCATTGCCGCGATCCTTTAAGAGCAATTCCCGCAGCGCCACAAATAAATCGTCGCCTATATTGAGCTGATAAATGCCGTCCAAATTGCCGAACAAGCTGCCGTCCAGATAGCCCCATTTATCCACCAAGGATAGGTGCGTGGTGCGCTGAGTGGGGGAGTAGACCTGATCGGGATTGCTCACATAATACACGCCTTTGGGCACGTAGAAGGGCGTTCCGTCGTCTAGGTACAGCCCTTTGCTGATCTTAATCTGCTGCCCGAACCATATTTTGTCAGCGTTAACGTCGAAAGTTTGCGCCCAATTGTCCAGGGTGATGTCGGCGGTGCTGCGAATGCCGTTTTGGTACTGCACGTTGATGGTGCCGGATTGGATAGAATCCTCGGTAATATCAAAGGCAACCGAGCCATCAGGATTCAGCCACTCAATTTTCGTAGCCGCGATGTGCGGGCGTGTGATCTTGTCTAGGTATTCTGCATACCGCGCATAGTATGTATTCACACCGTCTTCACCACCCTTATGTCGCTTGCGTCACCGACTTCAACCCATTGCAGTGTAGCCGCGTATGGCTCTTTGGTAAGCCGAGGCTCGATCGAGAAGATAATGCCGCCGGACAGCTCGACCTCCCACACATGACCCTTGAGGTCTTTGAGGATTTTGCGGCGAGTGTCTGTCGTCAACGCCTGTATCGCATCAGCCATAGCCACAGTTTCGATATAGCGGCAGCGGTCGTCCATGATGCCAACCAGTCCCTTGAGCTGTCCGCTCATATGGTTGGCGGCAGAACGCTGAATGATTGGGTAGCGTCCAAATGTCTCCATCTGGTTAAAGCCCGTATTATTTGTCATATCACCCAACTCAAGATTGTAGTCGAAACAGAAGATCTCGTGCGGCACAAACAACGTAGGGTCGTCAGTTGGGTCGAGGGTAGTCAGAATCCACCCGTTCCAGTTCGGCATGAGCGTGTTGCTCCGCTTGTCCTCAGACATGTCGCTCTCGGTGCGGGCAAATGAATGATAGATATACTGTGTGTTGTTGGCGGCGGCATAGTCGAAGCAGGTGGCTTCCGTGCCCTCCGCCGTAATGACATACTGCATGGCTTCCTTGCCGACCTCTTGACGATAAATCGCCCAGCTCGTCGGCGGTGTGCCATCAGCCTTTAGGTTGCCGGTGCGCAGCGTGTTGTCGAACTTCGCCAGGAACTTACTCTGCTTGTTCCACACAGGCTCGTAATTTAAGTCCTCGGTTTCCGCGCCAGGCTGCGCCGTTGTAATCGTGATCCAGTCGCACCAGACGTGCGGCCCAAGAGTCAATGTTCCTTTTGCCATTAGGTCGCACCTCCAGTGTGCGCATATGCGGTTATGCTTGTTGTGGTTAAATAAAGCGTATACCAGTTATAACCGTAGTTCGGGGTTGGAATGATGGCGATCTCTTTGCCGTTTACGGTATAGACGAATTCACCAAACTTTGTCGGGTCGGGGTATAGGTCGGTCGCCGGATATAAGTCAGTGTTCGGCAGCAAGCCGTCCACCAGCCCTCGGTGCGTCAGAGTAAAGGATAGGGAGCCGTCATCCGCCTCGAAAGACAATAGGGTGCCATCGTACTTGGAATGCAAGCGCACCATCAATGTGTCGCCGTCCGCAAAATCCATGTCGGCATCCTCTGTGCTGACAAAGCTAATGCTCGCCCCGCCCTCCGTGCTCACACTATTGTGATCGGTAACAGGGGTGTTCGCCAGATATGAGAAGCCGTCGCTGCTGGGCACGCCTGTGATATACTTCATGTTGCGGCACTGCACGTAAACGGAACCATCGCGTTGCGGTGTCGCCTTGACGATACCGTTCGAATCCAGCGTTGTGTAGTTCACCGAGAACGGCAACGATGTGCTGACCTCAACACCGTCCTGCGTGGCGCAGGTGAGCTTCAGCACGTAATTTGTGCCCGCGATCAGTCCGTCATAAGAGTATGCCAACGCGCTATTGCCGTACTGCATACCCGTGTCGCGCACAACATCTCCCGCGATGAGGAGTTGCCATCGGTTCCACATTAATGGAATGTCCTTGCCGTGGCTGTATACCCCAGTCCATTGTGCGGAGCGTGCCGCCACAACAGATGGCCCTGTAATACTAACCGTAGGGGTGTCCTTGCAATCGAAGCACGACTCAAACGACTCGATGGCCTGAGCATCCGGGTCGCCAGCATCGTATCCATTCCAAATCTTGAGCGTCCACTTATATCCGTTTGCGTAACCGTTCACCATATGGTTTGTTACAGGCGAGGACGTGTCCTGCGTATCACTGGAAGACGCCGCAGGGGCTGTTGCTTCCGGCACAACGAGGGTCGCGGATAAAATCTCCGTATTTTTCACATCGCCAGACTTAATGGAGTCGGCTGGGATCTTAATAATATTGCTGGAACCAGTGAGTGGAGAGGTGAACTCGATGCGCATGTTGTAGACAGCGGCTTTGGTGTATTTCTGCGCCTCATTCGTAAAACCTACCGCAACAATAGGATTTGCGGTCGTACCAGTCCATGTCACGCCTCCGTCCGTTGAAAGTTGGATGGCGGACGCAAGCTCGGCAAGCGTGCTCTTAGCGTTCTGCGTCTCTTTATTCATAGTTAAAGACACGACGCTGGCCGTATCATCCAATGCGTATGCGGTGCAGGTAATGCCATTGCGGGCAATGACATTCACGGTCGCGGTGACAGTTTTCGTCGTTCCGGTCAGCGCGTTATCCGTATAGCTAAAAACATACTGACCAGCCGTGATGCTCCCGCCGACATAGAAATAAATCGACTTGTCTAAAATGGTATACGAGATGCGGTTATCTGCCTGTGTACGAGACGCGAGTTCGTCCGTTGATTCGGCTTTTTTGATAGAGATTGCAGCGTTGCGGCTGACTGCATAGGTCGGCTTATTGCCGGTTACAGTTGCGGTCATTGAGCTACCGGCTGCGATGGTGCCGGTAGACGGATTGAGTGATACGAGCGATTCTTCTAAAAACCCAGTAAATTTGCCGGTAACAATATCTTCGCTCGACGATTGAAAGTACCCGTTCAGCGGTTTGATCGTGCCCGCCGCAATCTTCACGACGTTCTCCTTGCCAGCTACCGCAGAGGTGAACGTGATCTTGAGTTCGTCGTCTTTGATGACGGCTGCCGTCACAGGATTGCCTGCCGTGCCAGTCCACGTAGCGCCGCCATCAGTAGACAAGCTAACGCCCGCTTTGATGTCGCCGGTTGTTTGTTTGGCTATGGGCATATTAAATCGCACCCACACCGTCTTGTTCGCGTCACCGATGTTGACGGACTCGTATTGCAGGGGCGCGACAGAGGAGGGAATAGGGATAGTTAATGGCACATAGTTGCCCGCCGGATCAGTTGGGTAAAAACGTTCGTCAAGCAACTTAACTCCGGTGTTGTATACTATTTCATTCAGCGCGGTGTTGCGGCGGATAATAACTTGGTAAGCGTCGATCCACGAAGAAGCATTGAGTTGCGCCACAAACGTGGATTCTTGCGTAGCATCTATGATTCCGCCAGATCCGCCTGCCACGCTGGACGGAAGCATATATGAGGGACGATATAGGATGATGCTCACCTCCAAGGTATTGCGATAAAAACAGTTAGCGTGTATAATATTCTCAGCGGGAGGGGGTATTAAATGAAAAATAATGTAGATCAGATGTATGCGCCGTTGTTACTCTTGAAAAAGATAACAGCTCGATACCCCAATTGTTGGGAATTGGTTGAAAAGCTTAGAATACACGACGATGTGAGTAGTAGTTATCCCGTGTGGGAACCATGGTGTTATATACCGATAGGCGGTACACTGGCAATCACACAAATGTACAACTTTAGTGACAGAAGCCAAGCCGTTGATGATGCCTGTGCCATGGCCGCCCTAGCCCCGTGGCGTCACGACAAAGAAGTTTTTGTTATGGACGAAGACACAGAGAATCTGCTTCTCGAACAGGACGATACAGAGATACCGAGCGAAGTGCTACTCCATCTGCCGTATATGTGTTTCTATATTCAATTTGCCACAATCACTGAAGCACATGGAGTGTTTGTCCACCTGGAAGACGATGTAAAAAATGGTGATAGGGAATTGCGCTTAGTGTTTGTAAGAAATGACGGAGAAGTCGGCACATATATGTTGCATATCGACGCACAAAACATTTCACATAGCATTGAGATGACTAAGGCGCAAGCTCGTAAAGTCGAACTGCGACACGCATTGCACTCGCACGGATATGTAAATATCACGTATCAATTACTGCAAGACGTTTTACAGCTTGTGTTGTATGTGTGCGCGAATAACGCCGATGTCCAACCAAACCCAGAGCAACAGTCAACAACTACGAACAGTAGAGTAATTAAAGACAGGTATGTTGAGATACGGAAGTGGGACGTCGGGGTACGCATTGGCGACGCCATCCGCGCTATGACGTCTACTCAGCCCGTAAATCATCAAGAGAAGAAGCCGGGCACTCACGCCTCGCCTCGCCCGCATATGCGGCGCGGGCACTGGCATTATTTCTGGACGGGTTCAAAGTCAGAGCCGAGTGAGCGTAAACTCGTATTGCGCTGGGTTGCACCTATGCCTATTGGTATTACCGGAGGAGACACACCCGTTGTATTGCACAGAGTCACCTGATGGTTTCGTCAAATACGTTACGCATAGAGATCACAGCATTAAAAGATGGGCTGCCCCACATGTCTACCCACACGGTTTCTCCAACTTCCAGGTCAGAACCAGTAGCATTTGGCAACAGCATATTCTGGTCATCACGCTCAGGGGATGTGCCCAGCCGCACTGTTGCGGTGCGGCGGGCATTGTCCACAGAAATGACGACGGCAGATTCGCGGCGTACCATGTTCTTGGTACGCTCTTTTATTAGCTCTGAGATGGGCTTCTTCAGAGCGTTGATGATGGTCTGCAAATCGTTTGTCATAAAACTCCTTTACTTCAAAAACGGGGCGGCTGCGGAGAGCTGGGTGGCGAACTGTCGCAGCGTCAAGTTGCCGGATTCGTCGCCTAGCTTGAGGCCGTTAATGATATACTGGATAGGCTGGAGCGCTTCGGGCACAGCGTTTGCCATGCTTGCAGCAGCGTTATGTACCTGAGCCTTTATCTGATCCGCCATAGCGGCGACGGGATTACCGTTGTGGATGATGTCATAGAGCTTCGCGGCGTCGGCTGCGTTAAAAACGACTTCCGGGGCACGCGGGGTGCCGTGCATCATGGCGGTGCCGGTCTGTGTGTTGACGCCACCATCGGCATAATACATGTTCAGGTTCTTGCCACCGCCGCCCGAACCGCCATATACCTTACCGGTCTTTTTACCGCTGTTCTTATCCTCTTCAATGATAATGTTGATCTCGGCATATTTGCTTCCTGGCTTCTCGTACTTGGACAGCGGTTTGCTGACAATCTTTGTTTTCGGTGATCCGTTGTCGCCTCCACCACCGCCGCCACCGCCACCTCCGCCGCCTCCACCAGCAGAGGAGATAGCCGCCGCCGCACTTGCCGCAGCACTTGCGATGGCACTGCCCGCGCTCTCGATCTTACCAGCTACGTCATACAGGTTCTCAATGGTTTCGTCGAACGCGAACTCCATCTCTTCAAGCGCTTCTATGAGCTTGTCGATATGCTCGACAAAATCTTCGTATGCCTTCTGTGCGGCTTCTTTTTCCAGTTCCAAACTGGCCTTGAAGCCTTCCATTTCGTTCAGCTTTTCCTGCTGGATATAGTCGCTCTGCGCGTCAGCACGCTCCTGCTCGGCGTCATATATCTTTTCAACAGCGTCCTGGATGGCTTGCGGATCAGCGCTCCACGTCCATTTGCCGTTGACGATCATGGCGATATTGCGGTTCTGCTGGGCGTTTTCCAGAGCGATGCGGGCGCGCGCCACGGCGAGATCCTGCACGGCGATGGCATACTTTTTGTTCATCAGCTCGTACTGAGCTTCGTACTGCTGGGTGATGTAGTCCAGCTTATATGCCTCGTCCGTGTTGACGGATTTAATCTGCTCGGTGTACTCGTTATAGGCAATGATTGCTTCGCGCTGGATGTCATCAAGAACACCCATAAGCTGGGCGTAATCCTCATCGGAGAATAAAGACTTGCGCTCTTCTTCGGATAGACCAATGTATGACTTCGAGGATGCAAGCTGTTTTGCAAGGTCGGTGCGTTGGTCGCGGAGGTTATTTGTCAGGTCATATTGCTTTTCGAGCAAACCGATGAGCGCTTCCTGGCGATCAATCTCGCCTTCGAGCCGTTCCTTTTCGGCCTCCCAAGCCTCCTTGGCGGCGTCCTTCTGCTTCTTGAGCGCTTTGATCTGCGCGTCTTGCTGAGACTTCCATGCCTCTTTCTGAAGGGAGTACATCTGCTTCTTGACTTTTGCCAGATCACTCTCAAGTTGCATGAGTTCTTCGGACTCGCTATCATAACCGAGCTTGCGCAAGCGTTCCATCTCGGCCTGGATCATCGCAGCATACTCGCGGTAGATGTCGTACTGCTTCTGCTGTTCGACACGCCATTCGTCGGTGTCTTCCCGCATTAAGTCCTGCGCGGATTTAGACATGTCGGCGCGGTGCTCAAGGATCTTCTTCTGATTCTTGTAGTCCTCCAGAACATCCTTTTTGCTGCTACCACCGCCACCGCCACCTCGCCTGGAACCACCGCCGCCACCAAGGCCCTTCTTGCCAAGGTTGTCGAGCAATTTCTTAATGTCAGCTACTTTTTTAGAAGCATTATTATACTGCTGTGAATAGGAAGCGTTAATGCCAGCAATTGCAGCCTGATTCGCAGCCTGCGTGACTGCATTCCACTCATTAACGATATTACTCAGATCGAGTTGCGCAGCAACCAAAGCGGACTGTAACATAGCCTCAGCCGCATCAATATGTCCATCCGCCGCGAGAATAGCAGCCTGACCGACATCGGTAAGAGCGCCGTCTTCGGTGTAAAATAGAGCAGAGACGCCCGGCACGATAGACTCAAGGTTCTCTAGCGCTTCCTGAACCTGATAGCTGTCTTCACCGTATTCTTCAACGGCAGAGTTCACAGCATCGAGAGCTTCGAGGAAGTCATCCCAAGCAGATGCGTCAGCCGCGTCCTGCATTTCCTCAATGAGGTCTTTGGCGTCCATGGTGCCGTCGGCAAAAGCCTCGATCTCGTCGGCAAGGTCGGGGAAGGCGTCGAGTAGCGTCTCGACGAACTCGCTGTCCCATTCCTCGAATGTGCCGTCGTTCAAGTCGTTGATGGCCTGGGCGAGAATATCTGAGTCGGAGTTGATGGAGGAGAGGGCAGTAGTAATTTCGTCGCGCCAGTTCGCGCGGAGGTTGTCCAGCGCGGCTTGATAGCTATCAATCTCGTTTTTAATCTGCTCTTCGTTATACCTATATTTTTCGTCGCGAGGATTTAGCTGCGCAAGTTCTTGTTGCTTCTGAGCGATAAGAAGACGGTAAAGCTCTGCTGTCGCGCCTTTAACGTTGTCGGTATAACCGAGGATAGCTTGACCGGCGGCAGTCCACTCGCCGTTTTGATCGAGCAGCAAATTCGTGACGCCAGGAATAGCCTTGTCGAGTGCCATGAGGGTGTCTTTCGCGACCACACCATCATTGCTGTATTCGCTCAAAGCAGAAGAGAGCGCATCACCAATGTCAGATTTATTTTTTGCAACGTATGCCTCGACCGGATTGACAATATTACTGGGATTATCATCTGGCGAATCAAGAGTCAGCAGACGATTATAGTTTTCGATAAACCAGTCAATGTCTACACCCACATCGGATAAAGCCTTGCGGAATCCATCGAAGTCTTCGTTATTAAGCTCGTCGGCGGTCAGCTTACCGCTTTTGGCAAGCTCCTTAATTTTGTCAACTTGATCTTTATAAGCGTCGCCATTAAGAATACCTTCCACGCGGCGATCTGTTGCGTCCTTACTAACCCAGTCGATCGCATCACCTAGCCACGACATAATATCTCTAAGATTGGTATTACCAATTTTAGAAAGATCTCCGCTGTAATGATCCCATATAGCCCAATATTGGTCGTCGAACTGTGCAACGATAGAAGCGGCCTTACTCTCGATATTTTTCAGATATTCTTCGTCATATTGAGCTAACTGTCTAAGACGTTCAGCTTCTTTTGCATTTCCTGCGGCCATTGCATCGTCGGCCATCTCGTTATATCTTTGGAGATCATCTTGGAAAAAGTCGTATGCTTGTCGAAGTCCGCTGAAGATCGATTTGTAATTTACTCCTTGTTTGATCTGGTCTTCAACGCTGCTGCTAACCACATCTATGGCTTGCATATTGCCGAAGCTTTCTCCAATATACGCATCATGCCCCGCAGTCAGTGTATCAGTAAAGCTCTTTTCGGCATCTTTGTAATCCTGGTTAGCAAGCGCTTGTTGCAAGTCAAGCTTACGTTGTAGTTCATCATTTTCTGCACGTAGTTCAGTAAGCTCATCCTTTTGAACAAGTGAAATCCTACCGCTACTCTCAAGTGCCTGCAATTCGCGTATTTTTTGAGTAAGCTCGTCAATCTGTTCCGCATATGATTCCGCAGCATCCTTTGACTGGTCATACGTGTCGAAGGCACTTTGCATCTCTTGCTCATTTTGCTTCTGTGTCTCAAGCTGTCTTTCTTGAGCACCCGCGAGCCACTGAATACCCTTAACGATCTGCGGGATAATCATCAGAGCCAATGACAACCACGACATTGGATCGGCAGCCATCATCGCGATACGAGCGGTTGCGTTTGCGCGCAAGCTACGCGTCTCATTGTCAATCGCAGCCTTGCTCATGATAAGGTCGGCAATCTCTCTCTTTTTTTGAGCATCAAGATTGGTGCCAGCCAGCGTGGCCTCAATCACAGCCATGGCTTGATCTCTATACGCGAGTGTGGTACTTTTAAGTCCACCTTGGTTCTGCATCGCAAGCTGAAGTCCCTGAATTTGCGCCTCATTCAAACCCTCTTGCTTTAGAGCTGCCTCCGCCATCGTAACATTAAAGGTCTGGCCCTGCCTAACCAATTGCACCGTCGCCGCGAGATTCTGACGCTGTGCCGTGGTTAGTCCAGAGGTGCCCTTCATCATCATATTATACAGCATATACGCACGCTGTTGTTTACCGTTCAGTTGCATATACGCCTGCGAGAGTTGCCCAACATCACTGATGGCTCCGGAGAGGTCGCTATTACCAATGACTGAAAGAAGATCGCCCTTTTTAGTCAGATTTTTAATGATCGAAGCAATTCCGCTACCACTGCCGAGGGTGGAGAACACGCCGATCTTTTGAACGAGTGCATCTAAGAATCCAAGAATACCAGTGCCGACATCATATGTACCCTTCACAAACTCGCTATTCATTACATCCGCGGAAAGTTTTTGGAAGGATGCCTTGAAGGAGTCAGAGGATGCCTCGATACCAGCAAGATAAGCATTGTATTTCTCAGCCGCGTTACCGGCGCTATTTGCTGCGACATCCATATACTCCATGGCGGAATCATAATTCTCGATCAAAACGAGCAGCTTTTCCTGACCGCGAGTTCCACCAAGAGCCGTAGCAATCGCGCGCTGCTGGACACTAGAGAAGGTGTCCCATTTTCCGGCCACCTCATCAAGCACATCGCCAAAATTGCGGAACTCTGCGTTAGAATTGCGCAGCTTGATTCCTAAGCCGCTCAATGTGGCTTCTACGTTAGACAGATCCTCTCCCGTCTCTGGGTCAGAAAGATAACCGGCTTTAATATTGGACATACGAGCAAGGGTAGATTTGAAGAAGTTACCGGTTTCTTCGTCACCACTTTGTGTTATCTCTTTTATGGTAGTTAGATAACCAATTAATCTGTCCATGCTGATACCAGCCATATCAGCACTAGTAGCCGTCTCAGCCATGGCCTTCGCAATACCACCAGCGCTAGCGGCGGCTTCCATATCGACGGCGGTCAGCTTATCGACGATTAATTCCGCTTGATCGGCGCTCACCTTGTAACCTTTCATGGCAGATGTTAGCGCGGTCGATGATTCATCGGTGCCAATCTGACCAAGCTTGGATAGCATCAAAGCGTCTTTGACAAGCTTTGCCGTATTAGCTTCGTTTTCGCCTTGTCTCAAAAACGTGTCCGCAGCCGTTGCAACATCAACCGCCGTGGCACCAAGCTCCCTACCCATATCTGCGTACTCGTTCACCATAGCACGCACTTCGCTTCGAGCGTTGCCGGATGCGATCTGTAGGTCTGTCACTTTAGTGTCAAGCTCAACGGCCGCCTGGTACATGTCCTTCATGCCTTTAACAGCGTAACCAACTAGTGATGCGACAGACAAGAACGATCCAAACTGGCCGAGCGCAGACTTGAGCTTACCACCAAATGACTGTGTAGCCGCGCCAGCCGCAATAACCTCCGAACGGAAAGCAGCGACGTCCGCTTGCAGAGCCTTGAACTGAGCTTGTGTCATCTCGGTATCAAATTTACCGAGAATGTCCGTATACCGGGCAGATAGGCTGCTATTGCTGAACAGCTTGCTCCATGTCTTACCCAGTGACTCGAAGTCAGCCTTTGCCTTGCTGACATCAGACGCAGAGGCCAGGGTGGGCTTAACGGTAGATAGGTCGCCGGTGAGGATTTTAACGGCAGAGTCTAGCTCCTGAATCGCGGCAGTGTATTGTTTAACATAATCTTGATTCTGCGCTTCGAACGGTGTCTGCATAACCTGTTGAAGCTGCGCATAAGCTCGGTGTACGTTGTCAACATTGACGCCAGCTATCTCATTTTTATCCGCCTTACCAAGAGCCGCCGTGGCTCGACCAGAGACAGCAGAAGCTAGATGCTTTAGATCATCAACAAACTTCTGTGGCAAAGAAAATGTCTGGAAATCAGACTGAAGCTTTTGTGCTTGAGCGTCTAAACCTTGTATATACCGATTAATCTCACCCCAGCGACTCATCCAGTCATCTGACGTCGTGGTTGTGGAGGACTTAATCATGTACTGCGCCGCGCTCGATGCGTCCCTATACGCACTTGCTAGAGACTTGACACGCGCTTCAATTTCCGCCACTTCACGCTTGGCGGTAGTTAGCCCATCACCGGTGTTGATCTGATTAACTTTGTCAATGATAGACTGAAGCTCATCACCAAGAACTGTGTTTGTGCCACCGCTTTGCAGTACACTTTGATATTTTCGCTGGAAATCCTCTAGCTGTGTGAGCATCTTCGCTTGGTCAAGCGTTTGCTCGTAAGACAGACCGCCGGAGTTGTTGCCACCGCTGTTGCTCGTCCCGCCGCTCTGTTTTACATTCAAATTGATCTGCGGCGTAACCGAAATTGTACCAAGCGCCTGCACGATCTTGGATTGGATGCTCTGTATCTGCGAGTTAAGCGTACTCTGGTTAATATCAAGAGTGACGGGGAGCTTGAATAGCTGCCCCTTTGCCGCTTCCTGTAACGTTTTGTTGATGTGGATTGGCTTAATCGACGCTTCAATAGCGATCGGCGACGAACCGTTACTAGAGAGTTTCGCAACCGCCGCATTCAGGTCACTGCGCAGCGTTGACACAATAGGCTTGATCGGGAGTCGCAGTGACACCCTGCCGGAGAATGTATCAACAGCTTTCTGTAGGCCGTCAGCAGGCTCAACGGGCGAAATTGCTACACGTAACTGCGACGCGTTATTCCTGCTTGTTTTATTGTACGCGCGTATTCCTGTATCGATAGATGATGTATCCGGCTCAATGCCAACCTTAATTGTTTCCTTACTTTTATGTTTTCCTATTTGACTATCAAATTCTGTAAAGTCTGGTACGATTTTTAGCCCAAACTCCAAATTATCGGCCATACTATACCCCCTTCTTCATGGCGTCCAGGATAACAGCTCCGACCTCGCCGCTCTGCGCGTCGAGTATGTCTTGCGCGACAGGGTAGAACGGACGACCGCGGATGCCCCAGTCAAGTTCATTAGAGTGCCAACCCTGTGTAACCGTGGCATCCAGGTCATCAGAGTAATCAGCTCCGTCAAATCCGCCAAGCGCATTATCACGCATCGTAATACTGAGATCCGCGGGATCAACCTCTGCGTCGTAGTTCATAATATCGAGCAAACCGCCATCGTCCCCGCGACGCTCATAAACCTTTGGGGTGTAGGCGTTATACACGTTAGCCTGAATACTTTCGTGTAAAACATTGGTCATGATGTCTGCACACTGAGTGAGGGCGTAAACTGCGCGACGTTGAATCTCACGTTCTAATGCCGCGCGGGATGTGATTATAGGCATGTGTTTCACCTCTGAAATAAACAAAGGCCGACACAAGCCCGTGTACAGCCTTACAGTAAAATTTGAGTCCCTTTGTTGACGCAGATGGCGCGCCCCGTTCTATTCCGCTTCTGCATCTCGGCTTCGAGGTCTGCCGCAAACTGAATCTTCGCGTCAGCGTCTCCGTGAACGAGTGCGATGCGGGGCGTATCAACATCAGCGTAATAATTGATTAAGTCATTGCGACCCATATGGCCGGAGAATGATCGCAGCTCAGTGATACTGCAACGATTGCGCCGCAGCTTTCCTTCAATAGAGATATACTTGCGATCCGAACCATGTCTGATCTGCCCGGCTAGCGAGGATTCCGTGGCAAACCCACAGAAGAGAATGTGGGCGTTGGCCTGCGGGAGCAATGATGCTGCCCAGCGACGGCTGCGCCCGGCGGTCAACATACCGGCGGAGGATAGGATAACGCACGGTTTGCTGGATTCCATCCATTGGCGTGATTGCTCAGACTCTTCTATGAGCACCAGATTTTTCCATGCCATGACCTTCTCAAGGTAAGCTGTATCCTCTGGATTGGCGTGCTCAAGCATATAGCGGAAAAGTTTCACGGTGAGCGGGGAATCGACCAGGACGGGGATGTCAAACGATTCATCTTCGTTGAATAGGTCATAAATAAAGGACGCAATATTCTGCGCCCTATCAAGACTGAACACCGGAATGAGCACTCTGCTGTGATTCTCGACACATGTTGTTTCGATAATACTCTTAATCTTTAGCATGTCGTTGCGGCGGTCGCGCGGCGTAACCGGTCGTGTTTCTCGCGCGTATGTACACTCGCCAATTAATAACGCGCAGTTGTCAATCGGCTCGAAATGGTTAATGTACCGGCGGAAGAGCGTGGAACCAAGATCGGAAGTATAGCCGATTTTTACGTAGTGCTGCTGCGCCGGTACCCATAACATAATCTGCGCGGCGTTAATGATGTGGCCGGACGGAATAAACTTGAAGCGCAAACCGCCGGGCAGTTCAACCATTTCGTCGAAGTCATACTCCTCGAAATATTCCATGGCCGTATCTACATCATCCGCGGTGTAGAACGGGTCAAAGTATTTGCCGAACGCCTGTTGAAGCTGTTGCGCGTCCTTAGAGATGATATAGGCAGAGTCGTGTGCCATAATATCGAATAGAGCCTTAGTGCCGCGCGGCGCGATAATCTTCGCGGTGCAATGCTCTTTATAAAGTTTCGGAATCAGCAGCATGTGATCGGCGTGTCCGTGACCTATAAAGATATAATCAATCGTGTTCGGGCGAAATGGGAAGTGGCGGGAGTTCGTCCGCCAATCTTGTAGTGTCGAACCCCCTTGCACCAGCCCTGCCTCGATCAGAATCTTCATGCCGTCCGTTTCGACCAACGTCATGGAACCAGTCACCTCATGAGAGGCGTTGCCGGGGAAAGATACGCGAACCTTACCCTTTGGCTTTGCCATGGTTTACACCACCTGTTCCATGTCGGTCAGAATCTCATCCACGAAGCCGTATTTTTCATGAGCGTCTTGTGCCGTGATAAACCAGTCACTGTTCATCTTTTTATTGGCAACATTCTTCGGAATCGTTGTGCGAGTGACAACAAGATCAATCAACCGTGCAATCGAGCGCTTGTAGTCCGCGGCTGTATTTTCGATGTTAATCGTGTCGCCCTCCATAGCTGCGTTGCCCTTATGGAGCATAAAGCTGGAGGAGGGGAGGGCAAAACGCTTGTGGCATGCAAGGAACATAAAGCAGGCCGCGCTGAACGCCATGCCCATGTTATAGCCATAGACGGGAGTCTTGCTCATAGAAATAATATCAACCATTGCGTTATTAACGTAAAGGGAGCCGCCCGGAGAGAAGAACATAAGCTTAATCGGGACGCGCTCTTCCACTGGTTTGTCCGCATCTTCGGCGTTCCACTGGAGAATAAACTTACCAAACTCTAAAAACCCGTCCGTAACTTCTGTGTCGAGCCACAGGACGCGGCGGGCAAAGTCTTTGTAAAAACGACGCATGATTGGGTCTGGTAGGTTCTTATCTTCCATATATTCCTGCATTTCCTTATCTTCCATATATTACTCCTTACTTGCCTGCGGCAACCTTAATCAGTTCGCTCCCCTGCTCGCTATCCAGCAACGCTTTGAATTTGTCAATCATTTCGGCCGTCTCCGCAGGGTTAATATCCAGTTCACCCAACTTATCAAGCATCACTGCGAGTTTGTCAGTGAGCATAGTGAGCAGATCGTCAAGTTTGCGGGCGGGGTCTGCCTTCATACGCTCCATGTAGACCGCCTCTGTTTTGTCGGCGCCAAACTCTAGATATGTCAGTCTATTTTCGGGGATAACCTCATAAATGGCAGGCAGGACATCCGTGTGCTCGACGACGTAAATAATCTCGTCGATGGTTGCGCCCTCTGTGTCAATGTCGGTAGCCATCGTGATAAGCGCCCAGCTACGTGCAATGTCACTCAAGTCGGGGCGATATGTATTGTCGGCGAACATAATGTTCATATAGGTCTGGAGATACTTGAGGCGCATCTCATCCGTGATATGGGTCGAAATGTGCATCTTCCGTTCGGTTTCACCGATGTGATAAACTGCGTCAACCTTAACCTGCTTCATAGCGCTCTTCGGGATCTTAATCATTTTTGTTCCTTTCGTATCAAGTCCAAGACGTATTCGCCCTGGAGGATTGCTTCGCACTCGTCTTCCGACGCGTCAATGCCTTTATTGTGTACGATCTGAATAGCCGCTCTTTTCTGGAGCGCGCGCTTGCCGTTACCGATCTTGTGAAATGCCTTCCAAGTCATCGGTGGCACCACAAAGAATTCGATGTGGCGGATAAATAGAATTGCAAATAGTACACCTTGCATCTGGCATAATGTGCTGAAAGCTTTGTAGTTGCCGTTCTGGCATTGCGTCCCTTCTATGGATACATTGTCCGGGGGTTCCTGGTCAATCAGCGCGGAGATTTGCTCAAACATCTCGCGCATTCGTACATGGGGATCGGTGGCTTTTGAGCGTATAATGCCGAAGTCTGCAAGTTCCCCATCGTTATAAATCGCATATCCGGTAATGTGGGTAGCCTGATCGAATGAGATGATTTTCATATGAACCTTGAAATAATTGGTTGTATAGTTGATAATAAATGCGTACTAGTCCGTGACTATATGTTGCGAGCAGCGATGGTTTTGTTGCGAGGAACCCATGCTACTTGTTGGCCTATAGAATAAACGGAGGTGAATCGTATGAGTACGCTGTGGCGCAAGTCACAGATCTAGTACGCGCCGCCTCCCAACTTTTGATGGCGGCTGCTCTGCTAGCCGCAGTGGTTAAATTCACTGCCTAGTATGCGGGGCGGTATACACACATACCGCCCCTGTGTTTTACACGGCGAGTCTAGTAGAGTTTTGTGCGCAGCGTGCTCTGTTCTATGGCAGGTGACGCCGGTCTAGCAATCAAATGAATGTGTTTTACAAGAAGATTTTGCCAATGTATAATATCATCCGTAGGGGAAAGTCGATCCCCAGAGAGTAAAAGGAATACAAGGAACTGCAAGGAACCAAGTTCCGATCGGCGAGCTTGGACGAATCGACCTCTTTGGCGGTGATATCATATGATTATCGCTGATATAATCGGCCTTGTGCTGAATGCGATAAGTGTCATAATTGACATTGTCGATCATGTAAAGCACAAATAACCTACAGCCCGCGCGACGTAACCGCGCGGGTTTTCTTTGCTTAACTGCCCATCCAGTATGGCACGGGCATTCGTAAAATATGGGCGACAATAGTGCCGCCCAGTTGCAGCACAAAGTTATTCCTTGGCTTTAGCGTGGCGCTTGCGCGTCTGTGTTTTGATGATACTCATAATCTCGTCGATCTTATCCGGTGGGAAGGCCAGGATGCTATCCGCGGTAACACCAAGGTTACTGAGCATCGTTGCAGCCTCGTCACGGGTAATCATATCGCGCGAGAACATGATGAGTACCTGATATATTTGGTAGTGCTCCGGGGTGTCGCATACAGATCGCCACGTATGACGCTGGTCACACTGGTTGCACGCATAATACGCCGCCCCGCAAATTTTGCAAATGTGGTTTGGTGCGGGCATGATTAACCGACCTTGGAGATGTCCTCGCCGTCGAAGATGATGAAGTCCCACAGCAGGTTGCCAGCGCCAGAACAGCTATTGGACAGAGCCTCGAACTCCATGTTCTGTACAGAGGGGTCATTACCAAATGCCAGCTCGAAGTTACCAGACGCCTTGGCACGGCCGTAGATAATCTTGCCGTAGTAATCCTTACCATCGCAGGTACCACGCGCCCAGACGTCGGCAACAATCTTCAGTTCACGAGAGAACACGTTGTCGGCGTTAACGATGTGCTTCGCATTCTTGGCTTCGACGTCATACCAAACAACAATCTGAGTACCCTCAGTCATGCCGGTGGGGCAAGTAATCACGCCGGTAGTAGCGTTAAAGGAGAACTGCTCGGCAGTAGCAGCAGAGTTGATTGCATACTTCTTGCCGAGGGTGCCGTCAGAGTTGCGCTCGTAGATGAAAGGAATCTCATTACCCTCTGCGCCGATGGCCTTGTAGGTCAGGGTGGCGGTCTTGCCAGCACCGACGGTCAGGATCTCCATGTGGGGCACATGCACAGTTTCCAGCTTAATGTCGGAACCTACCTGAGTAGCAATAACGCCATCCAGAATGGAACCGGAAGTCGCGGTAATACGAGAAGCCTTGTTACGGGAACCGGAACCGATCTTAACGCCGTTCTTACCGGTCGCGTAGACGTCTTCCTGCTCGTTGGTCATGTTGCCGTCCTGAAGGTCTTCGGCAACAAACAGGCAGGTACCGTCGGCCGGGTCGAAGCCGGACAGGCGCTCCATGTTCTGAATGATGTACTTATTAGAAGTAACAGCCATGTTGAATTTTCCTCCTTATAAAAATAAAGGCCGCCGCGCTACTGCGTGACGGACAATGCCTTGGATTGATCGGCCGGTTGGCTGGCGTTCGGATCAATACGCCCGAACCACGACAACACATCCTTATCAATCTTTTTTGAGTCTATATTGCCGGTATAGATACCGAGCATTGTATTTTGATAGGACTGTATCTTATTTGCCCTATAAAAGGCATCCCATATCTGGCTGACGTGGAGGCTCCATACGGAATCATAGTTATACTTAAAGCCAGCGGAGTTCACCAGTGCCGAAACGATGGGGGAGTATTGGGACTCAAATTGCTTATTCTTGCGGCGTCGCATTTTTGAGCGCATACTACGGAGTAAAAACTGCTTGGCAGCCCCGTTCGCCACATCGTGTTCTACGCGCGCAGGAATGAAATGGATCATGCGTACATAATCAACAATCTGTTGATACGCAAGTTCATCAATAACATATTTGCCTTCTGGATCATATAAGATAGTCTGCCCATTCTCAGGGTTGGTACCCACCTTAGCATCCTTCAAATGCAGCCCAGGCAGAATGAGCGCTCCGTTTGCCAACGTGAGCCGCGCGGTCATCAGAAAAAAGTCATAATCCCTTACAGTGAGATAATCAAGCCCGATATCATCAAGCATAACAGCGGCGTCATACGGGCGCATCACAATGGCAGCGACTTCGCTGACGTATTTCTGCTCACCGTATTCTTCTATATCAGCTAGAGTTGGATTGAGCACCGTAATTTGATTATTGACTATTAAATTTGAGCCACGCTGTACGTATTTGAGAGTGTCACGGACACTGACTGTCGATTGCATACGCAGTAAACTTCATGACGCGACATGGGTGCTTGGCGTCAAGCTGACTCTCATTGTTTGAGTACAGCTCAATCTCTGCCAGACCGAGCTGCCTGCCCACGGTGCGCATAACATCTTCGACGGCTCCGGCCAAATAATCCAGGCGCACATACCCTCTTGCAACACCAGTTGTAACCCTTTGTTGATCTTGGTGAGTATGTAGGCGCAACTGAATAGTGACCCTGCGCGCTTGTTTGTTACGCAGAGATACTGGGTCATCAATGTTGACAGCCATACAGATGACGGTCTTCTGCTCTAATTCAGTGTCCGGCACACGCAACGTTGGGTAGATATGCGTGTAGACCAAAGTGTTGAGGTCTACACATTCAGCATCCAGTACACTCGGTATGGTGCTGTCTGCCAGTAGTGCTGCGATGATCGCGTCTTTGATACGTTTGATTTGCCACGATGTATTAATAGATACTCACCGCCTCTACTGTGATAGACGCTTCCGCGTTCAGTGATGCGGAGGATACCCGTAAGACAAATAAGGTACCAACGCTACAGAATCTTGACACTGATAGCAACGCCTTATCATTACTAGAGAGTGTGAATGTTGCACAGCTCATGTCTGTACTCTGCCACGTCCAAGTGAGATCATCTGGCAGCTCGCCCTTATTCGTCAACACGCATTGATAGGCGGAAGGTGCTCCACCAATAACGGGATTAGGTGAGGCTACCGGAACGATGGACAATGTTGTGTGCGCGGGTGCGTCGCCCGGTTTCACATAATCACAAATACCAAGCTCAATGTCGTCGCGCGCCGGGTCATATACGTCGGCCGCACAGTGCATGACAAGCAGTCGGCCGTTGCCCTGATTCTGGGTAAGCGGATCGTACTTGGTAAACTTGTACACAGCTAGTTCCGGATCGCCCGTGCGGTCATACATCATACCGCCAGCAAAACGTTGGTCAATATAAAGGTACTTTGTATCGTCATCGTATGGCAGGTACACCTTGTATTGTGTGTTCAACTCCGGCATAGCTAGTGTGTTTTTAACGGTGGTAGAGTATACACCGGAATCCAGCACACCCCAACGTTCATACACACGCCCGTCGTGCGCCTGAAACTTGAACTTGTGGTTGCAATACTGCATGTAACCGCGCTTTGAGATGCTGTCGTCGAAGTCTGCGTGTATCACAATCCAGTGCGAATTAGACCACTCAACAATATTGCCGTATGTGACATAATGGTTGTCAGTTGGCATGACGCGGAACTTTTTCTGGTCGGCAGTGTCGCCACCCATAATCAACATATTAACTTCATGCCCATCCACCAAGCATTTTGTATAAGACGGCTGATCCGGGGCGGTTCGCTCAAGGTGATCCCGTGCCTGATTGATGATACGATCACGACGGGTGCGGCCACGAGCGGTTACGATGGCTTCGTATCCCATCCAATCAGTCATGTAGATCACTCTCCTGCAACTGCTTTGCAAGGCGCAACATCTTGAACACCTCGCGGCGGCAAGCCGTCACAGAGTAGCGATGATACGCCATGTAGTTGATAGTATTGACAATCTCGATGTACGGGCGGCTGGTGCGCAGCACTGCGAATGTACGGTACGCGCCGATAAGCTCGATGCGCAAACTATCAATGTGCGCCTTTAACCCATCGTTCTGTTCCTCTCTGAGCGGTAGAATCTTGTAAATCTTGTTTGTGAGGCTTAAAAGAAATGTCTTCATTCACATTACCTCACGGCTTGAGCTGATCGACGCCGCCATGGAGGTAGCTATAATCAATCAACGCTTGTCTAAAGGCATCCCAGGCGCCGTCGCGCGCGGCGCGCTGGGACTCAAGCATACGTCCAGGGGCAGAGGCCATGTTGTAGTCTCTGGTGTTGAGGTAGTTCATCAGATTGTCGGACTGGTTGAGCCGGTAGTTATACCAAGCCCAGACCATGCCGAGAACCATGATGTGGATCTCTTCAACGCCGAGGGTATGGTTGTACTGCCCAAGAACATCGTCACGATCGCTAAGATCCACTGTGCATCTGGTTTGGAAATACGCCTGTGCTGCGTTCATGAAACCCATCAGCATATTGTACCGAACGTCCTCCGGCACCTTAATCATGTCAAAGTCCAAGACCTGGACACGAAAATTATCGAAGATAGTCTCATATGCTGTCATAGCTTAACCCCGCAGATCGTAGCCGGTGACATCCTCGATAACATCAATGAGTTTGTTGCTATCAAGCGTACCGTCCTGAATAAGGGCATATGCTCGACGTACTACGACATCACGCATAGCAGGAGAATAAGACTCCAGCGCGGCGCGCAGCTCTGACGGAGACATCTCAAACACGTCGTCGATGGTATCGGGGTCAATTGACTTATTCGTATAACGGTCAAGCTGTAGGAAAGAGGTGACGTCCGCGGCGTTGTCGCCGCAGAGGCATACCCAGTTGTTCACGAAGAATGATTTTTGGGTGTTGCGCATCGTCATTAGATCCTGCACGGTCATATACTGAGAAGCACCGAACTCATCCCAGTCCACACGGTATCCGTTGTTCGCAATGTAAACCAGACCCCCGTAAACACAAGAGCGCACCTCAACCAGGTCGTTGAGGTTCACATCGGCCAGGGTGGGGCGCACTTTCTTGCGAGGGGAAGGAGCCTTAGTAGAAACATCGTCGGTGGCGTTAGTCTGTTCGACCTCCGTCACCGCGGGCTGCGTGGTCTTCTGAGTTGTAGTCTTAGATGCAGTAGTAGATTTTGCGCGCGGCATATTTTATCTTCCTTTCGTTCTGTCTCAATAAATTAATTAGGAAATGGTGTAAACACCAATCTTACCGGTGATGACAATAGCGACACCGTACTTTTCCATGTACAGGTATTCCATGGACATGTCGCGGTTGTCGTAGCTCATGCCGTCCTCGTACTTGATGGTCGCAGAACCCTCGCGCACCAGCTTGATGAGCTTTTCGTCACCAGCTAGGATAAACAGCTTGTCATCGGGGAAGATGAACTCATCGGTGCCGACCTTGTGACGATTCTTGATGGCGATCATGGGAACACCATCCAGCTTGCCGTAGAAGCCGGTGCCATACACATCGTCCTTTGCCTTATCAGAGACAACAGCGGCGGTGCATTTGCGGAGCGCGGGCTTGGTGCCAACGATATACGCGGTCTTGCCGGTGGCGGCTTCAACGTGATCGACGATCTTCATAAGATCCTCTTCGGAGTAGGAGCCGGACTTGACATAGGTGGCGCTCAGACCGACGGTGTTGGCGGTAATGCCAGACAGAGCGGTATACATATCGTTCAGCAGGTTGGCGCGGAACGCTTCAGTCACCTTGTTGACGAAGGTGTTCCAGTCCACACGACCGGCCAGCACACGGGAAAGCTCCTCGTACATACGGATGGCGTGGATGGTGGTCTTTACAGCAACCTTGGTAGCCTCACCGATGCGCTGACGACGAGGAGTAGCAACGCCGTTAGCGATCTCGGAGACAATAAAGGTAGAGTTGTCGGGAACGATGAACTCGTTAGTGTCACCCTCGGCCAGATTGCGCTCCTCGACCAGGTTCATGAAGAACTCATCGCCCTGAAGACCCTCAATAATGAGAGCGGGCAGAGTCTCTTCAAGAATTTCAAACAGCTCAGTGGAGTTGCGACGCAGGGTCTTATAGTTGACAACGGTAGAGCCGCCGTTAGCTGCGACTAACGCATTGACAAGCGCGGTGTTCGCGTCAGAAACAGAATAATTGCCGTCTACGGTGCCATGGAAGACATCACGAGCCAGCTTGACTACGTTCTTCTGATCCATATATGTTCCTCCTTAGTTCAATTCAATTAAGCTTCGACGCGGATAACGACGTACTCGTAAGTGCCGACGGTTTCCAGCGCGATAACGCGACCAACGGTGGTGGTGCTGGCGGTAGCAGTAGCTACGTCCTTGAGCTTGGTGCCAGCCTGTAGCTCGATGACATGACCAACGGCGGGAGTGCCATCAATGCCGTCCTTGGTAATGCCGACCACACAGCCACGATTCAGCACATAACCGCGGGCATGCACGCCAACTTCGTTATAAAACTCGTCAAGGTTAACCTTGCGCTCGTCATACATCAGTTCGGGAGAAGCAACCAGAACGATCTGGTCGAGGGGAGTGCTTGCGGTGGGCGCAACGGCCTTATAGACCTCACGCTGGCCATCCATCAGGGAGTCCAGCTTCAGGACGTGACCGTTGTCGATTTCGGCATAGTTGGTGCCATTATGGTACTGTAGAGATACAACGCGATTGGTATCGACGTCATCAAGACGCACAACAGTGTGCTTTGCCATGTGTTATTCCTCCTGTTTTAGTGATTGTAGGTGTCAATAATACCGCCATAAGGCTTGTCATCGGTCGCGACGTTGATCGGTACACGCACGACGGCAGGCTTCTTGGCGGGCAGAGAGAACTTCATATTCTTGCCGCGGATAGCGTAACAAGTGTTGCGCAGAGCATCCTCGGACTCGGCTTCGTAAATGTGAGGCTTGAGTTCGACAAACTCGGCAGTGTCCGCAATGTCCTCGAACTCTGCGATCACGGCGTCGTAAGCCTGGCGCTTGTCGCCATCCTCGCGACCGGCCTTGTACTGCGCTAGCGCCTCGTACTCTTCGTTAGAGTGAGAGTGCGCGGCTTCGTATTCAGACTTCTCGTCGCTAAGACGCTTAATGGTATCGGTGTAGATGTCCGGGATGGGCGGATCGACAGGCTCTTCGCCAGCGTTCAGCTCAACGATGGCATACTTCATGCGGCGCATGGTCGTTACGTCGATAGTGTAGACATCACCGTTCTTTGTGTAGTGAGCGCCGTAGAGCTTCCACTCCTTGTCGTCGAGCACATAAACTTCTCCGGCCTCCGCATCGTAATCAAGAAACCAGTAGAGCGGCACTTCATGATCCGTCCATTCGGGCTGCCATGTGGCACAGTTACGCACAGCGTCGGCTAGCAGTTCATGCTCGTTGGTATTCAGATCAAACTGCTGCTCTTCGGTAGGCGTTTCTACGGTCTGTTCGACCGCAGGAATCTTTTCGTCCAAAGTTTCTTCCTCCTTACTTAGATTTTTGATCTCTTCCTTTAACTCAGCCAGGAACGTATCCCTGGAAAAATTGATAACAGAACCGCACGCGCCAGCCATGCCGGGAGTGCGGTCGTCGCCAAGAAATGTTATGCCTTTATAAAAATAATCGTGAACATAATAGGTCTTGGACTTGCTATCATAAGTGCCTCGGTTAACGTTAACTTCCATACTGAGCTTGATAGTCGAGTCGCGTTCGATGATGCGTTCCGCGTACCCGCTATACCCGCGCCAGATGTAACAGTCAGCGTAAGCGTAATGGCGGTTATCTTCCTCTACGGTTTCGTAGTGGCAGGACTCAGGGATTACGCCGATGGGCTGCTCGTCATAAACAAGCACCTCGGCGTCGTCATTTTCCGCATCGTCTTCAACGTGCATGTCGTGGCCGCCGAATTTCGGTTTGCCGTCTGCGTCAAAGACAACGTGCGCGAGCACTGGGCTGTTAAATAGGGAAGGCTTCGCCGCATCCATTCCGTCCAAACTAAAAAAAGTGCCCTTCGGATTCTTGCCATCATGGCAAATCTTCAGGCGCATCTTGATAAATTTTGCGGACATGAAGGACGAATCAACTTCGTACTCGATAGGAAGAGATAGGGATTCTAGGTCATTCATCTTTTCACCACCTTTCTATATCAGATAGGTAGTGTGTTCGAGAATACATGACGGTGCGAGTCAAAGCACATACCGTCCTTGTTCTCGAAGATATATACAGTGCCGGAGTGAGTATCAAATTCACCCAGGCAGATGTATCCTTTGTCACGCAACTCTTGCTGCGCTTCGTCAGTGAAGACGTATACGAATTTAGGCATTCTTATCCGCCTCCCTTGTGGCGTCGCCCTCGTCACTTATGCCGTCACCAGTAATAGCTGGGCGTCCGCCATCGCCGCTGGACTGTGTGTTGGCTGATTGCGGCGGGATAAATGTGTTCGGGTAGTCGAGCACCTGGTTCTCTAAGAACGTCAGCCCATAAGTATCCATGGGTGTGTAGCCATAATTGACCGCGGCGAGTAGTCCCTTGCACGGCACGCCATACTGCATGTCCTTGCGGATTGATTCGGCGTAGTCCGCGCGGTTGTACATCGTCACATCTGGCATGATGACCTTAAACTTGATGCTGCCACTCATTTGTTTGAGCTTACGGTTAAGCCATGCTTCGATCGAACGAATGATCGGGGCAACATACGAGAAGTCATTGCAAAGACTCTTGACAAGCGCTGTGCTGGATGCAATCTCGTTAGAGAAGATCATCTGCGATACACCGATGCTGGCAAATAAGTCGCGCTCGGCGCGCGCTGTGGTGTCAGCGTCCGCAGTGCTGCGGTTAAACGATACCTCGGAAATCTCAAACGGTGACATACCCAGACCGATTTGGTCGGGGAGCTGCGACGCAACCTGGTTGTAGAATTTGGTCGCAACCGCGTCATCGACAGTCATTTTGCCATCTTTGTCGGTTGGCAATTTCATGCTGATGAGCTTGTAAATATCAATCGCCGTCTTGGCACTTGCCATATCTTTGTAGTTGTCAATAAGATATAGGTCGGCGAAGCAGCCGGAGAGGGGTGGCACGATATAGTCCAAGCTCTCATCCGCGAGAATGCACACCTGAATGCTGGACGATGGTTCATACCATCGCTGACCATTGGTGTTTTTATAGGCGTTATACGCTGTCTGCATTTCGCCGCCCATAGTTTCAATAACCATCGGTCGTTGGTCGAAATAAGACAAGTCAACGCTGAACATAGGGCAACCATCTTCGTCGGACGTCACCCTACAATAATCGTGCGGAAAGCGATAAATCGTGTACGAGTCAGACGTAGAAACCTCAACACCAAAAAACGCGCCCTCACGCATGGCCACCTTTGCCATGATGTTGGCGTGCTTCTTGATATTCATGTTTTCCAGGGTTGACAGCACCTTAAAGTATTGCTTCCGGTATTTCGCGGCGTCTGCTGTTGACCAGTCGCTATCTTTGAGTTTTGTTGGCGCCACAATATAGTCATACGTCGGCATGTCTGCAAAATACTTGCAGAGACGCTGGTACAGCGTGACCGTACTGTATAGGTAGATACTGGCATCAATAATACGAGAGGCGTTGCGCGCAGGGTTTTGAAGGTACCCAAGAATATCGTCACGAGAATACTTCTTAAATGAAGCAATCGGGCTTGAGTTACCATTCGGATCGAAATAAGACAGGCGCTGCATCTTAGCATACTGACCTAACCGATCTACCCACGAAAGATCCTTCTTTGTTTCCTTTTCCTGATCTGCGATATTAATTCACCACCTTTCTATCGCCTTGCCCGGAATACTCCGGTTTTACCAAAGCGACTGATTGTTGGGTTGCGGAACATGATAGAGTCAAGCGAGCTGCTGCTATTCTTTTTATTTGCAAGATCACGTGCAATAAGGCGTGCTACATACACGTTATAACTCAATGAGCTATAGCGGTCTTTGCGCGCGCCGGACTTCTCTTGCACACGGATAACATTATCACGCGCTTGATAATCAAGATTGACAAGCTCCTCAACAAGCAGCGCGAAGTTTTTATAGACAACGCGCAGTTGGTTCTGTTCCTCGATGCTCATAGCGGCAAAGCCCTTAATCTCATAGAGGTATTCCTCTGCCTCTATATCCGAGACAGGTAGCCTGACAAGCCCACGCTGGAACGCATCACGCAGTCCAATTGCACACTCAGAGTTCAGACGTGCCGAACCATCGATAGCCCATATGACTTTTTCCGCGTTCTGGATTGTGCAGCGCGCGGCAATCTCTTCATTATTACAGCACGATATGCCAGGATAAGTGACACCGGTATCGGGGTCATATATGTCACTGAGTAATAGGTCGATAACGCCCATGCCAACGCCAACCTTATCGATTACGAGATAATCGCACTCATACTCCTCGAATAGCTTCCTTATACGCAGCGCCTGTTTGTCGGCGGTAATGCCTTCAAAGGACTCTGTGTATACGATGTTACTGGTGTAGTTGCCAGATCTGCTCTCATTCAAGAAGTTGACAAAAATGGCCGAGGCGTCATTGCGATTCACTTTAGAACTCATCAGCGCTATATCCATGGATATAATGCGCGTTTCGCCCGGTGGCTTCGGAGGTATCTTGAGCCGCGGGTCTTTGATCTTATTGGAAATTTCCGGCGGTAGGTACGGGAACTTGATCTTGCGGGTGCGAGAAACATCCTCGAAGTTGTATAGGCCGTTCGAATTGTCGTACCACAAACAACCCATTTCCATAGAAAACGAGGTGGGGGAGAAGTCGTCCTCGCTCATCTCGTCCGCGATCTGTGCCGCACTGAGCAGTCCTTCTTTAATGGAGAGCTGGTACGGCAGGCCACAAATAAAGTACATCTTCGTGTCATCACGCAGGTTATTAAAGTAACCCTTGGCCTTCTCAAAAGCCCAGTGGCTTTTATACCAACAAGATGTGAGATAAATTTCCTTGTTGCGTTCCACCGGATAGCTCGCGTATTCCGGCCGGTTCATGAACTCCGGCATGCGGGGTGCGGTCAAGAATTTGCGTAGAATGGTATCAATGATTTCCTTCGGCACAAGCCTATACTCATCAACGATCAGGATATTTGCACGAGCGCCGCGGGCGGATTCGCCAGCCGTGCGGACAAAGATCTCAGATGTGTTGTGAAAGGTGATGTGCGCGTCAACCTGATTGGTGACAATTTCCTTTATCTCTAGACGAAGGTTGGCTGAGTTTGGGTAGAAGATGGTGCGGATTTTCTCCAACACTTCCATACCCTGTTTGCGTGTCTTACTAGCCAAGCAGATTTTAGTGCCGGGGTATAGGATGCAGCGGCACACACAGTACAGGGCTGTGAGGAATGTCTTGCCTTGACCTCTTGCGGCAAGATATATTAAATTTGTATCGATATTCATCATAACCAACAGAATTTGTTGGAATAATTTTAGATGAACATTCAAATAATCCTTACAAAACCTGTGTGGATTGGCCCTGTAAAAGCTACACCATAAATTTACACCGCGCATAATCCTGTCGGCTTTGGCGTTCATAATTTCAGTCGCCGTCATTTTCTGCTGCGACATACTCATCAGCCTCCTCGTCGTCGGTGTATTCCGGCGGGTGGACAGTATATTTCTCGATCTCGCGCTCGTATTCATCGGCGGCGTCATTCTTTACGCCGAATATCCGGCACAGATGCCCAAGAAACCAGGTCGTGATGTAATGCTTAATGCCGTCTACGTCCTGCCAAGCTGGGTCAGGATCAGCGATAGGATCATGTTCCTCCCATTTCTTGATAAGGGTGCCGAAGGTATTCTGGTCGGCGAGCGTATTGTCATTGACTTTGCTGGGCTTGATATTCGCATCGCCAGTCAAGTCTTGTATAAGCTTAACCGCTTCCATGTAAGCCTTGGTGTTGCCCTTCTCCTGTGCGCGATTTGCCATGAGTTGCAAGCGCGAGATATTCTTAAAGATTTCCTCCTGCGCCTTGCTCTGACATTCATACCTTGTGCGCCAGTCATTATACTCGTCCTGTAAAAAGACAAGCTCATTGTCCTCGAAGCCGGGACCCCAGAAGCGCAGCAACTTTTGCAGGTCGTATGTGTCGTGCTCTTCCGTGATCTGTTCAGGGTCTTTGATCTTAGCGGCTTCCTCACGGCGGGCAAGTATCACATCGTCGTAGGTGTCGTTCATATACGCGGGCATCATAACGCGGCGCATATAACAATCTAGGCGAGTCTCTTCACCGACGCGGCGAAATGACCCCTGCACAATGGTGTCGCGGAACGGCAGGTTAAACATGTCGCACACCCGCTCAATGGCGGCATCCTCGGAGTCAAAGCGCATAACATACTTGTCGTACAGGTCGTTCATGCAGCGCTTGCAGATCGTCAGATAACCATTGTTCGCACGGTACAGAGGGTTGCGGGTGCGATAGAAGTTTGCGGGTTGCTCGTGATAAAGCTCCCCGCAGCATGTACATCTATAATCACCGGCAACGCCATGACGCAGGACGTCCTTGGCCGCGGCGGACACCTTGAGTTCGCCACGCTTTTTGATGGAAGGCATTACTCCTCAGTGCTCCCATTGCGGATCTGGGTCTTCATCCATAGCGACGCCTTAAAGCGGGGCGTGTTGTGGGCGGGAGTCTTGTACGTTTCGTTCGTCAGCTTACTGAGCCATTCAGTAGCATCTACATGATTAAGGGTAAAGGTGCCAAAGTTCTTGACGCTCACCTCGTTGCCCTGAGACATCTCTTCAATAATAGTAGCAAAGATTGCGTCAAATACTTCACTAACGGTCTGGCGCGCGACGCCGGTCTGGAGGCCAACCTCCTTGACAAGTTCAATTTTACCTACAGTGTTTTTCATTTCTTTCTTTCCTTTCTTTCGGTTAGTTTAAGCTAACCACTCTTTTTATTCAAAGGGTGCGGCGTTTTACCGCACCCTCATTGACTATGCGATGCGGGCGTTACTCTTCCGCCAGTTCCTTAATGGGCGGATGTCCGCAGTATTTATTGACGAAGTAGATCTGGCCTTTGCCAGTAACATAGGGAGTCTGGACAACTTTAGTGTCACGGCCGGAGTAGATCACGCTCTCGCGCACTTCGAACAAGCCCATATCCATAGACTTCTGAGTGGGGAGATTGCGGGAATTACCGGCGCGAGAAACAAGGAAACCTTCATTGCGAAGCCGCTCGAACAGACGGTTTTGACCGATGTCATAGCCGTTCTGCTTCAGGATGGTTGCCAGTGTTTTTACGAGCACAGAGTCGTCGGACTCAGTGATCGCATCAGCAAGGATAACCTTCGGTTTGTCATGTTCAACCTTCTTCTCAAGTGCCTTGCGCTTATCCGTCTCGTTCTTGAGAGCGGTGACAACCTTTAGCAGATAGTCCGGCGAGAGCAGCGCCTTTTCGAGAGCGTCTGGGGTCATATAGACACCATGCTTGCGAATAGTGGGAATAACGTCGTGGGTGATCCAACGCTTAAAGACCTTAGCCTCTGGCTTACGGCTGCCAAGCACAAGGGAGTAGAGGCCAGATTCGTTGACAACAGTAACTTCCTGTGCGCCGCCAAGGGTGTCGGTTAAAGCTACACCCTTCTCATCATCGTCAATACGAGTGAGCGCATCTCTATTATTCTTGACGTCCAGCGCCTTGCACACATCAGTCGCCACGAACCACGGTTCATTGTCAATCATGGTCACACGCACATTACCAAAACGTTCATTTTCAAAAGTCTTCAGCTCGTTCATCCTTGTATGCTCCTTATATTCTTTATTAGTTAATTTAGCTGCACTAACTTCGTGTGATCGGGCAAAATATGCCCATCCTTATCCTGGGCTATGACAATAAAGCCCTTCTGCTGTGGCAGCGTTAACTTACCATCAGCGTAATTCATCTTTTCAACCTGGCAGCAGCACCCTTGCTCGTACATCGCAATGCCACCCTGCACATACTGGCCGAGCTTGTGCGTATGAGCCAGCACGATCGAATCAAAGTCCCGATCTTCGCGCAGGAAGAAGTTGACCGCTTTCTCAGTGGTCTTCAACATCGCGGATGAGTAAGTGAGCGGGTGGGCAAAGATTGTGTGCCCAACTTTGCAGTGCCAGTTGCCGTCATAGATCAGCTCAACCTGTCCATCCAGTACCTGCCGCAATGGCCTGTAAAAGACATCAACCTCTGTCTTGCGGTCATAATTATGGAAGCCGCTGTTGATAATAAGGTCGAGCGGCGAGTCCGGCATAAGCTGGAGCAGGTCGTCATTGATGCGGTCGGTCAGGTATCGCAGCAGTCTATCCTCGTGATTGCCGCGCGTAATGTAGACGGTGCGTGGCTTGATGTGCTCAATGAGGTCGAGCAGATACTGCCGCGCCGCGATCATCTCTTCTATAAAATTAACGCGGTATTTCTTCTGGAAGGCAGACACACTCTGGCAGTCCTCGACGTCACCATTAATGACCAAGGTATCGACTACGCCGCCAGCATAGTCATGGAAGGTTTCCACGGGGAGCTGGAACGGCACATGGAGGTCACTCACGCAGAGAATGCGCGCGGCAACACCTCTTTCGGCTTGTGCGCGTTCATACCTTCGGCCTCGGTTAAAGGCGCTGTATTCCTTGCGGTACGCACACTCACCAAAAGCGTTGCCGTTCTGTGCATTCAAGAGGTCTGCGATTTGCTGGCAGGTCAACCCATACTCTGATTTGTGCTCAAAGAGCCGCACGAAGTAGTCTTCATACGGCTCGTTAGCGTGTCTCTTATACATGGCTGCGCGCCTCCATACGCTTGTCATAAGCTGACACGATGGCGGCGGCCTCGGCGTTGTCCGGCAGCAGACGCAGCGCCCGCATATCTTCTTCAACGTAACGGCGCTTGTTGCGACTCTTCTTGCCGGTGCCGGTGATAGTGATGTAAATGGTCGGGTCGATGCGGCGGAGTCTATCCGCCTCTTGCTTGGTAATCTGGATCATTCCCTTTCATCCCTTCTATTCAAATGCGGCACATTAAAATGCCTAATGTACCACATGGGGTCTAGCAAAAGCGATGAAAAAGCCCTGAATTCAGGCATTCTTAAAACCTTACCTGGAAAATATGGGCTATTTTTGCGAAAAACTGCGACCGTACAGCACAATGTCTCCATTGTCATCAGGCACGATGAGGGGGATCGGAGAGACGCTGCGGCGCAAAGCATCGATCAGCGCGGGGTTCGGCGTGCCGAAGAGGACGGTGAAGAGGTACTGCCGCACGTCGCGGTTGCTTTCTTTCTCGATCGCTAGCACTAAAGCTCGTGCTGTCTCAACCGAGATGACGAAGTGGCCAACCAGAGACGCACAGTCGGCACGCAGCTCTGCAACCCGTTCGGCCTTCGCGGCGCCAGGCATGGAGTCATCGCGCCAAATGTCTTTAGCCGTGCTCTGACACTCGCGCACGATCCGCAGCACCTGCCGCACCTTGTCATAGTCAGCGGTGTCGGTTGAGATGCTTGGATCGAGGATAGAGGAGAGCGGGAGCAGTTCCATCTTGTATTCGCGCAACTTATATTGGAAGCAATTCAGCGTGTGTTGCACATAATCCATGGCTGTATGGAACCGCTTGTAGTTGACTTTCTCTGTGTCGTAGTAGCCCTTGCTGCGGGCGAGAGGAGCAAAGAAGTTCGGGCGGATTTTGCGCCCCTTCTCATCTTTGTTCTTATAACATTCCTTGAGCTTTTTGAGTTCGGCCACGTTGTCTACTGGGAGAATCTTCTTCGCGCGGTCAATCTCGATGTTAGACATGACGTCCAACTGGGCGATGTCTTTATATAGGTTGCGAACCTCATCGGAACTCTTCGGCGTGCCGGTGTTGAGTTTGTCCCATAGCTTAGTATTCAGTTCCTGAGACATGTTGATGATCTCGCCGATCTTGTTAACGCTCGTGCGAATATCGAGGTCGGCCTTATCTTTGTTGGTATAATAGAGGTTTGCCTTCGCGGCCTTAATCATGCTCGTCGGCACTTCGAAGTCAGTGTTGCGGCGAGCTACATCAATCAGAAGTTTATTATCAGTGAGTAATACAGTGTCTGAGTCAAACCTTTCTACCGTGGCTTTCGCCATATTTGAACGGAGTAGACTATCTCTTCGCCGGAACTCGGCGCCACGCGCTGGACGATGGGAATTGCACCCGCCGCCACTTAGTCGTTACACCTTCTGCCGTTAATAATATTGTTAACGATCAGCTTGGCACGGTGTTGTCATATGTTGGACACTTAGATGTTCACCGTTAGCAGAATTTCTTCCACACCCCATATGTATGGGTTCACATGGTTTTCATTGCGCATTCCTACGCAACGCGACCTTTAGGGCAATCGCACCCACTCAGACGTTGTAAAATATTTTCACCGATACTATTGATATATAAGATCTCGTCCGTCATCACAAAGTACCGCTCGATTTCTTCATTCGCCGTATTCTGTGACAGCCACACATTGGCGATGGTGATATGCGGGCTGCGTGAGCCAAGCAACGTGATGCCCGGCGCAAACCTCTTCGACACGACACACCCGACGCCGATGCGTGACTTGCCATCAAACTCTCCGATGGAGGCATATAACATCTCGACAGGATTACCGCACAGCGTACTATAATTGCCTTCGACCAGCACCTTGCCTTTGCGCAAATCTGTCATATATGACTTTACGAGATCGCCGCGGAACTCTGCGTACTCCTTGGTCTTCGCGAAGTCCTCGTTGATGCCGAGCAGCCTGTAAACAATGTCATTCTTTGTCGGCATAGGCGTGCCGCTGATTCCCTGTTTCTCAGGATACTTGATGTGCCACCGCAGCACAGCCGGATTGAAGCGTAGCTGCCGCACATATTCCAGCGACGGAGCCAGGAATTCGTCAACCTCTTTCTGCGAAAGCTGTAGAGTGTTTAGAAGCTGATAGTGTGTCTGAACCATGCGGCCGCCGAAAAAGTGCGTCGGCTTCTCGTGTTTGACAACGCCAAATGTTGGCTCGATGTTGTTAAGCCATTGCTCGAAGGTGCCGAACTTCAGGTATTTGATGCTGGACGGCGTGGTGATGAGCTTAATGTCTTCCAGCCGGGCTGCTAGCGTCTTGCCGTGTACCTGATCGATGCTTGTGATACCATGATCTGCGAAGAACTGCTGGATGTCGCAATTAAAGCACGCACTCTTGAAGAAGCGGTTGCGCAGCAGCACAAAGCCATACTGCGCGTATGAGCCGAATAACTCGGTCTGCATCAACGACTGACCGTCCCATATGGAGTTGGTCACATCTGTGTCAGTATACTCTGTGTATACCTCGCCATCTCGCACGCCCGTAGCGACAACATGGTCGCGGAAGGTGCTGTCGTAGTCATCAATCATGAGAATGCCGCGCGGATCAATCTGCAATGTGTCAATGATTGAGCTAGAGGTCAGTGCGATATAGGACTCAAACCCGGCGAGGTCAATCTTATCTCCCTCCCGCACCTTCAGGCCGCACAGGTCATAGCGATGCAGGCGGCTGTACATTTTCTCATCGACGAACAGACACTTGCCGACGCGCGAGCTGCCGCTGGATCGCTTATAGCGCACATAGTGAACGCCATCGCAGTCGAAGCCATTATCGTACAGCTCATGCCGCAAGTCAGCCACGGACAGCGTGGAGGAGATGTTTGTCTTTGCCGCGTACTTGCCATCCTGCACAAGAAAGAACTTGCCGAGCGTTTCCGGCGGCAATGGGTTCTCTACCAGCTCACCGCACTTTATCCCGACGAGCTGACCGTCCCGCACGCACGCGCAGTCCTCGAAGTCAACGTTACGGGCGAGGTAGCCATTGCGGATATAGGTATCCTTGCCGAGCTTGTTGAACTCCTTCACGGAATAGTTGAACGTGACGTTAATCACGCGGGTTGAATACTCTTTTTCGCCTATAAAGAAAGAAAAACGCGAGTTACGATAAACTTTATCATAAACTTCGCGTAATTTAATCATATCGAGTGAAAAAGGTATAGTTGCGTAGAACCGGTTGATGTTTATGTCGCCGCTCCGGTACTTCAGACTGAAGCCGCCGGGGTTCGGGTCAACAGTGTGGTTAGCCAGGTATAGGTCTTTCGCGTCGATGGAGGGAATGTTGATTGCTCTTGGTTGGCTCGTAAGATCACTCCTTTAACTGATAGGGAAAATATCGACGTGCTGTGACAAGACATAACCGACAGACAAGCGGATAATAACCAACGCGGCCAGGACAATCGCGCATGTTATCTTCTGGCGGCGGCGCGGTTTATAGCTTGCGCTGGACAGGATATATGGGTTCAACATAAAGATAAAGCTCAGCAACACACCCGGCCAAGCGTACCAATCATTCGGTGTCGTGAGTCCAAACAAAATGGTGAGCGAGAGCACGCTAAAGAAAGCATACCCGCCCATAAACAAGTATGAAGCCACGCGGTCGTTGTCATAGCGCATCTTTGCAAGTCTACGCAGGCTATATAGGCACACCAATAAGCCCATATCCATCAAAATTGGTATACCCCAGTAGGCTGACTGCTCCGTTAAGATCACTCCTTCTAAGTGGGCATGGAATAAAGAAGCATCGCTACCTCGGCGCTCGTTGAGCACATAATCATAAACAACAGGGCATGGACTAACACCGTGGCAGTCACGCTCCATCGAGCTTCGCCTAAGAATAACCTCGCACCGAACATAAATATTGAGGAAGCGATGGCGCAGATTCCGTATATTGGTATAAAGCCATTGAAAGCATGCGGCAATACCGAGAATACGACCGTGTACCACATCGAAATTGCGCTGCACTCAATGACCATATCTCCGGGCGAGCGGCGTAATTCATAAAAATCGTAGCGAATTATAAAGTTCAGAATCGCACCGATAACATAAATCGCCGATGGTGCAAAGGAGAAAATAAGCAACAATATCAAGCGTCATCCCTGCTTTCGCACATCTCCTGCACAGCCAGCACCGCCGCGTAGGCAGAGTCGAAGTCGCGCATCAGAGGAATGTGCGCGCCGTCGTCCCGCACCAATGTTACTTTATAGGCACCGCGCTCCCTGTCATACCTCACGTCAAAGTCCATCACGCCCACACCTGCACTTTCTCGGACAGCCATTTGCGGCCTTTCTCGGTCCACTTCAGGGTGGGCTTTGTGTTCGCGCCGGTGTAGCTCTGGTAATCCGCGTAGCCGTCCGTCATCAGGTACTCATACTCCGCGTATGTCTTCCAAGTGCCGGAGCCGTCGCGGTAGATGACGTTATGATCGTTGAGCATTTTGTTCAGCTTCGCAGCGCTGCTCAATCCGAGGTCTTTTGCGATGGTAGAGGTGCAGATCAGGCCGGGCTTGTTCAACACCTCGTCGTGATACTCTGCCTTCGGAAGCAGAGCCTTGTTCTCGGCCTCTAGCAGAGTCATCTTACCATTCAGTTCCGCGAGCTTGGCATCGGCCATCCGGAGCGCGCGGCTCATCACAGCCTCCGGCGTGTTCCACTGCTTTTCGAGATCGAGGAGATAGCGGCGCACGGCCTTGCCCTGCTCGCTGCGCTGAAGCATGCAGATCTCCTTTGCCATGTCGATAGTGAGCTGGTGGTCGGTGCGGGGCTTGCCAGCCTGCCCGTCAGACCTATCTAACAGATTTGTTACATAGTCCTGATCCTCGGTAAAGCCGTATTCGCACATACGGCTGAACCACATCGTATACGGCGTGTCGATCTCTAGCTTCGCGTGAAGCTCACGCCCGGAGATGGTGGGTTCGTCAGATGTTGCGCCAATGATTTGCAGTTCGTTCATATAAAATCTCCTTATAATAAAAATTCCAACCTGCGCGGATGCGGAGATTTCCCAACTTGCCGGGAATCTCTTTCTTCGCTCTGGTTGTGATACAGCAAAAGATGTCTGGGTGTTCGCCACAAATGGCGAATTGTCATGCCAACTTGTTGGCACGCCCGGCGGTCGTGTTCTTCGCTTTCGTTGACCAGCGGTAGAAGATGTTTTCGGGGATGTAATCGTCTTTCCCCACTTCTGGGGAAAATCCAAGTTCCTTGAGGTAAGCAATGACGCGTTCCCATTTCACATACTCAACTCCGTTTTTATTCTGAGTAAACCCCAGCCCCCTTGCCACAGCCTCTAGCTTCAGATACGCCACGCCGTTCAGCTCGTAGCAGTCAATGCCCTGAATGTTCATGATACTAGTCTCGCTCATATAGTTAACCCTCCTTACGCCTTTACGGGCGCATATTTGTTCACGAAGTACATCTGCCCTTTACCAGTGACCAACGGCGTCTTCACAATCTTATCAACACCCGCCGCGGTCTTGACCGTGTTCTCGCGGATCTCAAACCACCCGGCCTCCATGCTACGCTGAGTCGGCATGTTCCACGACACACCGCGCTGCTTCATCAGATACCCATCTTCGCGCAGCTTGTTGAAGAGCCGCTGCTGCCCGATGTCCACGCCGTTTTGCTTGAGCAGCTTGGCAAGATCACCAACAAGGATAGAGGTGGGCGATGCGGTCACTGCGTCGGCGAACAGAGCTTTCGGGGCCATCTCCTTGTTCTGCGCGGTCAGTCGCGCAATTCGCTCCTCGCGATCCGCCAGTGTCTTCTGCGCCACCATGAGCGCACGCGCCATGAGTTCTGCCGGGCTTAGCTCGTCTTGCCCGGCAAGGTAGCCGCCGTTTTTACGGATGCTGGGCAGGACTTCTTCGACTACCCAGTCGGTGAATACCTCTGCCGTCGGAAGCTTCGAGCTGAAGGAGAGGCGATAGAGGTCGCTTTCGGGGATAAAGGTAACATCTTGTTCGCCGCCCTTTGTAAGGGTGCGGCGTTTTACCGCCCCCTTTGCATGAGCTGCAACCGCATCCTTGGGGCGCGTATAGCCCAACGCCTTTGCCACATCGTTGCCACAGAATAGCACTTTGCCATCTTCCTCGATAACCCTGACCTCTCCAAACTGCTGGTTCTGGAAAACTTGCATCTCGTTCATATAAAATCTCCTTATATAAAAATTCCCGCTTGCGCGGGTACGGTGGACAAATTTGTCCTTCGTTTACTTTTGCTCATTTTTGAGCAGAAGGGTGCTTATTAAGTTATGGACTTTTTTGTCCGAAACCGGATAGCTATATTATACCATATTAAATGAATGTTGTGGGGAAATGGGTATAAAAAAAATCCCGCCGGGCAGGCGGGAAATTATTTAATCCATTGTAATAGTGTACCACTTCCAGTTAGCTTGCTTGAGATCCATCGTATCACCGTCGGCAATATGGCATTTAATCAACGCAACTTCAACCTTTGCTACACCATCTAACCCATAAAGTGACCAATACAAATCTTCCGGGGTACTACTGCCAGCTCTGAGTGCGGGAACGTCCCCACCAGCGCTATACTCAACGGTCGATTCAGACGTGCCATACCGTTTCAGTAGTTCACCATAACGATTATATGCGCGAACTTGAATGTCGTATGCGTCTATAATTTTGTTGCCTTTATTACGCACATATACAGACAGACTAGGAACCCCGTAGTAATCGAACAATTCGCCGCCAGTGATCTCAAGCGGGATGGAGTCCACGCCATTATCTGGTATAGGCTCGGCTGACGTATCCACCGAAAGATCCTCATCAGCCTTATCTTCGCCAACGGACACCTCAATGTCATTCTTGATTGCTGTCAAATCACTCGCAGATGTTGCCGCGTAGAACTTATCTGCCTCTAGCAGTACATGTTCAAAAGTTTCTTCTGCGATATTAAGCCAGTTGTTATACATAGTCTTCGCCATACCAGTTAGCCCTTCGCCGCACACATCATACGTCCAGCGCTGGGAAGCATACCAATATGCGTTCTGGCAAAACTCATGCACGGTGTCGGCCAACAGAATCTCATTCTGTGTCCAGTCTTCTTTAGTCTGCATATCATAAGCGCCGAGCACGGTGTTATACAGCTCTTCAAAGTTCCCCTCTGATTTAGTGACCATATCAACCATTTCTTGAATAATCTCATCGGATAATACGGTACGCACCTTATCCTGTGCGTCGTCATAGATAGACTGACGCACATATTGGATAGGAGACTCCGGTTCCGGGGTCGGCGTTGGGGTAGGCGTAGGGTCTGCAATTTGACTCGCAGCAGGGGTAGACGAGCAGCCGACCAATGTGAGCAACATGATCGCGCAGACGAACAGGGAAACAATCCGTCTCATAGTATGATTCCTCCTAGTTTATAGTGATCTAATTATACTACTGGTATAGATTGATATCAACACCATTTTCGTGAGGTCACGAAATTGATCTATCCATGATGGGGGTTATGTTTCACGCGCATAGTAAAGTACCAACCTTGGCGAAGCTTAGAGTCATTGGTTGCACTGGCCGGAGTCCGCAATTTGCACCCTAGGTTGAAACAAGGGTGTATTCGCCCGCGGCCAGGGAATGGATGAGGTATACGGCGCTTCACCGCACACCGGCAGTCGCATCGTTCGGCCTGCAATTCCCCTTTACATATAAATGCCCCCGTGTTACATTTGAGCCGGAGGTGTTTCTTTATGGAAATTATAGGCATTGCTAGCTCAGTTGTCGCTGTGGTAGGTGCAGTAGCCAGCGTATTCCGTCGTCTAGAACGGCTAACCATCGAGGACTTGCACGGCGCCGCGTTTTCGGTTGCCCACACGAAATTTCAGCCCCACCTGTATCTTGAGCTGACGCTGCGCAATCGTCTGCGCAACGACGTTCACATTGTCGCGACCGGCTTATCGATGGGTCACACTCAGTGCGTCCCGGATTATGATGCCATCGAAACGATAGAGAAACATTCCGGCGGGCAGAACGAGGACGCGGATAAGAGTGTGCAAATCTCCTATTACGGTACATCCATACCCACAACCCTTCTCCGAACTCAAAGATGTCCCATGAGCCTACAATATAAGGTACCTTCGCTGCCGTCCACAGTTTCCGATGCCCTGCACCCGGTTTTTCAAGACGGTAAAGGCGGCGGTATTCGTTACACAACTCTGCCACAAAGTGGTCTTTCAGTGCCGGTGGTACTTCGGTTGTTTTCAGAGCACAAGGTTCACAAGTACAATCTAACTCTGCCGCTTGATCTCGACGTGCGCTCCCGTCTCCGTGACGGGCAACGTATAGTTGAAAGCGAATTTGAAAGATTGAGCAATGAGCAGCGCGTTGGTAAATTGGTAAAGTTGCCAGGCCACAAGGTGAGTGTGCAGTGGCCGCCGAGATAGTATTCTCCTGCATAGTTCCTCCTTATTGAATTGCGTGAGCTTGGGTGCCGCCATTTGACCGATTTCGCGGGGAAAACAATAAGAAAATATTGTAAAAAGCCTCCGCCACGCCAGAATAACATTAAAATACCGGAGAGATATCCCAAGTTGGGATATCTACCTCCGCCTGTCACACCCCTTCGCAGACGCCTCTGTGGTCTGCCACAATCGCCACATAACGCCGTTCACCCTGCCCGTAATCATTTATGCCTTCCACGAACTTGCACCCCGCCATGCCGCGCAGAATCATCGCTGCCCATACATGATAGAAGGTGGCCGCGGCTCTCGGCACGATCTCGCCCCGCGCCGCGCTGCGCACAAGTTCCATCTTATCCTGCATCCGCCACAGCTCTTTGCCCGCGTACTCATCATCCCGCAGCTTGTTCGGCAGCTCTCGTGTGCCAAGGTGCTTGCAGCAGTAGTCGTACCAACCGCGCAGCACTTCCACGTCGTGGTCGCCCATATCATCGACGAAGCAGGTGTCGGCCTCCGCCATGGGGCACACCGCGCAATCCCCGCCCCGCATCGCACAGCAGAGTTCAACCGCCGCGAACCGATCCACGGGGTCGTCCAGATCCAGCACCGGCATTGCCCGCAGGTCAGGGTTACTCTGCCCTTTCGCAAGAGCCGTCCGCAACCTCTCGACATAGGCGCGTGCCCGGCGAGTGTTGGTCTTGTCCCGACCGGTCTGGCAGGTGGGTTCCATGTGGCAGCCGCGGCACTGACCGCAGCTCAGGTGACAGCAAATCTCAAGTTCAGGCTTCATTATTCTTCCTCCTTCTGCGGGAAAGCGCAGATAACGTCATAGTTGTGGCGGCCGTCGGGGAAATAGTGGCGACCAGTGTGGCGGTAATAACCAAGATGGTTGATTATGTAATCTATTACAGCGGCATAGGTGATGTGATGTTTGCCTCTCAACACCCCATATTTCTTGGCGCACTTCACCAGTTCCGCTCGTGCCTCTTTAGTGTAGATATATTTACTATAATCACCAAGTCCGGCCGGAGTCAGCACTAACCAGCGCCTACGCACCTCACGCGCGAATAGGTCGGCCGGGGTATCAGCTCTATCTATCCGCACATCTTCTTCGCGACATTGTACAAGACTGGCGATAGACTTGAACCAGTCAGATTTCTGCCCATAATAATAATCAACAAAGCTCTGGCGTTGTTCACTTATATAGTCACTATGCTCTGGGTAGTTTGTTATCTCCTGCGCATAGACCACGACCAGGTTCTCTACGTCATATCTGCACCGACCGAGAAACTGCGTGACGTGCATCTCGTCCGGCAGCACCGTCACGATGTTGCGCACATCGCTGCCCGGTGCGATTGTCACGCCTTCGCGCAATGTGGTTGTAGCGAACAGCACCCGCAGACTCTTCGGCAGATCGCTGTGAAGGACGATGTGCCGCCGTATCGTCTCCATCTTTTTAGTGCTGTAGTTAGAGGAAGCGCTCACCAGCAATGCACTGTCCGGCACCTCGCGCACCCACTCGCTCATCTCATTGCGGTTATTGTGCAGCACCAGTGTCTTGCCCGGCAGAGCATTCGGTTGGAGCAATTCCAGTAGATGGCTCTTATCAATGAGCCGCAGATTCTTGGCCTTATGCGGCACGAGTGGTACGTCCAGCACCGAGTTCAGCGGCAGGCCATGCTGTTGCTGAGAGGCATAGAGGATGCCCGGCGTAGCTGTCAGCCCGATACAGATTTTATCCGTGGCCGCCAGCGCCCACTTCAGCCAGACCCGCACGCTCTCGATTCCGCGGATAAAGGTGTCGCTAACCAGCGCGTGACATTCATCCAATACGATGATACGGGCACTCGCCAGAGCAGTAGCTTCCGGGCGATTATGCTCGGTCAGAATCGTGACAAGTTTATCGTAGGTCATGAGCCGCATCTTGTTATTCAAGACAACCGCGGCCGGGTCGGCATTCCAATAGCCTATAACAGCAGTATCCTCCGGATCGAACTTGACGACCGCGCTTCCGTATTCATGCGCCTGCTGATCGACGGTGATAGCTCGGCTTGTCACGAAGATGATGTCGCGCGGCTCCACGTCCGGGAAGAGACTGGGTAGGTGGTGCGCCACGAAGTAACTTTTTCCAGCCCCGCACCCTGCCGTTATAAGGTTAAAGGCGTGCGGCCGGAAAGACTCGTGGCCCGTAATAAGATCAGAGATGTACACTTCGGCGATGCTCCTTTCGTTGAATGAGTATTATAGCACGATTGGCTGCGACGCGGCTGACATGTGTGGCAGAAATCTGGGAATGTACCATTTCCTAAAATTCTGCCCAAAAAAGAATAATGGTACATCGCAACCGCCAGCATGCAACCCTCTAAATAATACCGGCGAACAATGCCATTTTGACGCAGCAAATTTATGGGCAAAAATTGGGTAGTGAGTTTGCCCCCATGAATCCTATGTGAGATATTCACGGCAGCACCTTATTAGCTCGCTGTTGATCTTGTGCAATCCGTACCATGTGCGCCATAGGTTATATTGCACTATGGTCAGAAAAATGAAAGCGCCACTATATATAGACGGCCCAAATTATGCCCACTGATTTTTGGGGGTGGATCTCCTACGTTGTTTAATTTTACCGGCGGATATTCAGCTCATGCCGTACTCAGCGGGTAGCCGGGCTTAAATTCTTTGCTTGATTTGATCTGATCCGAAATAAACATAATACCCTCCTTGTTCTATTTGCTCGGTCACATTCCGAAAAAGCCCATAACACAAAAAGGGGAGGTAGATGCCTCCTTCATCGTTCCCTAGTTGTTGTTCGGTGGGGATATTATAACACACCAGAAGATTTTGTGGGCTGGGATTCCGTGACCTTTTCGCGGGTTGAAGAACTTAGAATCATGTGGACCGTACCCCCTTGAGTGTACACCACCACACAGCATGGTCAGTTTTTTATCTTATTATATTAAATCCTTATCTAGTTAAATTTGTCACAGGAGCGCCAGCCCGTAGCCCATCAAAGGCGAAGGAGCTGGCGTCTCCGTCCCTAGGAAGAAAAGACACCCCATTATATTACCGCTCCCTCTTCGCTTACGCTGCTTGCGCTGTAAGCACCCGGTCGCTGCCGAGTGCGCAAAGCCTATAAAGAGCAAAAGGGTGATACTGAAGTGACGCGGGGCCTACTTGCTGCTGGGTCAGAAATATGAGAAAGGCCCCGGAGGAACGACCGGAGCAGAGGGTATTTTTCTAGGGATATTACCTAGTGAAGTAGTATGTTATTATCATGTGGTGAGTGTGAGCGGGCGGGAAGGTGAGTGTTCAATTTGGTGATATAGGCAAGCCCGCGTCAAGAGGGGTGGGTGAATGGCGTAGCGAGTCGGTGAGGTGTGTAGTAGGGCGGGCAGTATCTACGAGCGAAGACAGAGGGAGGGGATGCTTCACCTCCCTTATCACGCCGCCGCGCGGTGAGCATGAGCGGAGGGGCTGTGAAGCGCCGCACCTTTTGTGTGTTATGGGCAGCCCCGCAGCGAAGGAGAGAGGAGGGTGAGGAGTGAGCGCCATGCGGTGAGCATGACCAGCATGAGGGTTTAAGCGAACGACGAGGGAGGGGAGAACCGAGCAGGTGCTTCCCTCCCTTATGCCGGGCATACATTAACAACGTTGTTAATCAAACGATTTCTTGAGTTGAATGAAATTTTATTGAATGAAATGAGAAGATATTAAATGAAATAAGAGAGAATTTGTGAGAAATGTGGGATTTCTGAGAGGAGAGAGAAGAAGTGTGAGAGGGATGGGATGGAGCGGCTTGAGAGTGAGGGGGAGCTGTTTACGCGGGATTATTTTATGGGAACGGCTGCGCGGTTTTTACTAGCCCGCCTGAATGCCGGAAAAGTACAAAAACCCTGCATTGACAGCGTGCCATGCAGCCGGGAACGCCGGACGGACGGCGGGCGGGCTAGGCGCTGCGCGGATGTGCAAAATGACCGGCGGTCAATTATAACGCCTGCGTTACAAAAACTGTATCATCCAACTAACACAGTCATATCCACAAAAAAAGGCCAGCCTTTACGGCTGGCCGTCAAACTATCTAATCCACAAACTATCCGTGCCGTGCTTGAGCGCCGCATACTCTTCTGTGTCGATCGGATGCGGCGCGACATCAAACGGAAAGTAGTCGCATCCGGCGACGTCCGCTGTGCCACATGTCCAGCCAACTACCAGAGCACGCACGGCGGCAGGGTCCGGTACGGTGCAGCGGCGCGGTGCGGTGTAGTCCATGCGCGGCGGGACGGGCGGCAAAATATGATCGGTGATGCTGGCGCTATCCGGGAGGCCGTCAACGTGCGCGGGATTATTAAGCAGCGCGAACAGTTGCCGCGCGTCCGGGTGCTGCGTTGCTGCCTTGCGGATGCGGTGAATGATAGCGCGGGCGGTGCTGGGATTGATTTCACAAGCGTCGGCGGCGTCTGAAACGGTGTCGCCTTGCAAGAGTCGATCAATCAGCGCGGCGGCGTTGGGACTGATACGGGCGGCCGTTGCGATGATGTCGCGGGCATACGCGGCGCGGTCATCGTCGCGCGTCGTGCGGATGTCGGCGGCGGGATCGTATTCGTCCGCCGCGCGTCCGCGTGCGACGGCATACAAGTAGCGGCGGCAGGCCAATATTGCATTGTGGGTGTCCGCGCGGGTGATGATGCAGGCGCGTCCGTGCGCGGGTGCGATGCTGTTCAACAGTGATTCGGCAGCGGCGGCGATGACATCATCAACGTCCGCATTGATCGACGCGGGGAGGTTTGCGATGTCATCCATGCGGGCGCGGATTGCGGCGATTTCGGCAGCGCTGGCATTGCGGTGCGTGGGATGCTGCGCGGCATACGCGCGGACGGCGGGGATCGCGCCGGATATCATACGGTACGCAATAGCGCGGGACGATGCGCGGGCGGATGCAGCGCGTGCAACGTTGGCAAGGTCGTACTGATACGCAGTCATGCGGGCGCGGATGTCGGCGGTGCTGCGCGGGTTAGTGCTGGCGCGGGCGCGGATTGCAAGGTATGCGCACAAGCTAGCAAGTGCATTCAGTTCCAGCGCGCGGGCGGTGCCGTCGGCAGGTATATAATGATAGTAGCGGGACGGTGTAACATGGGCGCGGGCGCTGTTGGTGATGCGGCGGGTCGTTGCAAGTTTTACATTGTGCAGGGTTTTCATGATGTCCTTCTTCCCGCGGCGGGCGGTAGGAACGCCCGCCGCTATTGTATTAGCAAGCTCCCGCTTGCTTTACTATATATATTCGCCGCCCGCGCGTTGTTTCCTTCTTTTTGCTGTATGAATATTATGTATATGCGGCTATTTTATGCCTGAATTGTGGGATTTCTCAAAAAATTTTTATACAATTTTATGAATAATATGCCTATAAAATGAATAAAATTACACGCAACAGAAGGCACAATGCCAACGGTATATATATACCCGGCGCGGGCGGCAGGCAGCCGCAACAGCGGCGGGACGCGGGGATGACCGCGCAACAACACAACGACCAATAGCGGCGCAAATAAGCGCCGCCGCTGGACACTCTGCGTGAGAGAGTGCCGCGTTTGAGAGAACGCAAGCCCGGCTTGGGTAACTCCCTGACCACCGGCGGACTCTGTCAAAATATGCGGCGATACGGTGGAACTTCAGCACTTCCGCATCATAGTACAATCGGGATAGTTGAGCGAGATTGCATAAAATCGGGCGCGTTCGCTATGCGGGCGCGGCAAAACCTGCGCAGCGGTTCGCCATGCGGGCTGTTGCATACAATCGAGCTTTTACGGGCTGGGCGTTCGCGTCTGGCCCTTTTTTATGCCCAAAAATCGGCGGACATCTGCCGATCGGGTAGAAAGGAAGGTGCTAATCATGGCACATATGACTATCTCCGAACTCGAAACTAAGATCACCCTCCGCAACACTCTGTTCGCACTGATGCACCAGAGCAAGCGCGACATCCCGCAGGAATCCGCCATGCTCGAAAAACTCGGCGAAGCCGGCATCACGGCTGTCGATGAGAAGATTCGCGGCGAGTGGCTGCGGGACGTCAACGCGGGGCTGAAGGAATCGGCTTTCATCAAGATTCGCAGCTCGTCCGACAACAAGGTGCAGCGCATGATCGAGGCGATCAAAACACTGACCTATCAGAAGAAGACCGTGCGCGAGGACAAGAACAGTCATGAACTCAGTCTCAACACGTCCGATATCACGATCAATCCCGTCGAGCTTGACAAGTTCTGCGGCGGCATCGGCGCGGGTGACTGGCAGACCATCATGTACAAGCTATACTTACAGATCAGCGCGCGGGCGCTTGCTGAAATCGGCAATGCTGATCTTGCGCAGAAGTATGCGGAGCAGGTACGCTTGCCCGCCAACTTCTTCCGTGGTGACAACGAAACTCTTGCAGTCTCGACCTCTAAATCTCAGATCACCAAGACACTGCGCGACTTGCTGGCCGCCGCGATCGGCGATCACAAGGCAGCCGGATTCCTGCGCGGCGTAGACGCTCGTGACATTGCTTTCCTGGATGCGTGCATCAGCGCTCATGGCCGCGACGTAAAGTCGGTGCGCGTGCTGGCAAATCAGCGCTTTGCGCAGTATGTGCTAGAGATGTTCAGCGCGGCGTGCGAGGGTCAGCAGTACAAGCAGGAGTTCCGCGCTCGCAAGGAAGGCGCCAACCTCGTTAAAATGTCCTTCGAGGATTGATCGGCGCGTCACCTTGGATCAGGAAATTCAATATTGATTATGTCACCGTGCGGTGATATAATATAAAAGTCGAAAGTATCAGAATGAATGTGACGTTGGCCGCGCGGCGCGGTGTTGCAGGGTCATTCATGACGAGAAATCGGCCGCGGTGCCGGGGCGCGGCGTTGGTAGGAACAACGCCGCGCCCGCGACATCATCATGGCGGGGGTGATAGCAATCATAAGTCAGAAATGGAAATCGAAACTGCATGCCGGGCTGGAAGATATATGCAAGAACAATTTGCGGCTCGAAGTCAATGAGGAACGATTCGACGCATATGTGCGGATACTCTCCTACTGGTGCGAGCTGTGCCAGAAATGGGAACTCGACACCCATATCATCGAATGCGATTGCGATATCGAATTTTGGTTCGAGACGCCTGGCATCACCTTCGAGAATATCGCGGGATTGCGGGAGGCTGTGCTCGCGGCAGATGGGTTCCAGGTCATGCCGGTTGAAGGCGAGGATGAGATACGAATTCAGGTTTTGATTCGGAATGTGCTGCGGGAGGTGAAGTGAAATGCCTAAGTCTGATCTGGACAAGTTCGCAGATTGGCTGGCAGAACTTGCCCGCGAATCTGGGTACTTTGACCATTCGGATTTGGATTTTGAAGTTGATCCTGAACAATGGGATAGGTATCAAAACGCTTTGGAATATTGGAAGAAAAAAACGGAAGACTACGGCGGGGTGTGGCGGTTGCGCGCGGAGCGTCGTGTCACACGCTGGGGTGTATTCACCATTCGATTTCCCAATGGCGTGACCTTCAAAGACAAAGAAGCGTTTTGCAATATGCTTCAATACGTCGATTCGATCGGCGTGCAAACGGCGAGAAAGACTTACGAAGTGGAATTTGAAATCGGATTTGCAAATATGTACCGATTGAAAAAGTGAGAGCTTAACGGCTCTCTTTTTTTTTACCCTTAAATCCGATGAAATAACTCGGAATTGGAGGAACCGAATTATGAAACTCAATCCGAAAAACGCCGTCATTACCGGCCTTGCGGCCTTTTTGCTGGCGGCGGGTGTCTCGTCCTGCTCCCATGCCGAGCCGCGCACCTACTCGCTCGACGTGGTGCTGTGGCGCGACATGGGCGGCGTTGCGTCCTTCGTGGATGCGGACGGCAACACTTGGGAAATGGATTCCCAAAACTGGTTCGGCCAGTACGACAACTTTGAAATCACGCTCGACGATCAAGGCACAGGCACGCAGTTTGATGATAAAATCGTGGCGGTGCGGGCGAGATAACAGCGCAAACGAAGTGAATGCAGGGAGGAAATGAAAAATGAAATCGGTTTCGGTAACGGTAACTCGCACGAAAGTGTATTACTGCACGGTGCAGGTGCCGGATCATGCAACGGTGTACACCGTCGAGGATGCGGCGATGAATGCGGTGATAGAAGGTCACGCGATCTGTGTGGCGGACGGATTCAGCTTTGAGGATGAGGAGGAATTAGAAAATGAAATTTGAAATTCGGGATGCTTATTCCCCTATGGACGAAATCCGCTCGCCCGGCTCGAACGTGTCCGACATCATCGACCGCATGGTGCGGCTGGCCGCGAAACTCACTGACCGTTATGCGTCGGATATCATTTACGATGCGGAATACCTAATGAAATGCGTTTCGGAAAACGAAACCACGGACTTCATCCTGGGCTTTTATGAAAGCGGAATCCATCGCCTGCCGGTGCGGGATGGCAAAGTGGAATGGGAAACCTGTAATGGATCCCATATCCAGACCTGGCGTGTAACCTATTCGCCGCAGGACGGCGGCACGATGCGGCGGGTACAGGGGGTGGCTGACCTTGGGTTAGGAAATGGATATCAATATCTGTAAACTCGTCCCGGCGAGTATAAAAAGGGCTTAGGCCGGGAGCGTGGCGCGGGTAACTGCGCCGGTGCCAGAAGGCAATCAAATCATTATTTTAGGAGGTGCAGCTATGTCTGCCAACAGCTTTGAAATGAAAATCCGTTCCCGTTTCCCCGCGAAGGTCATCTTCAATCACGAAAACGGAACCCACGTCGCGTTCTTCCCGGCCGAGGGAATTCGAATCGTCGGCAACCTGAGCAGCCCTGTGGTCACGGTCAACTGGGGCAGCGGGCACACGGCCATGGCGACGCTGTGAGAGGAGGAAAAGGAAATGGCAAACGAACTTGGCATGAGCTTTTACGGGCAATTCGTTAACACGCTGGACTTCTGTAAAGTGGAATGGCTGCGCGGTGGCGTCGAGGCAAATCTGAACGAGTACAAGAAGAACGATCTGGTTAACCTGCTGCGGCGGCATCCGAATTGGAATGAGGAAATCAAATCCGTGGTGCTGACCGTAAAGGAAACGGAACCCTGCGCGACACCGCATGAGATGAGTATGCTCATGGTCACGTTAGCGATCGCTAGCAACCACCGCGATGAGTGGGCAGATATCTACAACTGGGATAATATGAACACCCGATTCCTCACATCCGATCACGAAATCAGATTCCGGGCATGGTCGGACAAGTACAACCTCGGTCTGAAGCCCAAGGCGGGGCAGAAGATGAGCAGGTTTATCCGGCAGGCGTTGCTGGCTATGGGCGAGGATCTGGAACACAATCTGAAACTGAAAACTGCATATGAAAAGCTGGCGGATGCACTTTCGGAATACGAAATCGAGCATCCGCTTATTATTTCCGCGAATCCTTGCGACTTTCTCACGATGAGCTATGGGACAAACTGGGCGTCGTGCCACATCATTAACCCGGACATCGCCCGTGGCGGCGAGACTTACAGCGGATGTTACAAGGCGGGCACGCTGTCGTATGCGAATGATGAATCGACTTTGATTTTGTATACGGTAGATAAGCTGCCGGACGATTTGCGTAACCTACCGACCACGCCGCGGTTGACGCGCCAGTTGTTCATGGTCAATGTCGATAACGGAATTATGATGCAGAGCCGTATGTACCCGTACACCGACAATCTGAATCTGATTGACAACTACCGCGCGGTTATGCAGGACGTGCTGGCGACTTGCTACGGGAAATCGAATCTGTGGTCGTTGCGGCGAGATTGCTTCGATGCAGATGCGTTCATGACATGTTGCGACAGCCTGCATTACCGCGATTATGAATACGCAAATCAGTATCATATCTCGACAAGTACGCTGCGCGACATCGAACAAGTCGGTACAGTGTCCGTGATTGGCAACGAAGGGTACTACCTCGATGCGAATTACGAAATTGAAATTGAGGACGCGGATCAGGTGACGCACGAGTTTGTGTGCGCTCATTGCGGGAGCATTATTGCCCCGGAAGACGCTACCGAGATCGACGGGGAGTACTATTGCCTGGATTGCGCGCGGGAGTGCGAGGATTGCGGCGAATGGTGTGTGGCAGACGATATGACAGACGTGGGCGGTGATTATGAATATCGCTGGGTATGCCAGCACTGTCTAGAGGATCACTACTATGCTTGCAATCACTGCGGTGAGTATGTCGATGAAGACGCAGCCATCACCACACGGGACGGTGAAACATATTGCCAGAATTGTGCGGACGAGCACTTAGTGTATTGTGAGGATTGCAACGAGTACGTGCAACTCGATGATGCAACCGAACTTGAAAACGGAAACTGGATTTGCGATCACTGTGCCCACGAAAGGGAGGTTGCGTAATGCGAGAGAAGGTTTTTGAAGCCAACCAGCAGGAATTGCGCGGCATACTAATCAGTGAGTTGCGGGCAGCAGGTCGAGAGGTGCGGACTGGGGACGGATGGATTTATTCGCCGGGCGCAGTGCCCGTGATGCTGGTTGCCCATATGGACACAGTTCACGAACGGAAACCCAAAATCGAAACCAGTGCAGACGGCGGCGTCTGGTTCGCTTCGCAAGGCATCGGCGGGGATGATCGGTGCGGCGTGTGCATGGTGATGGAAACAATGCGCAAGCATGATTGCCATGTGC